TGTTGGTGGAGGAATTGCTGGTGGCTTTATCAGTCAACGTATTCGTGAATTACGGAGTCAGCTATCGGCAGGTGCCGGTTCCTCCGGCAGCAGCTCAACCGGTAGCAGCTCAACCGGTAGCAGCTCAACCGGTAGCAGCTCAGCCGGTAGCAGCTCAGCCGGTAGCAGCTCGGGCGGTAGCAGCTCAACCGGTAGCAGCTCGGGCGGACTCATGCAGTCTCAAAACGCGCGGTCATTACAACAAACTGGAGGGGCAGGCGGACATTGGATGTGGGAAAATCAAGGCAACTATGACCCAAGCATGGAAGCTTGGAGTCCGGTCGCAGCAGGAGGAATGTACCAAGAAAATTATGATTCGTCTGGATTTGATCTTCAACAGCAATCAATGGCAGGAGTATTTGGACCATATCAAACAGAAAACATGGCAATGGGACCAATGGGAGAATACATTGGCATAGATCAGGACTCTGGGCTACAAGCTACAAAGACCCTCGGGTTTGGATCGTCCTTTTGGGAAGGCGGAGAGACTAGGCTCGGTCAAAGTGGTAGATTTGGACAAAGAGCGCAGTTTGGCGCGTACGCTTTAGGCGACTATTCAGAAGATTCGAGTATGAAAGGTCTTGCGTACAACACGATGTTAGACATAGCATCTCAAAAATCTTTGGGGACTTTTAAGCGCGTCGATGAATCTAGTCTTTGGAATACAACAGGGGGAGGTTCAGAATGGTTGGGACTTGGACAAATAGCTGGCACAGAAGGATATGATTCCTCTACCGACGGCGTTGATTGGGGAATAAAAGAGCACAGAGGAATGAGCGGGTCATTATTTGGGGCACTAGGTTTTGTTCCCAACTTCTACTCGCCTAGGCAGCGGTCGAGCGGGCAAACATCAGGCTCCGGGAGCGGAAAGCGCGCAAATCCAACCGGCGGGTTTGCAGGTCCAAAAGGTCGGAACCAAGGCACGCGGCCATCTCCTGCGCCTACTGTTGATCCACGTCGGCTTCCGGGGTATGGTCAAGGATTTCACAATCCCAAGGGGATTAATGTTGGGTCGAGCAACCATCGAGGTGGGGGACTTCCAATGGGAGGGCGGCCATCTCCTGCGCCTACTGTTGATCCACGTCGGCTCAATCCCAAGGGGATTAATGTTGGGTCGAGCAACCATCGAGGTGGAACAAATCGGGGAATCCTGCCTCGCGGCTGGGCAAGTGCAGGCTTTACCGTTGAGCCCGGCGGGGGCGTTGGTTTTGACGGTGTCCCCGGAAGCCGGCACCTGCCCAGTGCGTTAAGTGCAGGCTTCACAGCGGATGGTGGTTTTGACGGTGCCGCGTTTGGGGGAGGATCCAATCCCAGAGATTTAAGTGCAGGCTTCACAGCGGATGGTGGTTTTGACGGTGCCGCGTTTGGGGGAGGAGGGCATCGCCAGCTGGGTGGCAGAGATTTAAGTGCAGGCTTCACAGCGGATGGTGGTTTTGACGGTGCCGCGTTTGGAGGGCGGCCATCTCCTGCGCCTACTGTTGATCCACGGCGGCTCCGCGGTCGGATGCAACAAGGAGGAAGAGGCGGCGGTGGCACACAGCAAACGAACCCAATGACCATGGGAATGAATCGAGGAATCCTACCTCTGGGTTGGGAGGGACGACAAGGGCAAGGGGCTGAGCAACAAGCTGCGCAAAGAGCTGCGCAAAGAGCGCGGGAGCTTCACGGGCGCAATCTGATGCAAGAAGCTGGCCGAGGAGGCTCGAGCAATCATGGTGGAACGAATCGAGGAATCCTACCTCTGGGTTGGGAGGGACGACAAGGGCAAGGGGCTGAGCAACAAGCTGCGCAAAGAGCTGCGCAAAGAGCGCGGGAGCTTCACGGGCGCAATCTGATGCAAGAAGCTGGCCGAGGAGGCTCGAGCAATCGTCGGGGGCGGCCATCTCCTGCGCCTACTGTTGATCCACAGCGGCTCCGCGGTCGGATGCAACAAGGAGGAAGAGGCGGCGGTGGCACACAGCAAACGAACCCAATGACCATGGGAATGAATCGCATGGGCGGGGGTATGATGGGCGGGGGCATGATGGGCGGGGGCATGGGTATGAATCCCATGATGATGATCATGATGCAGCAGGCTCAACAGCAAGCTATGATGCAGCAAATGATGCAGATGCAAATGATGCAAATGATGATGAGTGGAGGCATGATGGGTGGAGTCATGATGGGTGGAGGCATGATGGGTGGAGGCATGATGGGTGGAGGCATGATGGGTGGACCTCAAACGTCTGCACGACAACAATTTAATCAAGGGCAACAATCTTCTGGGGTAATGAGCAGAGGGATGGCGCTTGGACAAGATAGAAATATGGGCGGCGCTTATCAGGGGGGATTTGAGACCATGCGCTTGGGGCACATGAGAAACAGAAACGCAAGCGAAGGATTTATACCTAACTTTAGTGCTGTTAAAGAAGCTGTAGGCAGAGAAACTCAAGGCTTAATGAAGCGAGGCTTATCAAAGTCTCAAGCTAAGTCCTCTATTTACGTAGCGAAACACTCAAGTATCACAGCTAATTCTGGGGGTCTGGGAGTATTTAACAAAATTGACGAGCCCAAGGGAGCTAGTCAAGGCATAAATAGAGCGGTTAAAGAAGGCTCAAATATAAATACTTACGGTAAAGCGACCGGCTTTGTTCCTAATCTGCAAGCACCAAGTAATTTACAATTACCAGCGCTAAGCGTTCTAAACGATACGCTGGTAACTCTAAGCTCCTTAGTCCAAGAGCAAACCTCAGCTATATCTGAGCAGGGTCCAGACGCTACGGGGACAGTTAACTTAGACAATTCTGACGTAGTTGCGGCTTTAGGAGTGTTGCAAGAGGGCTTGGGGAATCTACAGGGGACCATGGCAGATGGATTCGGAGCTATGCAAGAAAACATATCCAAAGATACGTTAGAATTTAAGACTCTACCGGTTAAGGTTGATGTCGCGGGTTCGGTTGCGAACGCAAGCGATGCGATAGTAAAACAATTAGAGTCTAAAGTCGGAGCATTGCTTGGCAAGACTTTGGACCCGGGGCAAGCGGCGCAAGTGAACTCAGCAACAGGATTGGGATAAGGAAAGTGAAATGGCTATATTTACAAACGCAAGTTTTTTAGGCGTAGATCAAAAGGGAGAATTTTTTGGTGACTCTGCGCGTTATAAGACGGTAAAGACTCTCTCTATAGAGGGGTTCGTGGATAGTCGCTCTTCAAATTCAGACTTAAAAGGCGTAACAGAGACAGTTAACACAATTAAATCGTTAATCACTTCCACTAATTCAGAAGCAATTATGGAGGGGATAGTCATTAATGGCTCTGGCTACGGCACAGGAAGAATTACTTCTTTAGAATTTAACGCGAGCCCAGAAACCGCCTCTGCCCAAATACAAGTGGGTCATTATTCTGCTCAAATAGAATTTTATTCAGAAGGCGACTTGTCTACGAACTCAGTCATGGATGGAGTTACAGTTCCGTATCCGGAATTTTTAGAAGATTTTTCTGAAAGCTTTAGTTTTTCTAGAGATGAAGAGGAAGGGTACAGCTATAACCATGATCTTAATATAACCTATATTTCTGGATTAGCTCCTAACGGAAGCCCCATTGACCCGTTAACTCAAGCTAAAGCTTTATCTAATAATATATACGGTCAAACTCTGGTTTCTTTTAGCGGAGACTTGGGAAGTCATTACGGAGATTATAATTCAGCAGGGAAAACTTATCTTACGGAGAGCTATGACTCCATTAACGGATCAGCCAACTTTTCGAAAAGTAGAAAGCTAATAGGCGGAGAAGACAAAACGACGTATGGCGTTAAAGTCACCAACAATTATACTTATGGAGAAGACGGCGTTATAAAGGTCTCAGAGAGGGGGGAGATTGTAGGTAGGGTACCGCTTAACGGAAGCCTGCTGGAACGTTCAAAAAACGCAATGGAATCAGAAATAAATACCAACTCATTTAATAGATGTAGTAATGTATACAGCGCTTACAACAAAATGGCGATATCTTATCAAACGACTTATGATGAAGCCGGAATGGTTCTAAACGCGAAGCCTGTATCTATATCTAGAGAAATAAACAATAACTTAGGCACAGCCTCTTACGAAGTAGAATACACTGACGACGTTACGATGTCTAATACTCAATACACGACTGAACGGAACTTAGATCTAACCAAAAAGGGGAATGTATATTCAATCGGAGAGAATGGAAGTTTTACTAGTTATTTGCCCAAGGGGGAAGACTGGATGGACGTTGGGACTGATGCTTTAGGGGAAATTCCAGCAGCAGGAACGTCTCAGTCGAGATGTCAAACATTTTATAACGATAGCGGGGGACCATCCACCCTAAGGATGGTTTCAAGCTCTTGTGAGGTGCCTAAATACGGAAAAGAGTTTTCTTATTCCTACATCTTCTCGGATGATCCAGATATTTTTACGGGTCTCGGTACTCTCTGGACCAAAAGAAAAATAAAAACAACCGATAACCCGGGAACGATAATAATGAAGCCTCACATCATTCCTAATGCGGGCTATGAATTTATCCATCTGCCAAATCAAACCAATATGGGGACAAGGACCGTAGAAATTACGGCCACATTAGCTCGAGATAAGTACACTAATAATTTAATAACTTTCAGAGATCCGACTAACGTTATAAACGAATTGAAAAAAGCCGCGATAAATAAAGCGTACGAAGTGTTTTCTGATCACAGCGCTTTAATCTCTAGTGACAGGAACGTTATTAGAGTCACAAATGCGACATATCAATTTTCATCTGAAAATGAAATAACATTATCTATAGAAGTGCAGTATGTTATGGAGAGGACGGAAACGCAATATAGAGCCTTATTACCGTAACTATTATGCCTTTAGGATCATCAACAGTAACAATTAGCTACGGGAGTTTTAACTTCTCTAATATGCCTACTCCATACGTTAGTAGGAGTCAGGAGATGGTTTTCCATGGCAAAAAATGGGCGCAAGCTACTTCCATTGAGTTAATGGGTAGCATAATAGGCGCTAGTTCAGCCACTCCCGCCGGCAAAGGCAATTGGGTCGCTCTAAACAGGGAAAGAGATGAGATTCTTGGAGCTTTTTCCAAAGACTTTCAAACTTTAACTGTCACGGAGGACTCTTCAAACATTCTAGAATTTAAGAACTGCATAATAAGGGGCGTAAATTTTTCCGAAGCAAATCAAGGTAAAATAGATTACACAATTAGCCTAGAATGCTATTTAGAAAGCGAGTTCAATGGGGCTTTTGGGGTTATTGATCCTGAGAATACTTTTTCATATGAAGCGGGGGAAAACGGCATAGTCTCTGTTAGGCATTCTATCTCCGCAAGAGGCTTGCAAAGCGGTAGCTCAACAGCTACTCCCAATCAAGCGCTAAATACCGCTATTAATTTTGTGAACGGGTTAACTGGTGCAGCTAGTCATCACTTAGCTGGAGTTCCTGCTAGCAATTTTGTTTTAGAAAATTTAAGTAAAAACGTAGATAGAACCACCGCAACTTATTCCGTCGATGAGCAATACTCTGTGCAAACGGGAAACATCTATGACGTGCCACTTACCGCAGGGTACACCACGGAGGTAAGTACTAGCGTCTCCTCGGGTATATCTGAAGAATTTATAAATGTTAGCGTAGAGTTTTCGATCAATGGAGGGAAATCCAAAACTGCCGCAGAAGTTAGGTCAGCATATCAGACGGCCACTGATAGTGAAAACGAACTATATAGGTTAGCTACTGGAGCCTGCGGGCAGTTGCTTCATGGCTTGTCTCCGGCAATAGTTCTCAATACGATTCCAATCTCTTATGATGTAAGCGACAATGCAGACGCATCTAGGCAAGTCTCGGTTAGAGCTGCTTACAATAACGACAATATTCACGATGGTGTCATTGGCTCAGCCTATTTTGACTATACGATCAGTATTGAAACTGACGAAGTCACGTCGACAACTACGGTATCTATTGAGGGAGATTTAAAAGCGAGGTCGAATCACAGAAACAAATACGAAGCAGTAAATAATTACTATTTAAACACAATAGTGGCTTACGGTACAGAAGCTTGGTTGTGGGGTCTGGCTTATCCTATTTATACGGGGAGGCTAGGCACGACAACTCCGTGGAATTTAAATGATCTCCCGGGTAGCTTTTCAGTTAGAAAAAACGCTTTCAAGGGGGAAATATCTTTAAAGGCGTCTTTTGATAATAGGGATTTTCTTAGCGGGTTTACTGAATCGAGATTTGATTTAGACGTGCAGCCTTCTTTAAACCTTTACTCTAGTAAGCCGAGCGCTAATAAAAATGGTCTTTATGGAATATATGATTTGGGAGTGGCCAAAAGAGAAAAGGTAAACTTCGGCGGTAACTTTGTTTCCGACGCAAGCAATACAAGTTACAAATCTATAGTCGGAGACTTTATTGACTCAGGAAAAGAACAATATGTTGATGGTAACTCCGTATTAATAAATGGAGTGAATGTGGATTTAGCTGGACCGATTCTTTTGGAGGGGGAAAATGTTAACGTCGAAGCTGAGCCTTACTTTTCTATTGGATTTGGGCATAATTATAGTCGAAAAGGCAATAAAGGCGGCACAGTATTTCATTAATTAATAGTTGATATGTTTGATACCGGAATAATAATAAACACTTTAAAGTCAGCGGCAATCCCAACTGGCGATCTAAAGCTATTGTATGACTGGAATCATGCTTCTGGAGAAATTATCTTTAATGAAATTTATAACACTGGGCAACACTTCGTTAAGTCTTTAGCTCAGAACCAACAGTCCATGGTTGAGTCTGTTTATCCCGGAATCTCTATAGGTCACACGAACAGACCGGTAACCAGTAAAAGAGATAGCTCTGGGTACTTTAGGTTTACCGATATGGTTCAGGCGTCCAGAGCGATGACCGAAGATAACTGGACATTTTTTTTAAATTATAAATCTGATTGGAAGTTCTCTGGGAACAGCTGCTTAATGCTCTTGTCCACGAAAGATAGTTACTCTGGGACATCTGGTTTTAGCGTGGGTGTCAACGCTTCTAACAGGCTGTTTTTTGAGTACCCCAACGTCGAGGGGGAAAATATAATTTTTACTCACTTTAAAGAATTAGGCGATCAGAATGTTATATCGGTGTCAAAAGGCTTAGGTAAAATAGAACTGTCTTACTACGACCTATCAGATGGTGTTAATTATCATCAAGGATTTTCCCTTAGCGGCTTTGTAAAATCTCAAGACTGGTACATCGGTCACTTTTATGACCAAGGTAACCCTAAGGATGGTGGTAATCCTTACGGAAGTTTAGATAACGGTCTCTTGACTGACGCTCGTTATACTGGATTCAGCGGGTGGATTGATGAGTTCATGTTTTTTAATGGGTCTATGTCTAAGACTACCAAGGAGCAAATTTGCTCAGGTAGTTGTTATACATCTGTGACCTCGGGCATAACTTCCGGCAATAACGTTCTTTCTCGTAAGGTCACCGGGGTAACTGTTAACCCAACAGGGGTTACTGGCTATGGTCAAACCGGCGTCTCTTACGATACGTTTTTTAGAGTCTACCCAAAGTGTGGTCCTTATGTAGATATTTACATTCCCACTGAACAGAGCGGCAGCTTGACTGGAGAATTGATAAGCTATTTAACTGGGACAGAAATGGTTACGGGCGTCGAGATTGTTACAGAGCCGGGCGCGAAAATCGTTAGCTACTCAACCGTCTCTAACTACGCTAGGAATAATATATGTTTTTCAAATATTATAGCTGAGAGCTCTGATAGGGTTGAGGTCTATTCTAGCGATATAAACGAAAGCAACAAAAGTCAGACGGCTTCTTTTAAACCGGGCGAAACCACAATTCAGGAGCCGGACAGAACATGGGAACCTGAGCGTGTTACTTCGCCGGGAAGTTATTTCTTGGACACGGGATTCTCTGGTGAGAATTTAGCTATTTATTCTAATGGCTTACTTGTTCCTGCTAAAGAGTACACGGTCACAGCTAGTGACTATAAGGTTAAATTTAGCGATTCTTCCTTTGATCACACGAACACCATAATTTACCATCGGACCGTGGGCGCAGAAAAATATCTTTCCTACTCTGGTGATGTGCCCAAGGTTACTATAACTGACTCTGATTATTTTAATAAAGATATTTACTTGCGTCCAATAGGGGAAATCGGAGCAACCAAACTTATATCTGGAGCCGATTATGATTTGGTAGGCTCTCAGCTGGAAGTTTATTCAAGCAATAGCTTTATTAAAAATTTAGTTGGCGGCTCTAACAACAGCGGAGAATTCATTTTCGTCTCCAAGAGGCGAGGGGAAGACTCCCAAAGTTTCGACTCAGGAGTTGGCTTTATAAAGAATACATATTCTATGCAGGACGAAGTTGCGTGGGTAAATGGGCGAAGACAAACTAAGGAGCAATATTCGATAGTGACGGACAAGAGCTTATTGTTAACTAATCAGTTTCTTACTGGATATAATACTGTATTATTTGATAACTATGATACTTTTTGGAATGACAGTGGGGTATACTGATAATAAATTTTAAAAATTATGAATTAATATCAGAAGTGTAAGTATAAGAGGGCAAAAGGAGTAAATATAATGGCGTTTAGGTACATAGAAAAAATTAGCGTTGCGAACGCAGCGAATCCGAATCCGAAGCACGGGACCGCTTTCAATGGGCAAATTTACGCATTCAATATGCAGACAAACTATGCCGACCAGCCCTCTCAGCTTAGTTTAAACATCGTAAATAGCGACGGTAACTTTCCGGATCTGGGTGGAAAGCTAAGCTTTCTGGAACCTTACACGATCACGATGGGGGGCTTTACATATTACATGTATCTTGTCTCTTCTAGCTCTAGTCATTCAGCAGAAAAAAAAGACCTCTCTGTTAATTTTATTGATGGCTCTCACATTTTAGATAGAGTTCAAGTAGGTTTAATACATCGACAAGATCAAACAGCTTCCAATATAGCTACTGAGTCTGTTGGGTTTGAAATACCTGTATTGTGTCCTTCTTGCAATATATTAAACAGAAGCGCAACTCAGGTGAACTATTCGGGTCCGTTAGCGACCAGAGTTTTAGACTACTCTAGGCTAATACCCATAGGTAATAATGAAGATGGAGGCTTTCTCATTTTAGGAAGAGAAGAATGGGGAAAATCGCAATGCGAACTTCCAGAGGTTAATTATAATTTTTCAGAATTAAAAAAAGCCATGCAAAATATGGGCATAATGACGGACATAGTAGACCGTGCGCCAAATTATAGACAAGCTTATTCAGGTAGCTTAAGGGATGTCCTGAATAACTGGTGCAGTGACTTCGGGGTATCCTTCAGGTGGGATTTTTCGAAGTTCCCCGGGAAAGTTATTGAAATAGACATGAGCAGTCCAGCTTTAGCCGCTACGATAGACAATGTATCCTCCGTAGCTAAGTCAATAACGAATACATCCGGACCATTAGTAACTTCAGTAGAAGAGGAAACAGACATAACACAAACGGAGCAACAGTACGTTGTCACTAGACACGCTAGGCAGGCGTTTCCCCGTCCGTTTGACATGAGCACTCACTTTCTAACTTATTATGAAGCCTTAACTACGACCAGCATTTTTACTGCTTCGGCTAGGTCTGGTCGATTAGAGGCGGACTTTAATTATTCTTGCGCGTTAGCTAAATACAACGGCAAGGTTAGGGACTTATATATAACCTCCCTAGCTCAAGGATATGCGCCAAACGCTTGGCAGGCATTGGGAGTGAGAAATGTATATGAAGTCCCCAATAACGTCAGAGATGAGCTGATAGAAGATTGCTTCAACACCAAGACATATAAAGACAGGCTGATTGACAGGTGGGGTGGTCAGTTTAAGGTTTACATCGGCCATTATAGCGAAAAGCAACACGATTCTTGGGAAAGCTGGGAGTCGGATATCGCAAATAACATTATAGGTAAGTATTGGTATACAAATTTAAATTTCTTGGAAGAAAATAACGTTTGCGACCAAGCGAACCTGATAAAATATACTGTTCAGGCTAAATTAAACCCGGGCGGGGATCTCTTTTATAAAAACGGAAAGAAACAACTGCCTTGGTCTGACCAAATGTACGGTCCAATGTCTCATGACCCTTGGGGGTCTTCTAATTACATCAGGGTTTTTAATAGGTCTGACGCGGTTTGGTCGACAGACGAAAAAGAAGTGAACGATCTTTTTAACGGACCAGAGCCTAACCAAGTTGACTACCTAGAGCCATACATGCCCCTATACATTCCGCTTGAAGGAAAAATCCACGCTAGATTAATAGCTAGATGCGGGAATGCGCCTATTTTACAAAATTTAGCAACCGAAGTTTCCAACTTAAAGCAGCAAGGAATAACTCCAATGGTTATTTTAGTCCCCACTGCGGCGAAGATAAATCAAATAATTGGATTTGGGAACATAATCACTACCGATAATCCAGAAGAGTTGTTGTGGAATGAAAAAATTGACGATAAACAAAACTCCCCCAGTTGCAGTCTACCCTGCGAGCAACAATCAAACCTAGCCGCGACAGTTTGCCAATGCACAAAAAACCCATCAGGCGCAATTAACACAAACAATTTTAACCAACTTTACGACAACAGCACGACGACCCCTTGGTACCCGGGACTTTACTCAAGGAATGCTTTAGCTTTTGATTTGAGGTTTAGGGGAGTTACTAAGCGAATCATTTTTCCCGTTGGCTCGCACGGCATGACTGGCGCTGGGAACATGAATATCTGGTATAGAGCTAACTATACAGAAGACATAAGATTTTCAGAGACCATGAGGACGACCAAAATTGTGAAGAACAACTTTGGCGCGCCGGGCAACGTAGCAAAAATGAAAATAATTGATAAAGACGTTAGCCAAGCAATAGACGCCTTTGTTAGTAAGGGGCAGCCAGAGCTTATCAATGTTTATATTCCCGGACAGGGGCTAATTACTGTGGATGATCATCACAATTATCTTATGGGTTTATTGAATGTCAGCGCGAAATTTCCTAGAAAGTCTGTGACCGTAAATATGCAGGGATTAGACTTCGGGGATTTGGAACCCTTCATGGACCCAGAAAAAGGATTTGAAGGTTTTACCGCTTCACTTAGCGAAGAAGGAATAAGCTCTATTCTTAAATTTAGCAGTAGACCGGCTAGTGTTGCCAAGGGAGACATCTTTATGACTAAAATCGGACCGAAAGTACTTTAGACAAATGATCTTTACTTCTGCGGCATATAGGAGGGTGCAAGAAAGAGAGGATTTTACCTTTAACGCAGACTTGTCTATTGACACTTTGTCGGGCTTGGCGTCTTTCGGCTTTTCAGGAGAAGATAAAATATTTAAATTTGATTTTCAGAGCGGAAGGATCATTGACCCAGAGGGAAGATACGTAAGTTCTTACAGAAAAAACACAAGTTTTAATTTGTCTGGTAGCGTAAACGGTTCAGAATATAATTATTACGTAGATAAAGTCTTAATTTCTCAAGACGGAGCAAAGGAAAATTTCAAAACGCAAAGGATGTTCATTGACTGCACTGGCTGTAATCTTAGAGTGTATCCAAAATTTTATGGTAGTGGCTCTGGGGACTTCGCTTTTTCTGGGTTTCCGCAGTCTTTTTATAAAGACCAATTAATTACTGGCAAGGTCGTAAATAGTGGATCTGGATATGCTTTTGATATTTTATCTGGAGATATAGACGAAGCTTTAACTGGGCACCTTGCGATATATGAGCTACCAAAAAATGTTAGTGGTGACGGCAATATAGTTTTCTCCGGTATTCGTGCGGATAACCGAGTTCTTTATAATGTTTCTACTCTTTTTTATACTTCGTTTGGAAACTTCAAAAAAACCTTCGAGATCTCCGGAAGAGAGGACACTTATTCCACGGAGTTTAGTTTGACCTCCTTCCCGCAAAGCCAATCTTTTGTAGAGGTCGGTAGCGATAATGTTGCGTCTGGCGGAAACCCCTTCTTGGAAAAAACCGGTACATATATGGTTACGCACTACCATGCTTTAGATAGAAACTATATTAGCGGGATAAAGCTGGACGCCAACTTAACTCATCACTCTGGGAGGACGGGATTATTTTCTGGATATATTACGGGAATAAAAATAGACCAAGGCGGAACAGGATATTATGGTGATCCATACATAGAAATAAATGGCTCAAGCGACAAGGCGGTTGCAAGGAGCTTCGTAGGTAATGGTCAAGTCACCGGGATAGATATAACTAGTCCGGGGTCGGGGTATTCTTCCGCAAGCGCCATAATCTATTCTAACGTCAGCGGGGTAATTATGACAGCTTCGGGGAAAAGCTACACGGGGCAACCTTTGGTTAATTTCGTCGGAGGGGGAGGAACAGGAGCATCAGGCTTACTCCATATAACCGGAAGTTATAGTGGAGGGACAGAGGTGCTTATGGTGTCTTATGGCTCTGGCTATTCCAGCGTTCCAAATGTTGTTTTCACTCAGCAGAGCGGAACAGGCGTATTCGTTGATGCTACAGGATATGCAGTTTTAGCAACGGGAGCGAAAGCTACCCCTTTGATAGGAACTTATTTAAAAACATTTACTGGGTCTTGGAATTTTTATACGGGATCAGGAGTATATATCCATAAGCAGTCCAATATAAATGATCTAAGCGGATATGATGATTTTAGGAAAGAGGGGCATTACATCTCTGGTTCATCTGATGAGCCTTATGGATATGAAAATGACAGAATATTCTTCAAGAGTAAAGAAAATTACAATGAATCATCTGTAAATTTAATTATAACTAACAACATTTATTATGACGAAGAGCCTTTGGTAGCGCTACTAACTATATCTGGCAGCGGGAGTTATACTACTGGGCTATACATCACAGGAATAAAATAAAATGGGTTTTGGAATAAAAGGTGGTTTCATAAGAGGAGATGACTTAGGCGAGGGAGTCGCTAAGGAAGATCTTCATGAGATGACTATCGTTGCCTTTTATGAAGTGGGTGACGTAAGAGGAATGAACCCGGCTGGACGATTTATGATTGGCGGCATCATTCCGCCAAATGCCCACCCCCAACAGGGTTTATTTGATTATCTATCTTCATCTATTCTCGTCTGCGCTGACCCGACGACGCTAAAGAACTATCTCGTTTTAAGACCTAGAGGTTTAAGAGGACCTAGCTATCCTACTGGCAATTATAGTGACGGGGTCCTGCCCGGTTACGCGGAAGGAGAAAAGCTTGCCGTAAAAGCATTGCCCGCGCCTATCGAAACTGTTGCTCCTGCTGATCTTTTAAAATTTGCTCAGTTTTATAATTGTTTAATAGATACTCCTCCCTCGGGAAGAAATGATACCATTACTTTTCTATACGAAGATCTTAACGTACACAGTAGGAGAAGGAAGGTAACCTCCGGAGGAGATGCCGGCGATCAAGGCGATCAAGGTGGTCAAGGCGAACAGGGTGAACAGGGGGTACAGGGTCATCAAGGCAAACAAGGCGAACAGGGCGTACAAGGTATTCAAGGCGTACAGGGCGTTCAAGGTTACCAAGGCAAACAGGGCAAACAGGGCATACAGGGCGTTCAAGGTTACCAAGGCAAACAGGGCATACAGGGCGTTCAAGGTCACCAAGGCAAACAGGGCATACAGGGCGTTCAAGGTTACCAAGGCAAACAGGGCATACAGGGCGTTCAAGGTTACCAAGGCAAACAGGGCATACAGGGCATTCAAGGTTACCAAGGCAAACAGGGTATACAGGGCATTCAAGGTTACCAAGGCAAACAGGGCATACAGGGCGTTCAAGGTTACCAAGGCAAACAGGGCATACAGGGCATTCAAGGTTACCAAGGTAAACAGGGCATACAGGGCATTCAAGGTTACCAAGGTAAACAGGGTATACAGGGCATTCAAGGTTACCAAGGCAAACAGGGCATACAGGGCATTCAAGGAGCTCAAGGAGCACAAGGTTACCAAGGTAAGAAGGGAACTCATGGCGCGCAAGGAGCTATTGGCGGACAAGGTAAACAGGGTTACCAAGGCAAACAAGGGGTACAGGGCAGACAAGGTTTCCAAGGCGATCAGGGTTTACTAGGAGAAACTCCTCAGTGCTGGGAGTCTTTATCTGTACCGGGGAATTTTTTCTATGGAAGCGCGATAGGCGCGTACAACGCGTTTCTCCTTGCTTATGGCGATGGGAATGTAGTTGCTGTTGATGCTGTAAACTGCTTGGGTGTACAAGGTAAACAAGGCGAACAGGGCGTTCAAGGTTACCAAGGCAAACAGGGCATACAGGGCGTTCAAGGTTACCAAGGCAAACAGGGCGCACAGGGTATTCAAGGCGTACAGGGCGTTCAAGGTTACCAAGGAAGACAGGGGATACAGGGCAGACAAGGTTTTCAAGGCGTACAGGGCGTTCAAGGTTACCAAGGCAAACAAGGTTACCAAGGCGAACAAGGTAAGCAAGGTTATCAAGGCGTACAGGGCGTTCAGGGTTTACGAGGCAAGCAGGGCGTACAGGGTTACCAAGGGAAGCAAGGTTATCAAGGCGTACAGGGCGTTCAGGGTTTGCGAGGCGAGCAGGGCGTACAGGGTTACCAAGGGAAGCAAGGTTACCAAGGCTATCAAGGCGTACAGGGCATACAAGGAGCCCAAGGCGTTCAAGGCTACCAAGGCAAACAGGGCTACCAAGGCAAACAGGGCATACAGGGCATTCAAGGTTACCAAGGCAAACAAGGTTTCCAAGGCGTGCAAGGTCCGCCGCATGGTAAACAAGGCGAGCAAGGTTATCAAGGAAGGCAAGGCTTCCAAGGCGTGCAGGGTTACCAAGGCAAAAACGGAAACCAAGGACATAAAGGCTCTCAAGGTAATGTGGGTTTTCAAGGCAGGCAGGGTTATCAAGGTAAACAGGGTTACCAAGGCAAAAACGGAAACCAAGGACATAGAGGGCATCAGGGCAACGTAGGTTTTCAAGGCAAGCAGGGTTATCAAGGCGTACAGGGCATACAAGGTCCCGCGCATGGCAAACAAGGAGCTCAAGGTTATCAAGGAAGGCAAGGTTACCAAGGCAAACAAGGTGTACAAGGTCATCAAGGTAAGCAAGGTGGCCAAGGTAACCAAGGCAATCAGGGCGCACAGGGCAAACAAGGACTACGAGGATTTCAAGGCATTATTGGCGCACAGGGTAAAATAGGTGAACAAGGAGCGCAAGGCGTACAAGGCGTACAGGGCGTTCAAGGTTACCAAGGTAAACAAGGATTCGTTGGTGAGCAGGGCGATCAAGGGAAGCAAGGTTACCAAGGCAAACAAGGCGTACAGGGCAGACAAGGAGCCCAAGGCGTTCAAGGCTACCAAGGCAAACAGGGCTACCAAGGCAAACAGGGCATACAGGGCATTCAAGGTTACCAAGGCAAACAAGGTTTCCAAGGCGTGCAAGGTCCGCCGCATGGTAAACAAGGCGATCAAGGTTACCAAGGTAGACAAGGTAAGCTGGGCGGTCAAGGTTCTCAAGGTATGCTAGGCGCGCTAGGTGCGCAAGGGAAGCAGGGCAGACAAGGTTACCAAGGCGTTCAAGGCGTGCAAGGCATTCAAGGCGTTCAAGGTCAAACTGGCTCAGGAGACCAAGGTAATCAGGGCAGCCAAGGTTATCAGGGTAATCAGGGTAATCAAGGCGGTCAAGGTTTTCGAGGTCTCCAAGGCTACCAAGGCGCTGGTAAGCAAGGCGACCAAGGTTACCAAGGTTCACAAGGCGATCAAGGACTTCAAGGCAAAAAAGGTAACCAAGGCGTACAAGGATTCACTGGTAAGCAGGGCAATCAAGGTTATCAAGGCGTTCAAGGATTACGAGGCGATCAAGGATTTCTGGGCAGACAAGGTTATCAAGGAGTACAAGGAAGGAAAGGCACTACTGGCTCACAAGGCTCTATTGGCGGTCAAGGTTATCAAGGTAAACAAGGTTATCAAGGCTTTCAAGGTAATCAGGGTAATCAAGGCGGACAAGGTTACCAAGGTAATCAAGGTAATCAAGGCTCTATTGGCGGACAAGGATTGCGAGGCAAGCAAGGTAATCAGGGTAATCAAGGTTCACAGGGCGCACAAGGCTATCAAGGTAATCAGGGTAATCAAGGCAATCAAGGAAATAGAGGCAACCAAGGTAATCAAGGTAATCAAGGCTACCAAGGCGCACAAGGCAGACAAGGCGAACAGGGCGTACAAGGTTGGCAAGGCGTTCAAGGCGTTCAAGGTCGCCAAGGCTATCAAGGCAAACAGGGCAAGCAAGGCTACCAAGGATTTCAAGGTAAACAGGGCATACAGGGCATACAAGGTCCGCCGCATGGTAAACAAGGCGAGCAAGGCTACCAAGGCAGACAAGGTAAGCAGGGCGGTCAAGGTTATCAAGGTAAACAAGGCGGACAAGGCTTTCAAGGAGACGCAGGCAAACAAGGATACCAAGGCGGTCAAGGATTAACGGGCGGCGAAGCTACGCCATGTGAAACTTCAGCTAGCTGGTCTTCTGGTGGTGGTGGCGTTGGAGCTTGGTGGTTTGTCATTAATCTTTCAGACGCAAGTCGCTGGAGCGTTGGAGAGAACTGTACCATTTCTTACCCAAATGACGACGGAGGAGTTACAACTGCGTCAGCAACGGTCGGTGGAGTTAGCCCCACTCAAATTTCTGTACAACACTCTGCGATAGGCGAAGAGACTCCATACGGTCTCGGTGGTAGTGTTACGGTTTGTCATGGGGGAATAGTAACCGGCTCAACAGGCGAACAGGGTTATCAAGGTTACCAAGGCTACCAAGGCATACAGGGCAAACAAGGGGTACAAGGTTACCAAGGCAAACAAGGTTACCAAGGCAAACAAGGCGGACAGGGCGTTCAAGGTTATCAAGGAGCTCAGGGCTATCAAGGCAAGCAAGGTTATCAAGGGAAGCAAGGCAAAACCGGAGACCAAGGCGCTCAAGGCTATCAAGGTAAAGCCGGCAATCAAGGTCACAAAGGGGCTCAAGGTAATATAGGAGTACAAGGTTTTCAAGGAGTGCAAGGTCCTTCAGATGGGGATCAGGGTAAACGAGGCTACCAAGGCGGTCAGGGTACTATCGGAACAGACGGCAAGCAAGGTAGTCAAGGAGTGCAAGGTCCTTCAGATGGAGCGCAGGGTCATCAAGGCGTGCAAGGCTACCAAGGTGTTCAAGGCGGTCAAGGTAATCAAGGGGATCAAGGAACTAATGGCTCGCAAGGACATAAAGGACGCCAAGGTAATGCTGGCGTGCAGGGCAACCAAGGCAACCAAGGTAACCAAGGTAACCAAGGCGGAGCAGGCACAGACGGTAAACAAGGTTATCAAGGCGGGCAAGGCGTACAGGGCGTTCAAGGTTACCAAGGTAAACAAGGTCACCAAGGCAAACAAGGCGGACAGGGCGTTCAAGGTTATCAAGGAGCTCAAGGCTTCCAAGGCAAACAGGGCATACAGGGCATTCAAGGCTACCAAGGCAAACAGGGCATACAGGGCGAACAAGGTTACCAAGGTGCCACTGGCAAGCAAGGCGATCAAGGCGTTCAAGGCACGCTGGGCTGGCAAGGTTTGCGAGGCTATCAAGGCAACCAAGGTGGACAAGGCTATCAGGGTACTATCGGAATAAACGGCAAACAAGGTAGTCAAGGTTCATACGGAGCGCAAGGCAACCAAGGTAACCAAGGCTCTACAGGCGGACAAGGTCTTCAAGGCGAAACTGGCAAGCAGGGTAATCAAGGTTACCAAGGTCGTCAAGGAACTCTTGGCGGACAAGGAGACCAAGGAGCTCAAGGCGACCAAGGATTGCGAGGCAAGCAAGGTTATCAAGGCTTCCAAGGAGCACAAGGTAATCAAGGTGGTCAAGGTTACCAAGGTAATCAAGGTGGCAAAGGCTCGCAAGGTCATATTGGCGGACAAGGTTATCAAGGTAAACAAGGTTTACAGGGCGTACAAGGCGAACAGGGTATACAGGGCATACAGGGCATACAGGGCATTCAGGGCGTGCAAGGTCCTTCTGATGGAGCGCAAGGCTTCCAAGGTCATGTTGGCGGACAAGGTTATCAAGGTAAACAAGGTGTACAGGGCGTACAAGGCGTACAAGGTCCTTCTGACGGAGCACAAGGAGCACAGGGCTATCAAGGTCTAAGAGGTCAACAAGGTTACAGAGGTGGCCAAGGCTTCCAAGGTAATCAAGGCGGAGCAGGCGTAGACGGCAAACAAGGGGGTCAAGGCTACCAAGGAAATCAAGGGAATAGAGGCTACCAAGGCAACCAAGGCGACCAAGGCACTGGAAAGCAAGGCGTGCAAGGCGAACAGGGCGCACAAGGTAAGCAGGGTTACCAAGGCAAAAACGGAAACCAAGGACATAAAGGTTCTCAGGGTAACGCTGGCGTCCAAGGCGCACAAGGTAAAACTGGTGATCAAGGAAAAAAAGGATACCAAGGTAACCAAGGCAATCAAGGCGACCAAGGCGATCAAGGCAATCAAGGCGACCAAGGCGATCAAGGCAATCAAGGTGATCAAGGCAACGCGGGCACAAACGGCAAACAAGGTTATCAAGGAGCAGGAGTACAAGGCGCTAGAGGGAGGCAAGGAAACGCGGGCACTCAAGGCGAACAGGGTAAACGAGGGCTGTTAGGTTTTCGGGGTGTAATTGGAGTCCAAGGCGTGCAAGGCAACCAAGGCGACCAAGGCGTTCAAGGGTACCAAGGTAAACAAGGCATTCAAGGGTACCAAGGTAAACAAGGCATTCAAGGTATTCAAGGCATTCAAGGTTACCAAGGCAAAAAAGGTAACCAAGGCGTACAAGGTAAGCAAGGTTACCAAGGCAACCAAGGCGTTCAAGGTTTCCAAGGCAGATTTGGCTATCAAGGTAAACAAGGTTACCAAGGACGTAAAGGCTCTCAAGGTAATATGGGTTTTCAAGGCGAGCATGGCTTTGTGGGTGCACCGGGCAAAGATGGCAGCGGCGGTGAGGCTGGCGTACAAGGTTACCAAGGCAAGCAGGGTTACCAAGGCGGACAAGGTTACACAGGAGTTGGAGTTCAAGGAGATGCAGGCGACCAAGGGCGCTGGGGCGACTTGGGCATGCAAGGCTTTCGAGGTTACCAAGGCAATCAGGGTAATCAGGGCAGCCAAGGAGTCACTGGTACTGGCGGACAAGGCGTACAGGGCGTTGAAGGTTACCAAGGTAAACAAGGTTACCAAGGTTCAATTGGTAATGGCAAACAGGGCTCGAAAGGTTCGCAAGGGAACGTCGGAGTTCAAGGGCATACTGGCAAACAAGGAGGCGTAGGCGCTCAAGGCATAGACGGCGACCAAGGCGCAACCGGCAAGCAAGGTTACCAAGGCAAGCAAGGTTGGCAAGGCGTTCAAGGAGGCGGAGGCGCTCAGGGGAGACAAGGGTATCAAGGGAAACAAGGTTATCAAGGCGTACAAGGCGTACAAGGTAAACAGGGGTATCAAGGAATACAGGGCGTAACAGGCAAGCAAGGTTACCAAGGCAAGCAAGGTTACCAAGGTAAGCAGGGCGTTCAAGGTTACCAAGGTAAACAAGGTTACCAAGGTGATCAAGGAGGCGGAGGCGCTCAGGGGAGACAAGGCTTTCAAGGCTCGCAAGGCTATCAGGGTAATCAAGGAGCTAAGGGCGATCAAGGAGCTCAAGGCAAGGAAGGCATACAGGGTTTCCAAGGTAACCAAGGCGACCAAGGCAACCAAGGAGCGACAGGTGATCAAGGCTTAGCTGGGAAACAAGGTGATCAGGGTAATCAAGGGTCCTCAGGCAACCAAGGTAATCAAGGCGCGATTGGTGAACAGGGTTACCAAGGCGAACTGGGTGTACAAGGTGACCAAGGGGCTTTAGGCGGTCAAGGTGACCAAGGGGCTTTAGGCGGTCAAGGTGACCAAGGATTAAAAGGAACTACAGGCAGTCAAGGTTCAATAGGTGGACAGGGCTCAATAGGTGGACAAGGCGGCGTGGGTGTTCAAGGCGTACAAGGCGTACAAGGTGGAGCGGGTGTGCAAGGCTCAATTGGTTACGGCAACCAAGGCTCAACTGGCAAACAAGGCGTTCAAGGCGGTCAAGGCGTTCAAGGAACCATAGGTAACCAAGGCGACCAAGGTAATATAGGAGCCCAAGGCGTGCAAGGCGTACAAGGCGTACAAGGCGTACAAGGCGTACAAGGCGTACAAGGCGATCAAGGAGACATCGGTGTTCAGGGCAAACAAGGTTTTCAAGGCAATCAAGGCGGGGCAGGCACAGACGGTAAACAAGGTGTTCAAGGAACCATAGGCAACCAAGGCGGCCAAGGCAACCAAGGTTACCAAGGCAAACAGGGCATACAGGGCATTCAAGGTTACCAAGGCAAACAGGGCATACAGGGCGTTCAAGGTTACCAAGGCAAACAGGGCATACAGGGCGTTCAAGGTTACCAAGGTAAACAGGGCATACAGGGCATTCAAGGTTACCAAGGCAAACAGGGCATACAGGGCGTTCAAGGTTACCAAGGCAAACAGGGCGGACAAGGCGCAGTTGGCACAGGAGGTCAAGGCGCGATAGGCGAACAAGGACCTACGGCTGCAGATGGAGCGCAAGGGGTTCAAGGCTTAACTGGTGCGGGAGATCAAGGCGTTCAAGGTGTTCAAGGTAAGCAGGGTGACCAAGGCGTGCAAGGCTGTCAGGGTCTTGATGGAGCGCAAGGGCTCCCGGGAAATCAAGGAACCCAAGGTGGTTCGGGTACGGGCGGCACGCAAGGCGATCAAGGTAATCAAGGAGTACAAGGCTTAGGTGATCAAGGGTCTCAAGGAGATACGGGGGGCAAACAGGGTAGCCAAGGTTACGCAGGAGTTGGAGTTCAAGGAGTTCAAGGAGTCCAAGGAGTCCAAGGCGATCAAGGAGCCCAAGGTTGCCAAGGGTTACAAGGAGGTCAAGGAGACCAAGGAGCAACTGGCACAGGTACGCAAGGCTTGACGGGTAAACAAGGAGCCCAAGGAGCCCAAGGCTATCAAGGTAAACAAGGATCCCAAGGCTCAGACGGTAAACAAGGCTACCAAGGATTTCAAGGCTCGCAAGGCTATCAGGGTAATCAAGGAGCACAAGGCGCACGAGGAGAACAAGGAGTAATAGGAGCCCAAGGTAATGTAGGCATTCAAGGCGCTCAAGGCGTACAAGGTTACCAAGGCAAACAGGGCATACAGGGCGTTCAAGGTTACCAAGGCAAACAGGGCATACAGGGCGTTCAAGGTTACCAAGGTAAACAGGGCATACAGGGCATTCAAGGTTACCAAGGCAAACAGGGCATACAGGGCGTTCAAGGAAACCAAGGCTCGAACGGCAACCAAGGTCACAAAGGGTCTCAAGGCAATATAGGTGTACAAGGTTTCCAAGGCATTCAAGGTTACCAAGGCAAACAGGGTATACAGGGCATTCAAGGTTACCAAGGCAAACAAGGCTTCCAAGGCGAATCGGATGGAGCACAAGGCGATCAGGGTTATCAAGGCGAATCGGATGGAGCACAAGGAGCGCAAGGCTTTGTGGGCAATGGAGCGCAAGGTTACCAAGGTCTTGAGGGTGTACCGGGCAAGGATGGCAGCGGCGGCGGGGGTGGCGCACAAGGTTATCAAGGCAAACAGGGTATACAGGGCATTCAAGGTTACCAAGGCAAACAAGGCGTTCAAGGCGTACAAGGTATACAAGGTTACCAAGGCGAATCGGATGGAGCACAAGGCTATCAGGGTTATCAAGGCGAATCGGATGGAGCACAAGGCTATCAGGGTTATCAAGGCAGATGGGGTGGTCCGGGCATTCAAGGTAAACAAGGCTTTCAAGGTAATCAAGGTAACCAAGGCGAGACAGACGGAGAGCAAGGCGCACAAGGTGGGTTTGGCGCGTCAGGGCAAGATGGAGCACAAGGCGAATCGGATGGAGCACAAGGAGCACAAGGAGCAGCAGGCGCGCAAGGTGTGCAAGGCGTTCAAGGCGTTCAAGGCGTTCAAGGCGTTCAAGGCGTACAAGGTATACAAGGTTACCAAGGCAAACAGGGCGTACAAGGCATTCAAGGTTACCAAGGCAAACAGGGCATACAGGGCATTCAAGGTTACCAAGGCAAACAGGGTATACAGGGCATTCAAGGTTACCAAGGCAAACAAGGCTTCCAAGGCGAATCGGATGGAGCACAAGGCGCACTTGGCTATCAGGGTTATCAAGGCGAATCGGATGGAGCACAAGGCTATCAGGGTTATCAAGGCGAATCGGATGGAGCGCAAGGCGCGCAAGGCTTTGTGGGTGCACCGGGTAAGTCTGGCGGACCCCAAGGCGACCAAGGAGATAAGGCGGCTATAGTGCCCAGTGTTTATGGAGAAAAATACGTGGCATTAGTTTGCGTAGAAATGCCCGAAACAAGATTTGAAGATATACTAGCTATTAAAACAGAAGGCAAAGATTATCTCACTATAACGATAGACAAAGAATTTTATCATGCTTGCGAAAGTAATTCTATTATAGCAATCAGCCATACAACTAGTGAGCCGTCCGCGTGCGGAATCAAAATAGATGGTAACACTGTCAGGATCAAGTTCGGAGGATCAGTACCCGAAGAGATTTACATAAAAATATCTGGAATAAGAAAAGGTAGAATGGGCAGAAGGTTCATGGAATATTCAGAAGACGAAATGAAAGACAATAACGCTTTCTGGAGCAGCTGGAAAAAATAGACAATGCTTTGGAAAAATAAGGGTGTTCAAGTCGTAATCTCCGCGTTCAATTCAGAAGATTATTTATCTGAATGCTTACAGAGCATCGAAGAAGTGATGCAAGGTCAAAAATGGATCATGCTATTCGGAGATGATGGAAGCGCTGATTCAACTTACGAAATAGCTGAGCGTTTTTCTGAAAAAAGTTCTGCACGTCATTGGAAGATGAAAAAATTTAGCAAGGCAAAGAACTGCGCTGCGGCAAAAAATAGAGTTTTTAAAATGTGTCTAGAAAATGGTCATGAATATCCAGCGATTTGCATGATGGACAGCGACGATTTAATGCGTAAGGAAAGGCTAGATCTAGTAGAAATTTTAGCAAACACAGGCTCAAAATTTGCGTTTGGAGACTATGAAATACTATATCCCGACGGTAACAGAAAGCTAGTTGATACAGATTATGCGTGGTTATATATGAGTTTCGGGTGGTGGGCTACAGCATTTCACTATTCTCTGATTCCCCAAACCGGAAAGATATGGGATGAAAAATTCAACGCATATTCAGACATATATACTTCGTGGCATTTAAGAATTAATAAAAATTTAAAAATAGTAAAAGCAAAAGGCTTATTAACTCACACGTATATAAAAAGAAAAGGCTCCGTCAACGACAGAGCGTCCAAGAAAGATCTCTTGAAATTAAAAATAGCAAAATATCAGCTACTCAAGGAGAACGGCTGTGTACATTTGTACGACCCTTTAAATATTTCCCATAGACGAAAAAGCCGTGGTGCGCCTTAAACTTCGTATTGATTTCGTTATTCCATGCACGAGTATCGATAGGGCTTCTTAATTCGAATTTGTTACGCGGCTTCCAGTAGTAAGCTTTATGGAGAGCGGCGACAGCCCTACCCATATCAAATAAATCGTCAGAAGAATATTTGTTAGCGTGATACTTTAATTCCTCTTGATACCCCCAAAGGATATTCCTAATCGTTGGCTTACTAAATTGTATAAAATTAATCCTTGTAGGGACACAGTTCGGCAAGCCTGCTGGGTTCAGCGCGCTACCTATCGGGGGACGAGGAACATATTCTTCGGACGCGCCACGACTGTAAGGGTAGTGGTGGACATAAAGACCTCCCTTTTCTGATATAATATGTAGCCCCTTAGCGTTAATGTTAAAAGTGTCTCTTTCCTTTAGGTAGAGAATTTTACCTTTTACTATTGTTCCATCTTTAAATTTAAAGACTTCTCCTTTAGTAAGGTTCGAGGAATTAACTAGTAGCACCACAGCTAATATTAGTTTTTTCATGTTTATTCTCTTTCGAAGTGTTATTTACCCATATTTTTAATTCTCTCTATCAATTCAAATGTTTTCATCTTGGGGATATCTGCCAAGGACTCAAGGCTGTCTGCCTTTTCATACTTTTCTTTAATCAGCTTGCTTTTTAACGTGTCAAAAGACACGCCCTTTTCTTTCATCATTTTTTCTAGAAGCGTCTTAGGGTCCGCTAGGTTCTCTGCTTCAGGTTCTCCCGCAGCGAGTTTTGCGTTGCCTAACTCTTCTTGCCCCACAATGTTAATTTTAAGAAAGTTTCTAACGCACCTGACAAAAGCCCGATTCTCCGCAATCGGTCCTAAGAAAAACTTAGCGAAACTGCTAGTGTTGCTTGGTGAAGCGTCCCCTATGGCAGAAAACGTTACAGCTTGCCCCTCTGTTTCGTAATTGGGGGTCCAAGCGATTTTGCATGTGGCCACGACGTAGTCTGGGGAGGGGGAAACCGTGTCGTATTCAAGGCTTGTGTAGCCGCGAATCTGAGAGAGTTCTTTAATGCCTCCAAGAAGAACCAACAATTGGTTATCTTCAAGTTTTGATACATCTGTTTCTTTTGTGCGCGAGCGATTAGGGACAAGGTATTCGGTTTTCACCATCTTGCGCCAATCGATTAGCCCATCATCCGTAAATATATATTTTACGCCTTTGATTAAGCCATCGGCAGTCCGTTCAATTTTCTTCTTAGCCATAACTCAATTATGGTCTTATTTTAATAAATTGTCAAGCAGATTTCTTTTTCAGAATGCAGAAATTTTCTAATTGTCTCCAGAAAACGGGGGTGTTTATCACTTTCGATATTTCGTTTTTCGTCTTTACGTCTTTATTTTCGTGCCAGCCAGCTTCAGAAGCGTATATTTTTGCTTCGCTTAGCGTATACTTGTTAGACTTATAGAATAGTTCTTCAGGGCTGTAATCTTGTAACTCTTTTATGTTTGACGGGTCGTTTTGGGGCTGTTCGATTATTCTATTTATCTCCATGAACTTTAATTTTTCTTTATCTAACTCCTCCCCCGCTAGATATGACACTAATACGACATTAACGCCTAGATTTTGGCACTCTCTGCAGAACGAGGAGTCATCGTCTTTCTCCATGAAGTAAACCATCTCAGAAATTTTTTCTTTAAAATTTTTAATAATATTAATATTTATTGGCTTGCTAGTGATAACGGAACAGCGCCCCTCCTGTAGTTGCTCCACCAAGTATCGCTCGTTAAAAAGTAAGTCCATTCTGAACAGGATGTTCTTTACTCCTATTGACTCTAGGTTAACGCATTGATTAGGTATTGTTTCAACAAACTCTAGACCATCCACGAACTTCGCCCCCATGTATAAGGTCTCGTAGTTATACGTGAAGTCTATGTCGAGCGATTTACATACCTTTTTGGCTATTTCCTCTGGTTTAATTGAGTTAATCGATTTTTGATTTTCTTTCTTCTCGCCGTTAAGGTAAAATTGATTTTCCTGCTCTCCCCAGTAGGGTTCAAATCGCTTATTGTTCCCCTCCGAAAAGACTACGACCATTTTTTTGTTATAGTAAGAGGCTATTTGGTTAGAGAGCGCGTCGCCGCTAAGGTGCAGCAGGGAATGCCTTATGATGTACGCAAGTTGATTGTCGTTAGCGTTGCCGTTGCTCCTGTTGACTGAGGCTATGGTTTTATCGTCTTCCTTACCAACTTGAATAATAGATATGTTTTCTTTATCTAAAAAGGGCTTTAGTATATTTACCGCTTCTTGCCAGTAGTCATATACGTATGGATTGCTAAAATTAGATGTATCCAAGCTGATATACCTTTTTTCAGCGACGGGAAAAAATAGCTCAGAGATGTGAGGCTTATCTATCTTTAAATTGCAGCTTGCTGCATATGATTCTAGAGCGTGCATGAGTCTTAATAGTTTAAATCATGGAAAGTCTTGTCTTTGTTATTGTGCGCGTAGTTCTTAAGGTGGTGGGGGGTGAAAACTATTTCAAACTCTTCTTCTTCTAGCTTTTTAAAGTCTTCCATCTCCCCTTCGTACCTCAAAACCTTGTGCACGTAGGGGTTAAATGCAAGCATGTCCTCCAAGGACTCATTAATGGCGACATATAGATTATGGGATGGATACAGTTCTTTAATAGACCTAAATAAGCTGGTTGAGAGAAATACTTCCCTCTCTGATTCGGGCATAACGTATAAAATTCTTGCGCCCTTGTCTTCTTCGTCTAGCGAGCCGAGAAAGTCCTTCTTTTCTTCCTTATAATTTTCTTTTGCGGCCACTTGCCTAAAATAATTTTCAATTGCGGGTCTTGCGTTCTCCTTTTTGATTTCGTCCAGCCAATGTTTTACTCCGTCATCGTCATCACTTACTTCTACCTTTAAGATCAGCTTGTACAGCAGCTTAATCCACTCTCTGTCATCTTCTGCCTCTGGTATTTCGGCGCTTGGATTTTTCTTTTGTAACTTAGGAAATTTATTTTTATCTATAAGAGGCAAGGGGTCTAAGAACTCTTCTAATTTTTTGCCAAGGTTTTTAATGGAATAGTTTTCAAGAGCCCACTTTCTTCCCTTTTCGCCTAGAGCCTGCCTTTTCTCCCTAGTCATTGAGTATATTTTTTTCAACTGTTTCGCTATAGACTTGGGGCACGTTGAGGCTTTTATAAAATTGGTTCCAAATTCTCGGAATTCATTCCAGTCAAGCGGGAGTGAATGCGCTTCTTTTGAGCACATTTCTTCTCCGCAGCTGTAGTTGGTCACTAGAGTGGGTACTCCTGCAAATTTTGCTTCTTGTATGGGTATCTCTTGCCCTCCAGAGGTAAATGGGTGACAATATACGTCCATTAAATTATATATTTCATTTAAATATTTTTCTGTGACGCCCAAGGCGACACCCGCAGTGTTAACTATCGACTCCGCGCCGCAACGAGAGCAGTCTTTGTTTGGACCATCGTAGGGTTTAATCTCATACTTAAAGCATTTCCCGCAAACGTGGGTAGTTAAAATATCATTGCCGTCTATTTTGATTTCGTCCGCTAATCTCTTAATATCCCAGCCTTCCCTGAAATCAGTGTGTAGCAAGAGCTTGCAGTTTTTTACGTAAGGATTCTCTTCTCTAAATTTCCTAAAGCCTTGGAACAGGTTCGGAACAGACTTTCTTAATTGATTCCTAAATACGAACCCTATTACGTAACACTCGGGAGAAATTCCGTTCTGCTTTCTAAGCTCAAGCTTTTCTTCTTTAGCTAAGGGAGAAAACTCCTCGTCATCAAGCGCGCCGTGAAACGTTTTGACGTGAGTATGTCCTAATTTGTTAAGCTCTTTAGTCGCGAAAGAGCTCCACACCCAATAATTATTTATTTTTGGTGCAATGTGTATTGCGGAAGGCAGCAGAGGCAAAGAGTCTAGCGTTGTCCAAATTACAGAGCTTATTTTGTTGAACCAGTGCTTGTTTACGGCGAAGTCTACTCCCCAAATATCTTGCGCGGCGATGTAGACGTCTGGTCTTTCTCTCTCTATTACTTCGTCGATGTAATAAGCTCCGTAAGCGGCCATTTTTTCGCCCCCCGGGGTCTTTCTGATCACCTCCATCTTCTCTTTCGATTTCGGAAGCGAGCCTATCGATCTCCAAGGGGTCCTTTTTAGGTCGGGAGAGTCCTCCTCTATTCCACAACAGTAATGTACGATCTCGTACTTTCCTGTCTTATAGAGATAAGATAGAACCTCTTTTGCGTTCCTAGCGAATCCCGTTTTGATTAAAGAAAAGTCGCTCTGGAAAAGTATCTTTTTCTTTCTTTTCACTAGAAGTCTATATCGTCTTCGTCTTTTTTAGACAAAGCGCCGTCGTTGTTCTCTTGCGGGGCTTTAAACTGCTTGTTGGACTTACTTATAAAGCTGTCTCTTAGGGAGCTTTCTAGGTGGCACTTTAATAGTCTTGCTTCTGCAAAATTAAACCCGATGACATAGCTTTGCTTGTCGGTAGAGTCCTCTTTTGCTTCCCTGTTTATTGAAAGAGAGAATCCAATTTGTTTCTTTTCCGTTTTGGTCAATTTTCCCGCTAAGGTAGCTTTTTCATTAGCGACCACTACGTCTCCCAACTCAACCGTTTCTTCCCCTTTTATGTAAGGACAAAACTTAAATTTTACCACCTGCTTTTGGCTTCCGTGGTAGCCAGAGTATTCTGCGTTTCTTTCAATTGAGTCTATGAATCCCGCAATTTCTGTAGCGCTAAATTTAACTATGACTCTTTTCTGGGGGTCATTTTTATTCTTGGAAAAAGAACCTGTTCTCGTTTTGTCGTTCCAAGAGTCTTGTTTAATCATGCTAGCCCAAAAGGAATTATCGTCAGAATTTCTCCAAAATGAGCAGGCTGTGCCCTTAACTGTCTTGGTTGGTTTATAGAACTGTAGCATATCTTTATAATATTTAAGTTTTAAGTTTTAGTCAAGCTTCTATATTCTTAATCTCAGATAATTTTGTATATACCTTGTTGTCTTGGACAGAAATAAGGTCAGCAAAGACTACATCTTCGAATTTCGTCCCTTTTATCACGACTATCTGCTTCTTTTCTGGCGTTCCGTTGTTAATTCTAATGCACTCTTCTAGCTTCTTATTAAATATCATTGTCTTAATCGAGGACGTTTCGTCTCCGACCATCATTCTCATGTATTTATTGCCTTTTTCTCTGGATTTCCCTTGTTGCGGGTCGTCTTCTATCCTTGCTACCATTAAAACCCTGCTGCGAACAGGCAATTCTTCGACCTCGTTGACGGGCATCAATCCGCCTCTCTTGGTGGAGAAGATGTCTTTTAAAGTTTTGCCGTACGTGTAGCCAAGCAGGTTCTTTTCGTAAAACCAATTAGCGAAGTTCTCTGACTTCTTATTTAAAGTATATATTCTTAAATATGGCGCGCTCCTTTTCTTTAACGTCTCGAATCTGCTTTTTTTAATGACCGGCTTGTTCTTTTCGTCCGATAGCTTAAGCAGGTCTTTTACTAGCTTCACTAAGTCGAATTCATATTTTTCTCCATACTTGTTGGCGTGCCTTTTCTCGCGCATCGTAAGCAGGTTCCATAATTGAGCCTCGTAAACGACCTTGCTTCTCGACTGGGCGAAGCCTTCAAATGCGCCAGCCTGAATCAGGGCGCATAAAACGCCGATACCTAAGCCAGCTTCTTTTGCAGCCTCAAATACTTGGAACTTGGTGGAGTATTGATTTTTAAAGTGGCTTAGTTTCTCTATTGATTTGTCAGATATGCCTTTGATTGACAGCAATCCGAACCGAATGTTTTCATTTTCGAGTGAAAAATCCATTTCAGATTTAACAAGGTGCGGGGGTAGTAGTTGTATATTGAAACTCGCCATCTCCTTGTGTATTTTTGATATCTCAGTAATCGGCTCTGGTTCATGCCTAGTCATTTTAAGCAAACTCAAAAAGAACTGTTGAGGATATTTAAATTTGAGATATGTGGTTATCGCCGCTAAGGCTGCGTAACAACAGGAGTGACTCTTGTTGAACGAGTAAGACGCGCTGTCCTCGAGAACACCCCAAAGGATATCTCCGACCTCACTTTGGATTTTATTTTCTTCAATCTTCTCTTTAATTTTCTTCTTCCATTTTCGGACCTCAGAAGTCTTTTTCTTACCCACGATTCGACGAAGAATTTCTGCTTCATCTAAGGTAAAGCCTACCTTATTTGCCATCTTCATTAACTGTTCTTGATATAGAGCTACTCCGCCTGTCTCTTTCAATATGTCGTCAAAAAATGGGTGAATTGGTTCGTATATATTATCATTAGTATAACTTGCGTACTGGTCTACGAAGGCTAGCGCGCCCGGTCTAGCAAGAGCTAGCACAGCAGAAAGTTCTTCCAAATCTTTGGGCTTAACTTTTTGGCAGACCCTGAAATTGGTATCTGCTTCAATCTGAAACAAGCCGTGTGGGTTCTTCAGGTCGTATAAATTTTGATAAATAATGGCGTCATCTAAATCAATGTCGGAGGTAGAGATTCCCACATTTTTACATACATCATCTACTACTGATACCGCGCGCAGACCTAACACGTCTAGCTTGACATTGAACAGCGAGACCCAATTCATATCATACGATGATACCCCCGACTCTTTTTTAGAATCTAATTCGACCGGACAAGATTCGTCCATTGGGCTGTAAGATATGCAGACCGCAGAAGGGTGGACTCCCTTGTTTTTAACCAAGTTCCTGAGCTTTAGGGCTATATTGTAACATTCTTTATTTTCGTCGCACCAGTCTCTAAAGTCTTCTACTTCTTCGTATGAAGATTCGAGGTCTTTAACTCGACCGAATATTTTTGGAATCATGGATGATACAGAGTTCATGTCTGATTCAGATTTGTCTGCCACGATTTTGCCGCATTCTTTAATCAAGAGCTTCGTGCTTAAGGTATTTAGAGTCAATATCTTGGATGTCCTTCCTTTGAATTTTTTATCTATATATTCTAAAACTCTTGAGCGGTTATAGTAGCATATATCTAGGTCAACATCACACATGAGGGAGCCGTCGAGGTAGGTAACGCCGTTTACGACCTTCTTCTTCGCTCGGATTTTCGAAACAAACCTCTCAAAATATAGACCATATTTAACTGGGTCCATTCGGGTGACGCCAATCAAGTAAAGTATTAAGCTACCTGCTGCTGAGCCCCTTCCCAGACCAGTGGGTATGTCGTTTTCTTTGCAAAAATTAATTACATCCCACACTAAAAGGAGGTAGTCTACGAACCCTAGTTCTTTAATGGTCTTGAGTTCGTGGTCTAGTCTTTCTTGATATTTTGCATTCCCTTCCTTTTTAATCTCACGCATACCTATCTCGCAAAGGGATTTCAAAAAGTTTTCGTTGTCTATATCCTCACTTAAGCCAAGCTTCCTTTTGTATTTTTTATCGATTTCGAAAGACGGCAATCGAACACCGTGAAGCGGCATAGAAATGCCTTCAAATTTTTCTAGAAATGAACTTTTATTTTTCGTATTCGTCATTCTCATCCTCCTCGCTCTCGTTTTCGTCTTCGTCTTCGTCTTCGTCTTCTGGAGAGAAATCAAACCCGGAAGGAAATTCTGAGTCTGAGACAATGTCTAATGAAAACTCTTCTCCAGCTATGTCGATATCTCCCATTAACGATTGGTGAAGGTGCTCGATAACGGCGCACGCAGCCAGCGTGGTGTCGTCAGACGACAAGTCTAACATGACGTCGCATCTGTGCTCTTTCTTTCCCTTTTGAACGGTTATGACTACGTATTCTATGCCCTCTTCGGAGAGCCTTTCTGTTAAATCGTATATGTTGTCTAATGAGGGCATATTATATTTCTGTCTGCCATTTAATTTTATTCCAAACTTTTAGGTTTAACTCTAGGTCTACTAATGCGTTATGCAGATTGTCGTATTCATGTTCGATGTTAAAGTATTTGCCCATCGCTTTGAGATTTGTTCTTACCCCCTTGCGTCTCGTCTCTATCATTCTGTATTGATATTCAGTTAGGTCTTCATCGGGTCCGTGTGACATTTCTAGCTTTAGACCTCGAGACAAACACATTGTATCTATGACTTTTTTGGTTAAATGAGAGTATTCTTCGCCCATGTACTCATAAAGCCCCTTGATTAAGTAAATATCAAAGCCTAACACATTGTGCCCCACTATGAAGTCGCTATTATCTAGCCAGTCTTGAACCGTCGGGAAGATTTCTTCTGGCGGGAGTCCTTTTTTGTCCATATTGGCGGGGTTGTAGCGAGTTATTTTCGCAGCTTCTTTGCCAATTTTTAGATGGGTATCCCATTTTACGTAAAAGTCTTTTGAGTCAATCACCTTGTCCCCTTTGACTTTAAGCATGGCTATTTGCCAAGGCAAATTATGGCATGAGTTGAGGCATAGGTTAAAGGTTTCACAGTCGATGAAGACAAACTCTTTCTCCTTGTCGTACCTTAGCAATTTTTTCATACTTGCGCCTCCTTCCAGCTTTCCAAGCTAAATTCGTCACTACACATGTGGTCTAGGTTTGGTCTGTCTAAGGAGCTTCTGTTATTAATGCAACGAAACGTCAAATAAGCCTTAAAGTCTTTTTTGTTTGCGTAAAAAATGCTTTTAACTTTTGCCGTTTCGTATTTATCTTTAATGTAATTTTTGACTCTGTTTTCTATCAAGTAGTCAAACGGAATTTTGTTATCTTCTATCAGGAACGTCGGATTTATGTAAGAGTAATCTGGCATGGAAGATTTGCCTTTTAAGAAATTATTATGAATGAACGAGTCGTAAAAGGGGACGCACATCAGTAAGTCTTTTTCATCCCAAAAATTCTTTAGCGACTCGAAGTCTATTCTGGGGTGGTAGTAGAAGCCCTCCTTTGCGGCTAGAGTGTATATCTTAATAAGCCTGTCGTAGCCCTTCCTGTTTCTACAGAAGATTATGTGTTTACTGTTCGTCTCTAGCGAGCTTTCTGATTTGTTTTCTATGTTCTCGCATATTGTTATCCTTAGCCCGAAGTTGAGCTTGATGTTATTCTCTTTGCTATTTATAAACGCTTGCAAGAAGCCGCTCATACTGTCATCAACCAAGAACATCTCCTCTATGCCCGAGTCTTTACAGAGCTTGATTATAGAATCTGGACCGTCTTCTAGGGAGTCTTCTGGCTTATCAAGCGTAAGAATCGATTTTCCTAGGCTATAATGGGATTTAAACAGTGGTATAACCATCTACCTCAAGTAAAGTAAAATTTTAACATTTAGTCAACTCAAAAGTTAGAACCAGAAATCATTGCCCTTCTCTCCTTCTATCTGGTTTTGAGTATAGTAAGCTGGGCAACCCTTATAATATTTTTCTTCGACAGTTTGGTTCTCCTTTGGGTTAAGGTCGTTCTTGAAAGAGCCCTGTAACGCTTCTCCGTCCTCATCTAATAGAACGAAGTATTTTAGCGGGTCTCTATACGGGCAAACCCAAGAGGTTCCCGGCCACCCGCATAACCATTTGGTTCCGGGCTTATCTTTTGCATAACTATCGCGCGCTTTTTTCTCTGTAAAATTATTTATTAATTTATATAAATGTTCTAAATAATATTTATAGCCTTTGATTTGATCATCAGTTACTTCAATTTGTTGCGCGGGCTTTCTGGGGTAGCGGAGAAACAAAAACTCCATAACAAACTTTTTCATCTTTGGCCATATCTCTTTTGCTGCCATCGTGTAGATGATGGCTTGAGTGTTGGCGGAGAGTTCTTCTCCTTTAAATTTGTTTTTGCTAGATTTATAGTCTACGATTTTAACCTTTTTCTCCTTAGAGTTTATTAGAGGCTTGTCTATGAATCCTATTACTTTATATTTTAATCCGCCTTTACCTGTTAGTTCTATCTTCATCTCTGGAACATCCACCTTGCCTCCGAATTCTTTTCCAAAAAAGTCTGCTTTAAGTCCGACGATAATCATCTCGTCACACATTTCGTAGTGTTCGGGGATGAAAAGCCCTCGTTTTTTAAGGTGTTTTATTATGAGCCTATCTACCGCTGGGCTCGACTTAATAGTCTCAGATTTAATCAGTAAATTAAAATGTTTTTTGTGGCGCTTCTTGAGTAAGACCTCTAGCACGAGGTGGCATATGGTGCCCCTAGAAGCCGCAGGATGGGTGTTCTGAGGCACTTTTAGGTGGTATCCGCACCAATATGACCAAGTGCATTTCTCAAGCGTTCCTATGCGAGATGCGGAAAGCATCCTTTCTTTTGGTTTGTTTGACATAATTAGTTAATTTGCTGACTCCAGCTTAATATTTCTTCCTTGTCCATGTCTCCAAAGTCATTTTTGTCTGGTAAGCAAATATGGACCCTGTCTTTGTCGAAGTGCTTGGTAATTGTGTCGTACATTTTGTGTGCGGCGTTGTTGCCCGCTCCTGTCTCTGCGTCATTATTTAATGAGACTATAATCCCCTTACAGTTTAGCCTTAATAGATAGGTAAGAACGCCCAACCCGATATCTAACCCAAAAGTTACTATAGCATTTCGTATTCCGCAATTATAAAGAGCAAGGGCGTCCCCTATGCTCTCGACTAGGATAACTTTTTTTTCGTTCTGCAACGTCCTTTTACTTAGAAACGCGGGATAGACCCAGTTAATTTTTTGCCCTAAATGCTTCCACTTCGGCGTGCTTTTCCCTGTTGGGCTTGATATTAAGCGTCCAGAGAATCCGACTATTTTTTCTTTTGAGTTAAAGATGGGGAAGACATATCTCCCTTGCATCTTACCTCCCTCTATTCCGTTATCGACGCCTCCGCGAAACTCTTTGACCACCTCTTCCGAGACTCCTCTTTCGATCCAATAAGAGTGGTCAGGCGTCAGGCTTGATAAATTTTCTCCGCTATAAGTTTTCATGTATTTTAGGGGCTCAATCCGTTTTTCTATTTTTTCGGAGCTAGGCTTTTGGGTCTTTTCAATCCACTCTTTAGCCTCGTCTATGTCTAAGAGGTCTAAGGAGAGCTTAACCAGTTCCTCAAAGGACCCGCCTTTATTCCTACCAAAGTCTCTATACCTCCCCGTCGTCTTGTTGACGGATAACGAAGTGTTGCTATCTGAATCTCTATATATTGGGCGAGTCCGGTAGTATGCCCCGTAGTCGCTTATATTAGAGTACCCTAAGTTAAATAGAGCCTCTTTTATGTTAAAGCGTTTCTCCGTCATTTAGGTTAAAGTCTTCTACTTCGTACTGTTCTTGTTGGGCGCGAATAATATCATTACCATCACCCTTCTCGACCAAGCCGAAGTTAGCGACGTCATATGACAAGTAGTTGTTCTCTACTATTAATTGACCGTTAATGCCTGTGCGCCGAAGCATATCGTGATATCCAAATGAACCTTCTCCTTGGTGTCGAATTTTCGGGAAAATCATCTTGTGGCTGCCCCATCGTAAATCATTCCAATCTCTACGTTCCTCCATTTCTGTTGCCCGTTCGCGGCTTACTCCTTCATCCATTATGATTTCATCGAGAGTCTTGATTCTCCATATGACAACGTTAGCTGCTATCATCTGGAATCTGTCTGAGCCGCCTATTTGAGTCGTGTCGTCTGTTACTCCTCCTTTTTTACCATAAGATTCTCCAGCCCTATTTGATTGACAGCAAGTAATAAGGGGCGCGCCTACCTCTACGGCGATATCTTTAAGTATAGATATTTTTTCTCCTAGGTGTTGGTACTCTTGTTGGTTGCCCCACGTTCCTCCGAAGTCAGAACTCAGCCAATCGTAGCCAAGTATGCATGGGTTTCCTCGACCGACCTCGTTATAGTACCACTCCAGTACTATGGACCGAACCTCTAGCGCGGGAGTGCCTGAGCCAATATACATGTGATAATATTCAACGTCGTCGTTTTCAATTACGTCTAGCGCGTTTCTCACTTTTGTGATAAGCGCGTCGCTTCTTCTCCATTTTCCGGTTTCTACATAGTGGAAACCAGCTTGAGATTTACTTGCTAAAAAACGGGTACGGATGGAATCAAAAGCCATTTCCGTGTCTATTATAAGAACCGGACACTTGTTTATTTTTCCCGTGCCGTAGCAGAACTCATTGATTAGGGTGCTTTTGCCTTTACCTCCTCGCGCTGAAAATAAAGTTATCTCAGCAGGTCTTAAGCCCCCCGTATAGGCGTTGAATTTCGAGTATGGAGTGAGTAGTCCTATGCTGTCTATCGGGTTGTTGCCTAATTCTTCCGCCCATTCCCTGAGACCTTCTTGGACTTTTTGAGGCTTTACTTTGTGGTTGAAAGAAGAGGATATTTTTTCGGAGCTAATGCTATCGACCTCTTTTCTAATCTCGTCGTCAGAAACTCTGTTACTGTTAGCTAGCTTTACTAAGCCCTGCCCCTTGCCTTCGACGTCTCTCCTATATCTTAGCCATGTTAAGTCTTTTAGAAACGTTCTCGTACCGTCTTCTGTTATGCTGCTGTCTGGTAGGGCGGAGACGTAGGCTTCTATGGGTATATTGTCTTTGTCGTATATCCCAATTTCCTTTAAGTGTTCTATTATTACCAGCGGGTCGGGTTGTTTTTGCGCGTTATACTGGTACTTGATTGTGGAAAATATCTTCTTGTGAGTGGGGTGAAAAAAGCTTTCCTCTTCTAGGAATCTTTGACTCTCGTGGTAAACCTTGGGGAATTTTATGATTCCCGCTAATACAACCTTTTCTTTGTCTAATGAATAAATGTCTGACATCTCTACCTGATCTTATCTGAGCTTTGAAAAGCAGTCAAGGATAAACTTTATAAAATAATATCAAACTTTTTTTCAAAGAATTCTTTTGATATTTTGTCTATCTCGTGTTGAAAAATTTCAACCAGTTTGAAGTCGTTCTTCTCTAGCCACTCTGCTTTTTCGTGGTCTCTTTTAATTGCTCTTAAATATTGTAATCTTGAATTATTATGAAAAAATTTATTAAAATGGTTGTGCTGAGCGCCTTGTACTTCTATCGCTATTTTGCGCGTTGCGTTTAGGATGTCTACCTTCATCCTTGAGCCGTAGACCGGAAACTCTTCATATATAATCTGCGCCTTCCAGAATGGCTTTAGAAATTGCTTTACTTTATATTGTATCTTAGACCTAGAGGGCTTATCCCAATCAATGGCGAATTTGGATACGTTTCTCTTCTGGGGTTTACCGTGTATATTGTACAGCCTCATAGGGAATCATGTTCTTTATCAAGATTTCTTAAGAACTTCTCTAAATTTATTGAACAAATACTTACCAATCATGGGGTTTTCTTCAAAGTATTTTCTTAAATTATCCATCCCTTGGTGTTGCTTTTTAAATTCGAGGTTAGTTTCTTTTTCTACCTCTCCTACTAGTTCGTCTGAAATCGTTACCCATGCACCAGCCTTTTTTGCCATGTCAAAGGCTAGGAGCATGTCTACCACCTCGTATTCCACCCAAATGCTTTTGCCATCGAGTCTATGGTAGCGTATTGGGTACCTAACTAATGCCCCTGTCTTTTCGTTCGGGGTTTTCCTGAATACAACCTTGCACCAGTGCCCCAGCAAGTCGCCCTTACCATTCGCTTCGGTAGAAATTACATCTTTTAGGTGTCGATGTTGAAACTCTAAAATCCAATCGCTAAAATGAAGTAGGGCATTCCCTCCTGAAGCGTTAGTCACTCTCGCGTCTGTCCTTTCGTAGGGGTTTATCGAAACCTTACTTCTTACCTGCGACACCATGTAACAAATGTGTCCACGGATCGTGAGACCAAGAGCCATCTTTCTCAAAAAATCAGTACTTAATAGAGCTCCTCCAGCGACTTTGTTAGCTTCTTCTGGCGGTTTGTCCAAGTCGTTTTTTGGCACAAGAGAGTCCATGGAGTCGATAATGAACATGTATTTAGTGTTTGAGGGGTTGTTCTTTACGAGCTCCCTCATTAAGCTAATTACTGATTCGTATACATTGCTTTTATAGACAAACCATTTCTCCTCTTCAGTGCTAACTCCTGACCGCGCTATCATGTCTTTAGAAAGCCTGCCCTCAGACTTCACGTAAACAACCATTGCGTTGTCCATTTTTTGAAAGTTCTTAGCGAAAGCTAAAGCGCAGGAAGTTTTACCTCCTTCAGTGATTCCTGAGGCTCGTATAATACCCGGACCTATCCCTCCTCCCATTTCAATGTCTAGAAGCAGGGAGCCGCTTGACACAGTGTAGGTGCGCTCTTCTTCAAAGTTAAAATGGTCTCCCTTATTCTGATTTAAATACGCCTGTATTTGCTCCAAGGGGGAAGGAGCGTCATTGGCTGGTTTTTTCTTCATGCCTTATTAAATGCCTAGTGTCTCTAGGTTCTTGTTAAACTCATCGAAAGGTATATCGGAATAATTTAAAACTATAGGCAGTTTTGTCTCTCCGACACGGTTTTGAGTTACTCGATTATCAAAGTAACCCTCTGCCATGATTTTTGCAATAGAAGAAATGGGGAATGCTGTTGATCTTTGCATCGCGCTAAAGCCTGTCGCTGGATCGCATGGAATAATTTTTTCTTTTTTCCAGCTAACCTCATCAGACTTTACCAAGGCTCTGATAAGCACAATGTCTCCACCGTTATCGGCGCAGCCTTTTTTGAACACTTCCATCAAGCACTCCTCAGAAAGATCGCACGTTTTAATTAAAAATTTAATTGCCTCGCAGTGACCCGGCCACCTAATAGTTTTATAAAAACAATTTTCTACCCCACGCGCTTTCATGCTTTCAAGAGTGTGGCTTGCGCCCCCGCTAGTAAAAAATGCCTCCATGTCTTCGTCAATCAAATCTATATGGACCGTCTCTAGACCATCCATTCCGGGCACAGATTTAATTTCCCCTTGATAAAGGACTTCACAATCATCAATGTACTCGTTTATTAATCCGTCCGTAGACCAAGTCACTGCGTAGTTCAAGGGCGGATTAGAGGGTATGCCGGGAATGCCCCCCACCATCATTTCGACTTCTTTTACTTCCCTGTGTATTTCTTTGCTTCCTTGCTCCGCAAGTATATTAACCCAGCCGGGAGCCAAGCCAAGGTCTGTAAAAATTGGTTTAGTTGCCCGCTGTCTACCCCACTCATTAATGCTCGCGGAAACGTCTACTCTTCCGCCTAGGTCGCAGTACCGCATGTTGTTGTCGATGCACCATTTCGCTACCGCTTCAGTTTTATGATAAGGCAGTGACGATATAATTACGTCTGGCTCATAATGCAATACGGAGTCAAACTCCGCAGGGTTTAAAGAAAAAGATATGTCTTTGCCAACTAGGTCTCGGAGATTATCTATGCCGTCACGATGAACATCGACGCCCATAATGTCATAGCCGAACTTGTCCATTGCATAGCCAATTACTTGACCCATTCTGCCTACTCCATAAATTACTGCTTTCATTTTATTCCCTCCAAGTTAGCTCAACTAGGTTGTCTCCAAAGAACTCTGTGGTATATCCAATTACCTCCGAGCATTTAAATTTTTTACATGTATAAATATCAATTGAAAAAAACTTTGGATCTCTGTTGTCCCAACCGTAGATGTGCATGCCGCTCTCTTTCCAGTGCATAAAGCAACACCATCCGTATTCTTCTGCGTGGTCTATTTGAGGCTTGGAAACAGGCGTCATGTCTAATACTGTTGATATTTCGCAACAGAATGTTTTCATTTCTTCGGGCGAGAAGGAGTTGTGCAAAGTTCCTTCTACAACCATTCTCTGCCTGCATATGTCTGGGGCTAAATCTTTCCAACTCATTTCATTCCTTGGGGAAAAGTTAATTTGTCTGCGTGGTTAACTGTCCAACTTATTTCATGGGTGACTGCCCTGAATGTTCTGGCTGCGCTTGGGAAGCCATTACCGGATTTTTTCACCCCCCCGAAAGCAAGGTGAGATTCCGCCGCGATAGAGCCACCGTTCCAGTAAATCATTCCGGCATCACATTCGTCCCTCATTATGCGGGCTTTCCTAAAGTCATTAGTCAACACTCCAACAGAGAGACCATACTCTGTGTCGTTGTATATTCTTATTGCGTCTTCGATTGTGTCAAAGGGTATGATGGCCACGTGAGGACCAAACACTTCTTCTCTTAGGTAGGGCGCTTCATGCCCTCTCCATTCAGACTTGTAGACTGTTGGAGTGCAATAAAAAGCTTTATCGTTTACTGTCTCATATTCTGGCTCCAATAGGACTTCCGCTTTTGGGTCTGACAAAACCATGTCGTTATATTTTTTTATCTTATTAAAACCTTGTTCGTTAATGATTGGACCATAATAGATGTCTTCATTCGGCACAAGCTCTTCCCAAACCATGCCGTCGGGGCAACCAGAGGTGCCAAGATTAGACCTGAGTGGGTTTCCTGTTTTTAATTTGGAAGCTTCCTCTGCGAACGCCTTGGCGAACTGGTCATAGATGGTTCTTTGGACAATCATTCTTCCAGAGGAAACGCAGCGTTGTCCGGACAACTTAAAAGCGCTAGCCACTGCTGCTTCCATGCCCAATTTAAATTCAACGTCGTCAAAGATGATGCAGGCAGACTTGCTCCCTAATTCACAGGAGGTAGTTTTATGCCAAGACTCTGCAGCCACTTTACGAATGTGTTGCCCGACGTCGGCACTGCCAGTAAAGCAAATATGATCGACATCATCATGAACCAAAAGATCGCCAGCACCGCCGTCGCCATGCACCAAATTAACGACGCCGCGTGGGATACCAGCGTCCGCATAAATTTGGACAGCCATTTGAGTTGACATCGGAGCATCTTCACTTGGTTTAATTACTATGGTATTTCCTTCAACTAGCGCTGGGGCTGCGTTCCAAAACATACCAATTGCCAGCGGAAAATTAAAAGGCGTTACAATAGCTATTACACCTTTGGGCTTGCGAAGCATATAAGAATCTTTATCTTCTATCTCTGAGGCTACCGCTTCCCCGTGGGAATAGCGGCCAGACCCAAAAGCAAATTGCGCCATGTGCAGGGCTTCGTTAACCTCTGCGATAGATTCGTTGTAGTTTTTTCCGGTCTCCAACGAGATCACCTTAGCTAGCTTTTCTTTTCTTTCTTCGATCAGTTGAGCTACTTTGTTCATGTAGTCTGAACGCACGAACCTGCTGACTTTCCTCCATTTTTTAAAAGCTTTCCTTGCTGAGAGAACAGCTTTACTCACTTCGCTCGGTCCGCTATTCGGGTACGCTCCTTGAGCTTTTCCTGTTGCAGGATTAATCTTAGTGTACATTTCTGAAGTAGCTCTCCATTCTCCGTTTATGTAATTTCTCCCTTCAAAGTCTCTCATATCATTATTATCCTTTAGTGCTTTCCATGAGCTCTTTAACGCTGCCTTTACAAAATCCCGCGCCTTCTCTATTAATAAATTCATATATTACTCCCGTTAGCTCAGAGGGCTTTGTGAAAACCTGAGTTAGGCTTGGGTCTTCGCAAGTGATTGGCTTCTCTGAGTAAAATTCAGCATACCTTTTTTTCTTCCACTCGTCCATAACAGTCTTCACGTCTTCTACTTGGTAGGCTATGTGGTGTATTCCTCCTACATTGCCCCTTTCTTTTACCCAGTCTCCGACAATTGAGCCCTCTGTCCCGTCACTCACAAAAATTTCTGGAGGCGCATGAAACTCGCAATGAACGCTGTATACTGGGTCTACTGGTCCCGCTAAATGTGTTCCCATCAACGCCTTATAGGACCAGCTGTCTGTATCTGGATGCCTTGTCTCTGGTGGCTCTAACGCTAGGCAGTCAGCCCCGCTACCGTCATCAAATTCAATTCGGAATTCGGTTCCGAGAGCGTAGCCGAAAGCCTCTCTGAAGAAGGTGGCGGTTTTATATCTGTTATTTACTCTGTAGGCAATGTGGTCTAGTCTCATTTCTTATCTCCCCCACGAATCCATTGCCACAATATAGCTATTCCGATAGAAGCTAGCATCCACTTTATTGACTGTAGAGTCTCGGCTTGTTGTTTTAGTAACTCTAAAACTAATTGAAATTTATCTTCAGACACCGGTCGAGCCCTTCTTTTCCCTTTCCGGCTCAGAAGCGATAACGCTGACCTTGTTTGCGTTTAATAGGAAAGACTTAAAAAACCCCCTGTAATCAGAAAACATTTCCCTCGTCTCCTCTTCTATCTCCTTCCTTTTTAAAAGCTGTTCAATTATCTTATCTGCCATTTTAACTGGAGCCTTATCTTCGGTTTCCATTCCTATCTTATGGAGGCTTCTCGCTACCAAGTCTCCAACCCACCAGCCGGTATCGTGGTATTTATTATACTCAACGAAGTAAGTGTCTTCAGGGTATGGGCACTTGATGTCTAATAATTTTTTCCCTAACTTCGCTGCCATAGAATACTCTCCGATTTCGAAAAGAGACCGGACAGCCTCGAAGAGGGACTCGGATCTCTTGGGGTTTAGTGAGTAAGACTTAATCCAGTCTTTAATCGCTAGCCGCTTGTCTCCAGCGAACTTGTGAAGGTACCCCCTTTCTTTAAGGACGTACCAGTCTTCCCCGAAGTTCTCCATGTACTTAGTCCAGTAAAAGATTCCCCTTTTGTTAAACTCTATGGCGTTTTCGCGACCATACGGGAATAGGTCACAGTGATATTCTGAATTTGAATCCATTCCCGCATAATTAAAAGACTGACAAAGATAATAAAGGTGGTACGCTTCTTTTTCCAGCGTGCTTCCGTCGCGTAGTCTTTCAAAAATCTGATTTTCTAACCTCAGAACGTCTTGTATATATTTGATTGGGTTTTCGTAGCTTTTGCCTCCCCCCATAGGTATGTGCACAAAGTCCTGCGGCATCATTCCTACGTCTGGGCTTCTTGTCTCTTCTTTTCCCGCGTCAAGGTGCTTCTTTAGATGTATGGTTTCATGGGCAACGTCTTCAGCCCAAAACCACGGGAGACCCCACTTCCACATCCACATTCTAGCTATGCAGTGGTTGTCCGACTTCATTGTGATGTGCCAAGCTTCTTTTTGCTTTATGATTGACCAATCAAAGTCGTCTTCGACGAGAATCCCCTCGTCCGCATCTACTCTTAAAATGTAGTCGCACCCGTGGTCAGTTTTAGTCAGGAGGTCCCACGAATGCTGTCTATTAATGCCGTGCCCTTTCCAGCCGATCTCGCTATCGTAGAGTTTCCCGGGAATACCCTTTTTATCAAAGAGGTTTTGGATAAGTTCCTTAGTGTTGTCTTTGGAGCCGTTATCAACCAGCACCCAATAGTCGATATAATCCGCGCAACTCTCGAGCATTTTCTCTATGATCGCAGACTCATCTTGTACGTGGGTCCAAAGACAGACCTTCACTTCATTTTGTTTTTTGGCCATAATTTTTTAAGAAGTCAAATACATCTTTAAAGTTTTTCCCCCTTTTCTGTATTACAGTGTCGTTTCCTATCTTATTCTTCTCTAATTTAATTTTCTCTTTTGGCTGGACGTCTATATTTAGGAAGCCAACGTATTTTGACCTCGCTTCTCTTAAGGTTTCTGAGCCCTCTTTTCTTTTAAAAAAGGCTAAAGAATTTAAATAAAAACCTAAATCTAGTTGACTCCAAAACTTTTCGTCGGGATACTCTTCGAATAAATCCTTCCCTATTTTTACTTCCCTCATCCATTCGTTTCTTGATAAATCGTCGGGTATTTTTAAAAGTTGCCAAACCATTAATTGATATTTGTTTTTAACTACGGGCGGCTTGCCCTTTTTGTCAAAAATCAATCTCTTAGGTTGAACCTGTTTTTTCTTCCCCTTCATTGATATCCCATGCTACCATTTTTTTAACTAATTTGTCAAACGAAATTTTAGGTCTCCAGCCTAGCTCTGAGACTGCCTCCGTTGGGTCGCCTAGTAATAAATTAATTTCTGCTGGTCTAAAAAACTTGGCATCAATTTCGACAAGCGGTTTCCCGCTGTCTTTGTGGATAAGTTTTGCGGATTTGGGTAGGGGCACGTATTCTCCAAGCACACCTTCTCCGAGCTCTTGCCACGTTCCCTCTATCTTGGCGCACATAAACGCGGCATTAACAAAGTCTGCAATCGTGTGAGTCTTTCCACTGGCTAACAAAAAATCTTTCGGCTTGTTTCGGTTCATCATTAACCAGATTCCCTCTACGAAATCCTCTGAATCGCTCCAGTCTCTTTTGGCGTTTAGGTTTCCTAGCTTAATAGATTCAAAATCTTTTTTGTTTTTTATAGCCCAGTAAATCCTTGCTACTCCTTTCGTTATTTTTCTCGTTACAAACTCTTCTCCCCTTTTGGTTCCTTCATGATTGAACAGTATGCCGTGTACGGCGTACATGCCATAGGACTCTCTGTAAACTTTTACTATGTGCCTTGCTGCTGCTTTGGCTGCCCCATATGGGCTTCGGGGTTTGATGGGGTGCTTCATGTCTTGCGGGAAATAGTCTACGTCTCCGAATTCTTCGCTGCTACCTGCGCTATAAAATCTACATTGCGGCTTAAACTTTCTAATCGCCTCCAAGCAGTTTATTACTCCCAAGGCGTTGGTGTTGAAGACTTGATGCGGCATGTTCCAAGAGCATCCGACGAAAGAGTTCGCGGCGAAATTAATAAAGAAGTCAGGTTGGATTTCTCTGACTAAATTGTCTAGGCTAGTTGGGTCTGTTAGGTCTCCGTGCACCAACTGAAACTTGTTGTGGTTTATGAAGGCTTTGCAGTTGCTAAAGTTAGGATTTGAAGACCTTCTGACCATGCCGTAGACCTTGTACCCCGGCATTCTTAGAAGAAACTCGCACATGTTTGCTCCGTCTTGACCTGTCACCCCTGTTACCAATACGGTTTTAGAATTTATCATACGCTTCTCACCTCCTTAGCGTTCTTAAACCACTCATAGGTTGAAGATAAGCCTTCTTTTAGGGGGATTTGTGGCTCCCATCCATATTTTTTAAGTCTAGAGATGTCCATAACTTTTCTAAGCGTTCCTTCTGGCTTGTCTATTTCAAATTCGATGTCTCCGCTGTATTTCGTGGTCTCTTTTATGCTCTCCGCTAGTTCGGCTATAGAAATATCTTCTCCATAGCCCGCATTGAAATGGGATATTCCTTCTCCGTACATCTCTTCCGCTTCTACTTTATCTAATACCGTTAGGCAAGCAGAGGCTAAGTCGTCTACGTGTAGGAATTCTCTTTTCGCCCTGCCTGTTCCCCATATCTTTACGGTTTTATAATTGTATACATAAGCCTCATGGAACTTTCTTAAGAGCGCGGGTAGTACATGGGAGTTTTCAGGGTGGAAATTGTCGTTCGGACCATATTGATTGCACGGCATAAGGGATAAAAAATTACAACCATATTGTTTGAAGTATGACTCGCACATCTTAATGCCTGCAATCTTTGCTATGGAGTAGGGCTCATTTGTATATTCTAGGGGAGCTCTTAGCAGGTACTCCTCCTTAATTGGCTGATCAGTAAACTTAGGGTATATGCAAGAACTGCCTAAAAATAACAATTTTTTTACACCATGTTGATAGGCGGAATGGATTACATTATTTTGTATCTGTAGATTGCTGTATATAAAGTCTGCTCTGTACAGATTGTTGGAATGTATTCCTCCGACCTTTGCCGCGCAGTCTATTACTGTCTCTATGTTGTTAGATTTAAAAAAGTCTTCGACGTCTAGCTGTCTCGTTAGGTCAAGCTCTTCCCTGTTGGGTGTGAGTAGATTTTTGTGCCCAGCTTTTTTTAGAGCCCTTGCTATGGCTGAGCCAACCATTCCCCTAGCTCCTGCGATAAAAATGGTAGAATCTTTTGTCATGTTTTTTTAAGTTTAGTTAGGGCTTGTGCTATCACGTCATCCATGTCTAGGTATTTATAGGTCGCTAACCTTCCGATAAAAATCGTATGTTTTTCTCGATTGGCAAGCTCTTTGTATTTTTTATATCTGGAGACGTTGTCTCCGAAAGGCTTTGGGTAAAAGGGAGTGTTTGATTCGTCGTGTTCTTGTGGGTACTCTCTCGATATCACGGTTTCTTCGACGTCTTGTTCGTGCCAGTGAGAGTGGTCCACGCTTCTTGTCGAGTCTTTTTTGTTGCATTCGTTTAGCTGAAAAATGTCTTTCCTTTTGGGCGCGGTTTCTAATTGTATTAATAGCGAGCGATACTCTAGCCACCCGTAGCAGTAGTTAAAATACTCATCTATCTTGCCCGTGTAGATTAATAGGTCGCAGTCGCGCCTTCTCCACTCGCTCGTGTCGCAGCCAAGGTTTACCTTAATTCCATTAAGCATGTTTTGGAACATATGAGTGTATCCTTTCTCCGGCACGCCTTGGTGCTTGTCCGTGTGAAAACACGCACTGAAATCGTCTCTTAGCTTCGGCACTCTGGACGTGATGCTTGTCGGCAACTTCTCCCAAGGAACTCCCCACATTTTTTCGCTATAGTCTTTGAAAATCAGATCTATTATTTCTTCGGGAGTCTTCTTTCCTATTATTTTTTCGGATTCCCTGTTGAACGGTATGGGTATTATGCCCTCTTTGGTGTTCGCTTTTACCCTCAGGCAAACCTTATTGAATTTAGTATATCTATTTAGAAAATCCCAGACTTGATCGTTGTTTGTGTGGAATCCGTGCGGTCCATATTTATGAACGGTGACGCCGTTAATTTTTTCGTCGTAACAGTTTCCGCCGATGTGATTGCGGGACTCAAAAATTTCTACATCATAACCTTTTTCTCTTAAGGTTATCGCTGAGGTCACCCCGGCTAGCCCGCACCCTATTATATTTGCTTTCATCTATGCTTCATGAAGGCTGGTATTCTATCATAGTATTCTCCGAGAATAAATTTGGTATCGCTTGTGACGCTGCTCCCTTTTTCTTTGCGATTTTTGTAATTTGACTTAGTAATTACCCTAAGGTCAAAGCTAAGTCTAGTCTCTCCGGTTTCGTTTAGCTTATTCCCGTGCTCTAAGTTGTTGCCGTCCCAAACGTAGACTTCTCCGTAGTCAGCATTCATGGGGGAGTGGTCGCCTTTGTCTTCTTCGCTCTCTACCCATATTGTGTTTGAGTCATAAGCTTTTGTTATTGGCAGGTATATGTTTACCTCTCCCTCGGGGTGGTTGTACGTTTTATCCTTGTGAAACTCGAAGACTGCTATGTTGTCTGGCTGGTGAATCCTGAAGGTGGGATATTTTTGAAAATATATCTCCTCGTCAAAAATCGGAGCGATGATCTCTTTAATGAAGTGGTCGTATCTTTCTTTTAGTAAGTTATCCTGATCCATCCTGTCGTAGAATTTCCTATGGAGCTCTTGTTTCTGGTCGGAATGCTCTCCCTTTGATGAGGTGAGAACTCCCTCGAACTCGTGGTCTCCGTGTAGATTTTCTAAATTAGAAATTTTTAGATATTCTTCGGTAATCTTTCTGAACGGATACTTGTTCGTGTTATAGGAATATTTTTCCATAGTTATTTATATTAAATTAAATTTACTAAAGTCGCAAGGTTAGATTTTGGTTAGCAGTCCGAACCCGTTATACAGATTGATTGGGGCATATTCAAAGCTTTTTCGACTCGCAAAATCTTTGCACACTTTCCCTAGGTGAGGTAGAAATAATACATCATCAACGATAATATATTTGCACTGCATCACGTCTAGGTTTTCTAGGTCCCTGAGTAAGCCTTCGGGACTATGGTCTCCATCAACCACGGCTAGGACATGCTTGCCTGCGTATTTCTCTCTGTTGTCCGCGAAAAACTGATCGCTTGTTTCGTGGTAAAATTCAAAACTGTTTCCATATTTTTCTTTTAAGTATTCTATTCCTTTTTCCCATCTAGGAGGCGTATGTCTCTCTGGGCTTCTAAACGGATCTATGCTAATTAACTTCGCTTCTTCTTGCGCGTCTGGTTTATGACTGTCAACAAAGCCTGTGTAATTTTTGTCAGACTCTTGCGATTCTTCAAGGTGGCGCGTGTTTAATAGCCCGTCGTTTAGCGCTTCCAGTATAAAGCACGCGGACTTGCCCCAGAGGTGACCCGTTTGTATGACGATTTCTGGCTTAATATATTTTATTAATGAGTAGATTAATAGCCCTTGCTCGTCATACATCCACCCGGTGCACTTGGGCGTGCCCGTCGTCTGTTTAAGGGTTTCGATTGTGTCTTTCAGGTTGTCCATATCACTGGGGTGTGTCGTTTGCCTATTTAAAAATCTGGGAAAATTTTTCATCCGTAGCCTCTACAATTTCTTTGCTCGGCTCATGGCCGCTCAGTACCTCTTGGTCTTTCCAGTACCCGTCTTTCGTGAAATTAGATAACCACTTACTCGGGTCTATCAGTTCGTCAGCAAACCCATTGATAACCCTTAACCTCCACTCGTCGCCCCTGTCATCTACGTGGTGGTGTTGTTCTTCTATTGCGTTTATGCTGAAAACCTCAGGTATAAACATGAACTTGCTGGGGTAATATGTCGCCGCAAGCCACTGCTGGTAAGCTGAGCACAGGTCTGATCCGTCGTGCTTTATTGGGAACACTCTTTCGGCGAAGCTTTTTCTCAGCACACTCATGCACGCGTCGTGTTTTTTGACGCACTTAGGCTCTCCCTCTTTGACCATTCCTTCCGAAAGCTCCTCTCCTCCGTTTGAGCCCCATACATTCACTGTGTGCGCGACTGCCGCAATTGGATTCCATTCCTCTAAAAAGTCATAGATCCTGCTTAAAATTTTTTCTTTGTCATGTTTTTTTTCTGGGTAAGTCTTTACCTTAACGTCTTCGTCCATAAATATAAAATATTCATAGTCTTTATTTACGTTCTCGAAGAGAAAGTTTCTTCCCTCCGCCCACCTTAGGGTCTTTTCTCCGGCATCCTTTTTGGTTATGTCCGCAAGCGGGTCTTCGTCTGTGTACCAATTAAAACGGTAATAACCAGAAACGCTGCTGTCATACAGGTCTCTTTTTTCCACAGTAATTCGGTGGTTAACATACTTGCCCTGCTCTAATACGCAAAACTTTTTCATATTTCGTATCCGTTTCTTTTCAGCCAGTCGGAAATTTTATCGTCTTGATTTATCTTTTTTAACTGATCTTCTGTGAAGGCTTCCTTGTATTTGTTTGGCTTCCCGTCTTTCAGGTGGTTTGGGTGAAGCTGAGTGGATTGATCGTGTTGAGTTAGACTGTCGCTTATCCTCTTGGAGTTCTCAAACGAGAGCTTCTCTGCTATCCCCTGACTGTGTCTATCATCTAAGATTAATAAAAAATCACGTATGGACTCTACTAAATTAAAGTTTTTGTTTATGATGTCTTCTTCATATTTAAATATGATTACCTTGCTTGGATTCTCGCGCTCGTAGCTCTTGATGAAGTCGTCATAGTCTATCATCCACTTGATAAATTCTACAACGTTTCTCCCTGCGCCTGTGTGATCTCGAAAGGTTTCAAAGTTTACTTTATCTCTGTAGAAAAAAGAAGCCATTACGTCCCTCATGTCTCGATAGCTGTATACGGAGAGGTCTCTTTCGTTAAATTTTTCCATCCAATCTTGGTGGACTTTCATTGTGCTGTAAATTGAATTGTATCCAGCCTCTTTGAGGAGGCTTTTGATTATTCTATAGATTAGGGTAGACCCGCTCCTGTAATTGCCGCAGCACCATACCATTTTTTCGCCGTCTTCCATGTTATATTATCCTGCGATGATTGAACTTGCGCCAGTTCCAGCTTTTGTTCTTATAGATCTCTTTATACTCAGAGAAGTCGTTATGAAGGTTACGGCTAAACATGTTGTATACTGAGGCTTTCGTGTTTATTTTTTCTATCAAGTAGGTTATTGACGTCTCTAAGACGTGGAATTCGCTAGCGTTTTCTAGGACCTTGCACCAATCAAATAGCGTGAACCCATTTTCAAATGAGCTATCTATTTGTTTTCCTATTTTCGAATCGACAGGCACATCCCACCGGCTGAAGTCATGAGGCGGCGTTCCTATGTTTCGGTTTACAAATATGTATTCTTCATTATCCTTTAGACCCAGTACGTCGTAGTAAAGCCTGTTTTCCTTCTCTGTGTTTCTTTTAAAATTAAACCAATCCGCCCAGTCAGAATAATCTAAACCAACTAAGGCGAACTTCCTGAACATAACCGGGATCTCTTCTGGCGTTGACAGATGATTTGTGGGAACCACTATGATCTCATCTGGTGAGCCTTCTTTCCATCGAAATATTTTATCTTTACCGCAGGATTCGTAAAGGTCTTTATGCTCAAAGTCATCCTCGATACAGGGGTATTCGAAGTTGGTCATGTATTCTTTTATACTTTTGTATACTGGAACCACCGGCCAGATTACCCTGTATCCAAGGTGGCGAAAGTGGTAAGCTATTTTTTGAGTAAAAAATATGTCCCCTATTCCTTGGGGCTGCTTTATCAAGCACGTTTTCATTACTTAGTGCGACATCCTCCACGCGGTTCTATAACCATCAAGGAAAACATTTTCGAATTGCTTCATAACTATTTCCGCGCGGAACCCATCATAGGCGTTCCAGTCCCCGTCTTCGAAGTCTCCCTTCTTCATTGATCTTAAAATCTCTAGAATAGATTCATAGCTGTTATAGTAGATCCCTTTCTCTTTGAGCATATGTAAGTGTGCTTGGTCGTTTCCTCCCCACCCAGTTATTACGGGCTTATTTTTTAGAGAGAATTCTGCAATCGCCATTCCAAAAGACTCGCCCATAAATCTCGCGTGAATCATCGCGTCGCAAGTGTTTATGAATTCGGTTTTGTAAACCTCATCGGCTGTTGCCGGCAGATATTTGACACGTTCATGCTCTAGGAAGTTGTTGGTGTTTAGAAAAATAAAATAGACATCTTCTCTTTCGTCTAAAACTTTCTTGATAGCCTCATGAACGAAGGGGACATCGAACTGGTCTGGTCCGCCTGTCCTCCCAAAAACGGTTGCGTTCTCTGGGATTTCCAACTTCTCTCTTAGGTCTGTTTCGACGTCTGGTACTTCGACTATGTAGGGCACAAACTTTTCTTTTCCCTCGGTGACTTTTAGGCTAAGCCATTCGGAAATATACGCATATACATCTCCGTGGGGCTCGTGGTTTTGAAAGACTGCGTGCACGCAGGTTTTCGTCTTCTCTGAGACCTTGCCGTCAAACTCTCCGCCTTTTTGCATGTATAGAACATCGACCTTTTCTTGATCTAATATGTCTTGGACCTCTTCCCATTTGTCATATCGAAATACTTTAAAGCGCTTTTCAAACTTCTCAGCAGCGAGCGGGTGCTCGAATCTTGAGGTGGTGGGTCCAGCAATGTATATAGACTCGTTGTCTAGCATCGTCTCGTTGTAGTGGGCGTATCTGTAGGTTGCAAGCTCAGTGCCCCTTACGTTAATTTCGTTAGTGTGGAATGCTACTTTCATCTTAGTGAGGAATTGCTGATTTATAAAAGCCGTTTTGGCTGCCTTGAATTGTTATCCCCGGCTCCCACCAGTAGGTTTTTATATCTAGTTTTTTAAATACATAGGCTAACTCAAAGTCAATAGGCAAGTCTATGGGTAAAAGGTCTTCCATCTCCATTATCTTTTTTACGACACTCTTTTTAATTATGTAAGAATCTAGGCACTTTGTGGCTGGGTGGTCTTTTAGGTGGGCGACCTTGCCTTGCTCCTTGATCGGTATGCGCAGGTTTGCTCCGGTTCCGATCATTATTGTATCCCAGTCTTTGGGGGTCTCTTTTAGGTTCGTGTTAAATAGCTCTGCGAATTCTGTAGCGAAAAAGACGTCGTCTTCTAATACTAAAAAGTTCTCACCGTCTTCCTTTAAGATCTCTTGAAAAATAGTATAGTGCTTAAGTGCTACTGATCTTTCTTGGGGGGATAGCCTTCTCGCTGTGTCGTGCACTTTCGGGTATGCGTAGCTTATTTTTTCTGTCCATTTTTCCGCATTAGTTCTCCAAAAATTATCGGGGTACGTCTCGGTCTCGACCCACTGAACGATATCTATTCCGTTGCGCTCAAAATACTGAGTTAAAAATTCCTTCCTTGGCTTAAGCGGCGTATAGTGTGCGACGAAAACTTTTTCTACGTTTAATTTCATGTCAATTTTTCCATTAAAAAAATAAATAAATTATGTTCTGTGTAGTATTTCCTTTTCGATTCTAATACATACTTGTGGTACGGCTCTGCGGGAAAGCTAATATGCTTTTCTAGTTCTCCTATGACGTCCTCTCTTTCTGGGAAAAAAATCGCAAAAGATCTAGAGTCATAAGCTTCATGAGCCGTGCTACAACCATAGTAAATTGGAACGCAGTTGTTTAAAAAGCAATCAAATAATTTCTCAGATAGATAGTATTTTTCGCGAGCGTTGTCTATTGCTATGCTGTATTTATAGTCTCTTAGACCGTCCACCTTTAGCGCTGGCGCTCCTTTGTATCTAGAGTCCTGTATGTCCCATCCCCTGCCGTAGATGTCACAGTTCAGGTCTGACTCTAATATTTTTTTAAGTAGTTTTTCTTTTATGAGGTAGTTAGAGTCTGGGTGCTGCGGGGCTCCGGCTAGCGCGTAATGATTCGCTACAAAAAAAGACAATTTCTTCTTGTAGAATTTGTTGTCTACTTTTGGGTGAAAATCTATGTTGCTTAAGTACTCCGTGGGACTCGGTCCATTTACAAAGTGCGACTGCTGGTCATTTCTGGAGTCTTCGTTAAACATGAATGGGTGTCTGTGTACTACGTTGCTTCCCTTAACGGTTTCATCTGGGGTAACCACTAATTTGCACATGGTCGCTAGGCTTCCCCTTGAGTTGAGGCTCCAGCTTGCTTCCATTCCTACTAAAATATTTTTTTCTTTTGCCGTGGTTAGCATCTCTTCTCCGTGACATAGTGTTACTAGATAATCGAAGTCGTCGCCTGCGGTAAGCTCAAAACATTCTGGGGGTACTCCCCAGTTGTGGATCATCCTTTTGTTGGTGGCTTCTGGGCTTGACCAAAAGCACGTGAACTTCAGTTTGATTTTGCTACTCATTTAGTTTTTTATCGTTTCTAGGTTTTCAAAGTGAGCGTCTTGAAGCCTTTCTAGATCCTTGAGCGTCTTCAGTCCTGTCTCTTGGGTCACCATTTTTTCATAAAGAGCCGTGTCGTCTGTCCATTCTCTGCCCGTCCAAAATTCAAAGCCGCATATATCTTTCTTGTAGAGCGAGCAGTCTCCGTAGCTTAGACCCATGTATACGTAATTATTATTTTCTTTGGCGTTTTCAATTTCAACATGGAGGGAGTAGATCCCTAGCCCCAGCCTCGGCTCAGCATAGTCCCAGCAAAATTGGCTAATTACCTTGGCTTTATCGTAAATGTGGTGGCAGCTAAACGCTACGATTTCGTTACTCCTTAGATAAAAAATTATCTCTCTATTACTTGCTCTTTTAAATACGTAGTCATAGAAATATTCTTCGTCCTTTTCCGAAAGCTCCCTGCTGAACTTGTGTTTGATGTAGGCTTTGCATATCTCTCCCATCCTCTCTTCTTCTGCGCTCGTTACATCTTGCACTCTTTTACTGTAATAGGTCACCTTGTTTTTGCTTTTAGACTTTTTTCTAACAGACTTCCTCCATTGAAATTTCTCTAAATTAATCCTCGTCTGCCTGCCTTGGAACCATATGTTCTTGTGGTCGCTCCAGTATTTAGATAGCTCTATTGAATCAAAAACGGGTATGAATCCGGACTCTAGAGCTTCATTCTCCTCTCCGTGCTCTATCTCTGCGTAGCTCAGGCTATAGTATAAGTCGTGATGATCTGCAAAATCTCCAAAGATATGAGAATAGAAAAATTTCATTTAGATTTTGGTCCAATCCCTTTGGGCTTGTTTGGCTTAAACTCGTAGGAGTGGCTAGAGTCTGTGTCTTCTGTCACCCACTTCTCGCTGCCTTCTGCAGTCCATATGTGCGTATTAAACTTTCTGTCTAGAATTTGTTCTCCTTGCTTAACTGAGAATGCGGGCTCGTGAACGATTACTCTGTTGTTCGGCTGTATTGCGTAGTTACCGTTGTCTAGCTCTATGACGTGCCCACACTTATGGTGTCCGGGGTCTTCTGATATGGATGAGTTCGTATATTGTTCGTCTGCTTCTGCCCAGTCAAGCGTGAATAGGTACCTGCCGGTGTATTTATTTTTTCTTCTGCTGGTGAATGACATTTTTTTATTTTTAAGCCAAGGGAATTGAGTTACGCTTACGTGATAGCTATAGCTATCCCACAGCACTAGCTCGTCTAGCTCTTGCTCTTCTGATTCCTCTTTCCAACAGAAGGCATGTATCGGCATGCGCCACCATAAACCTCCGTCTTCGTTTACGAAATGAAACAGCGGCGCGTAGCCCGGAATGCTTGATACCCCAAATATTAACGCTGGGTACTTCTTTTCAAAAGAGTCTTCTTGGTTCCTCAAGAAATTTCCCCTAACGTAGGCGGTTATTACTGGTACTGGAGTATTAAGGTAAGCCATATCATTCTGTCCATTCGCTTATTTCTTCTTTAGCTTTTTTAAAATCTTCACTATAATTGAAGCATAGCTCCTCTCCTTTTTCAATTTTTTTAACAGTGACGTATGCTCCTTCTGGATATAAAAACTTCACGTTTGGTTCCTCTGAGTGATTTAATAAATAAATACAGCCCCCTTCTATGTCTCTAGGCATGTTTGAGCAAACAGCCACGCTCCCTTCCGTTTCCTCGCAAAAATCATAGACTAATTTTTTGACTCCTTCATCTAGGTCCTCGATCTCTTCCTTTGGGTAAGAGTACCACCTTTCCCACGGCACAAATACCTCATAAGCGCTAGAAAAGTAAGCCTCGAAAAGCTTGGTTTCCTTGGGGATATCCTTTATAGCAAACACCCCCACTCCCTCTATTTTTGAGGGCTTTATTCTACATAAGAGCTTGTCACCTAAAAAGTCCAGAAAAAGTTGCTTGTTCATTTTGTAATCCGATTTTTAATAGATAATTGTCTAGTAGTATATGGTCTACATTGAAGTTATTCCATATTTTTTTGTATAGTTCTGGGGTTAGTTCTAGATCCTTGAAGTCTTTCCAGTCGTCTATTATAAGGAACGGATAGTCTCTGTAATATTTTAAGTTTAAACTACGGGTTACGATTGGAATAGTCCTCATGTAGAAACACTCCCAGTGCTTATGACAGTCTATGCCGTTGCCGTTTGGAGATAGAGCGAAGAAGCTTTCCCCCATGTCTCTCAGGTAGCTCGGGAAGCTCTCCCTTCCTGCCATTTGTAGTCCGGTTTCCTGTAGGCATTTTTGCCTCTCGGGTGGATTTGTTCCTATATCGAAATTGACATATACAAATCTTTTTTTGTTTTTCCAGTGCTCCGCGTCTATGGCTAGGTCCATTGTTCTTTCGTTGCCGTGAGCCCATTTAGGGTTAGCTAGACCTATGGGTATGGATCGAAGCTTGGGGTGGTCGGCGCTTATGTTTTGTCCGTACCATTCTTCTACCAAGGGGTTGTCTAGATATTTCAAAAATCTATGGTCAATCGCCTCGTCGGAGTTGTGTGTAATTATTTTAAATGGAAAATCTAAATGTATATACTCAAAAAAAGTAGCGATGTACTCAGTCTTAATGAAGACATAATTGTTCTCTAGGTCCTTTCTAACCTTAAAGTCAAAGTGGGGTTCTCTGGCGGATGAATAATGTCCGCTAGAATACTTGCAAATATTCTTAAACGCATTGCCGCTTAGGTATTTGTACCCCATCTTTATTTATTCTTCCAGAAGTCGTATATTTTTTCTTCGACTTCATACTCGTCCCAAGACTGCCTTGGTCTATCAGGTTGAACCTGTGCCCACTTCCACATGTCTCTTAAGCCCTTCTCGAGCGGGGTATTGTTCTTGTAGTTCAGTAGCCTTACTGACTTCTCGAAAGAAGCCCACGCGTTTTTAACTTCGTGCCTTTTTTCATGGTACCTTACGTCTCCGCTCTCAATAACTTTCATGAGTATTTTCGACGCTTGGTTGATGGTGTATTCTTTTGTTCCTCCTAGGTTAATGATTTCCTTTGAGCACCCCGGGGAAACCGCCGCGGTCCATAGGCAATGCAACGAATCATCTATACAGCTGAAGGCTCTTTTCTGCTCTCCGTCTCCGAAGATGCTGAATGGTTGTCCGTGTAGGTGTTGGTACATCCAAATTCCCAAAACATTTCTGTACCTGTCCCAGATGTTTTGCTTTTTGCCGTAGACGTTGTGGGGTCTAATTATGCAATAGTCTAATCCGTGCTGTTTGCCGGCGACATTGATGTCCATCTCGCATGCGTATTTCGCTATGCCATATGGATCAATGGGCTCTGGGGTCTGGTGCTCCGAGAAGGAAGTTGTAAGTTGGCCATCTCTGGAGCTCATTCCTGCGTGTCCATATACAGCCATCGTGGAGGTGAAGACTAGTCTCTCTACTTTGTGGTTTATACAGTTATTTATTATATTAGCTGTAGCTACCGTGTTGTTAAGGTAGTTGTATTTCCTCATGAAGGGGCTAAGTCCCTCAGCCGCATAAGCTGCAAAATGAAAAACGTAAGCGATGTTGTGCTTCTCGAGGATATCTGAAACTGAATCGTGGATTAGGTTACGCTTATAAAACTTAACTCTTTCGTCTACGTTGCTTTCGTATCCTCCGCTTAGATCGTCTACCCCGACGACGCCGATCTCTGGTCTGTTCTTTAAGATCCAATCGGCAAAGTTAGCTCCAATCAGTCCCGCTACGCCAGTAATCAGTACTTCTTTTTTCATATGTTTTTTTTATTTTCCCAGTAAAACTTTTCGTACGGGTACTGTTGCTTGCAGGGATCCTTTTCCTCAACCCTTGTTCCGTACTTAGATAGTTTTAGTATGCCCCTTGGTGGAGATTCAGGACTTGGTTTATATTTTACTTCGTGCATTACTTCCCTGTTGATGTGGAAATATTTGTGGTTTATGAGTCTGGCTTTTTTTTGCGCGAGCGTGGAGTCGGCCGTTTGTTTCGTGCGGTTTATGATCCCTTTCATTATCAGGTAGTCCGGAAACTGGTCCAGCCCCCTGCTCTTTAGCATCCTCCACTCAAAGTCTCCGTCTTCTGACCCTACGCCCAGCAGTCTTTCGTCAAACCAGTGATTCTCGTAAACCTCTTCCCTGTTCAGAAAAACGTGGCTCCAGCTTGAGTTTATTTTAAAAGATTTCAATGGCATTTTTTCTTGTCGCTCAATTGAGGCTTCAAGAATCGGCCAGAACTCTTCAGTTAGATAAACGTCATCATTTAATAACAGGATATTCTCCGTCGGACAGTTGAGGATAGTGTTATTCCACATCTTCGCTAAAGACCTGTGGTCTGTGAAAAACATCGGGAATATTCTTTTGTGACTAGCGCAGAAAGACAACATTTTTTGCCTGTAGGTCTCGTCGAACTCTTTCTTGCAGTCGCCGTTCACAGCAACGACGATATCAATGTCGGGCTTGAGCTCTTTAATTGAGTCAACTAAGGGCTCGAAGAATGCGTGAAAGCGCTTGCTGTATGTTACTATGCCTATGGAGTATTTCATTTGTTAGCTTGAGGATAATTTGATCCTAGAGTAAACGTAGTCCCTGCGATCTTTCATGTAGTCTATCAGTTCTTTCCCTTTAATATCGTCGAACCATTTTTCGTGTGTCGCGCCGACCATGTTGCTGGTGATTACTTTTACGTTCATCATTCTAGCTTCTGCGACAGCCCTACAGAGGGTTTCTGGGGTTAACGGGTAGAACATAAGCGCTGCGTTCAAGCCAAGCTTACGAAGGAATTGGTGGTAATCGTCGTCGTGTATCAGGTCGTAGTTGAATTGTTTTTCTATGCAAATTTTTATAGCTTCCGGCACCCCTTTCTGCCAGTAGTGAGACTTTATTACAGAGCACATCTGCTTTTTTTCTTTTACCTTTTCCATCTCTTCTAGAACCTCAAAGTCTTCATCTGACCAAAGGTTACCGGAGACGTTTACGGTAGAGTCTTCCACGTCTAGGTTCAGGTTGTATATCTTTTGCTGCAGGGAGCTCTGGCACATAATGACTACCGCTTTTTCGTGGAAGTCTTTATTAATTATGTCGACTTCCGGCACCTTGAAGTCGTCGTAAGCAGCGGGGTTTGTGTGCTTCACGAACTTGTAGTCGTGAGCATAGATAAGATACTTAAGGCTTGATAGCTTCTCTCTGGCTTCTGTAGATAGGTGAAAAAAGTTTGAGACTATGAAGAAGGAGTCCTTTTCTTTCTCTAGAAACTCCTCGGTGATGTTTGAGGTTTTGATTTTTTCTATATCTTCGCCCTTATTTTTGAAGACTTTATATATCTCTTCATCATTTAGAGCGGCACCTCCAATAAAATCATCTATAAAAAAATCACTAGCAAGTATATAGCGCATCAATTAGATGCTACCAGTAATGAATGAGCAAGTCAATTTAGTTTTTGAGGCTATCTATCTTCTCTTCTAGCCTGTCAAACCTGTCGTTCATTCTATCTGAGAACATCTTGAAGTCTTCTTTTGAGACATACTTCTCGGGAAGGGAGAGAGCGAGGTCGGTGTATTTTTCTTTGATTTTATCTATGTCGTCGTGATGCTTAATCATTAAGTCGTGGTGTTCAGACTTGATTTCATTAACGTGACCGAGAATCATTTTAAAGACCCATCCACCCATGAGGGTGACAATGCCAACAGATATATTAACTAATATTTGGTAGTCCATCTCTCTTTTAAATACACTTTGTTTCTTAAAGAAGTGTAATTTATTGTATATGTATTTTTATGCATGCCCATACTGCCCGCCGAGCTTAGAGTCTCGCTTATATTCTGAGAAAGTAAAGGAAAGTCAGTGCGGTCATAAAAAAACATTTTTTGGTAAAGACAAAGAATGCAGGGAGGACAACTATGAATGTAAGGTGTCGATGAAGTGCGAGAAATGCGGGGAAGTCTTCAAAATAACCGAAGGCTTTCTGGGCAGGCAGAAAAGGAAAATAAAAGACGGATAATTTTTAATATTTATTACTATTTATTTACTCAAAAAAAAACCCCAGAACTGACTCAGTTCTAGGGGTGAGTGTGGAATTAGGGGGTGCCTACTTCTTTTTCTTGGTCGTTTCCGTTACGGCTGATTCAGCCTTAACGAATGGAACGGTGACACTGACTCCCGTTGTGGAAGCTGATGCACCTAGGTAGCCATCTTTATTGGCGTTAGGTCCAATTGTCATTGTACTCGAACAACCTGACGCCGCGAAAAGCAGCGTCCCTACAGTTAGTGTTACTAGTGTTTTCATGTCTATTCTCAAAAATCGTCTACCAAGGAGCCGGACTGCTGGTAGTCCTTAACCTTTCTTTCAAAAAAGTTCGTCATAGCGCGGGTGTCCACGACCTCGGATAGCCAAGGGAATGGATTCTCGTCGCTTTCAAAGCGAAAGTCAATCCCAATTCCCTCAAGCCTTCTGTTACCTATGAATTGCATATAGTTTATAAACATGTCAGCGTTCAACCCGAGTATGCCCCTAGGGAGCACGTCGTGAGCGTAGGAGATTTCCAACTCTACTGCCTTTTTGATGTGTTTAACAGTTTCTTCTTCGAATTTTTTCGTCCATATGGACGGATGCTGTTCCTTGATTGAGTTGATTAAATATGTTCCGAACTGTATGTGAAGGCTTTCATCTCTTAACGTGTATCTAATTTGGTCAGACAGCCCGGGAAGCTTGTTCTGCCTGCCTAGAGCTAGCAGCATGGCGAAGCCGCTAAAGAAAAATATCCCCTCACAAACTATGTAGTAGGTGACGAGGTTTCTTAAGAATTCTTTTTTGCCTTCGGCGGTTCTCGTGGTAAAGTCTTGCTTGCTAACGTCCGCTGTTATTTCTATCAAAAAATCATCTTTAGCTTTGATTGAGGGCACGTTGAGGTAGGCTTCGTAAACGTCGCTAACCTTTAGCGAGAAGGAGTCGCAGCAGGTGACAACTGTCCAGTTATGTAACGATTCCTCGTATGCCTGTCTTAAAATATACTGTCTACACTCTGGGTCTGTCACCCACCTCGCCACGGTAAGCAGCAAGTTGTTTCCCACTAAAGACTCGCTTCCAGCAAAAAAGCCTAGGCATCTTTTTACTAGTAGTTTTTCGTCGGGCGTTAGTGAGCCATTTTTCCACTGGTCTACATCGTCGTTCATGTTCACCTCTGATGGCGACCAATTGTTTGCCACGCCTTTTAGGAACAGGTCCCAAACAAAGGGGTGCTTGTGGGGCAGGATTTGGTTTACTCCCGCTATTTCTTCTCCGAGTATTAATCCGTCTTTCATTATTGGCAGCTTTCACATGTGGGGTCTAAGATTGAGCAGGCTTCTGCATCGTTCGGTTCGGTGGATTTCTCAATTTCGCTTGCGCTTTTGTTTCTTAAGTAGTACGTGCTTTTAAGTCCTCTGTTTTTAGCATGGATATATAAATCATTCAAGTACTTTAACGAGCTAGCGTTATTAAATAGGTTCAACGATTGCCCCATGTCAATCCACTTTTGCCTGACCGAGGCACAATCTATTAATTTAAATTGGTCTTGGTCAAAGGCGGTCCTGTACCTATCTTTTAGTTCTTGCGGGAGGTCTAGCTTGCTTACGTCTCCGTCTACAGCCTTTAACGCCTCGCTTAGACCTGTGTTCCAAAGCCCCATCTGCCTACATTCGTCCACAAACCACTCGCTAGTTATAAAAAGATTCCCCGATTTATTTTCGTAGACGAAAAAAGTAGAAAAATCGGGCTCAATAGAAGGAGAGCAACCTTGAATGTAAGATATAGTAGCAGTAGGAGCAATAGCCATAGTGTTACTATTACGCATGCCGCTGTCTCGTATGTGGCTTCTAACGTTTTTCCAATCCAGTTCGGGCGCATACTTTTTTCCCCTATGGAGGATAGGCTTAGAATCTAAATAGTCCATAAGATATTTATACGAATCAATTGGTAGAATGTTTTCAGACCACAGCGAGCCTTCGTATGTTTCGTATTTTCCGCGTTCTTTAGCTAACTTGCTAGAGTTTAGCAGACAGTGGTACGATATGAATTCATATAGTTCGTCTGAGAACTTAACTGCTTCGTCAGAAGAGTAGTCTATTTTATAAGAGTGAAGGACGTCAGCCCAGCCCATAGAGCCAGCGCCGACCGGTCTGTGAAGCATGTTGGCTTTTTCAGCTTCTTTAGTGGGGTAGAAGTTCAAATCAATTACGTTGTCTAGCATCCGCATTTGAGTTGAAATCGTTTTGGCCAGCAGTTTAAAGTCTAGCTTGCCGTTGTCTTTAATGTGTTCCTTCAGGTTGACGGAGCTTAGGTTACACACCGCTGTCTCTCCAATCTCTGATTTCTCGCCCCCCTCAAACCGCGATGGCTTAGTGTGCAGGAATATCTCTGTGCATAGGTTCGAGCTATGAATTACTCCTTCATGACTGTTTGAGTATCTGATGTTCGCGTTATCTTTGAATGTAATCCAAGGGTGTCCCGTTTCGAACAGCGACCTTAACATTTTCTTCCACAATTTCTTGGCTTTTATGATTCTAAAATTGGTAATTTCTCCATTGTCCGCTTTGCGGCAATACTCTTTGTATTTTTTTTCAAACTCTTTCCCGTATAATTCGTGAAGACCTTTTGCATCTGAGGGAGAAAAGAGGTACCAGTCTTCATTTCTTTCGGCGCAGGCGAGGAAGAAGTTAGGGACCCAGTTCGCCGTGTTTAGGTCGTGACACCTTCGGCGTTCATCTCCGGTGTTTTTCTTTAGTTCTAAAAACTCTTCGATATCCAAGTGCCAAGTTTCAATATACGCACAGCCCGCGCCGGGTCTCTTACCTCCTTGATTAACAGCCACTAATAGGTCGTTATAGATTTTAAGCCAAGGCACCAGACCGCTAGAGGTTCCATTGGTGCCCTTGATGTGAGAACCGGCAGACCTGAAGTTCGTAACGTCAAAGCCTAATCCCCCAGCATATTTAGATTTCCTAGCCTCTTGCCACGCCCCCTCGAAGATACCATCGATACTATCTTCAAAAGTATTAAGATAACAAGAGCTAAGCTGACTACGAACGCTCCCACTATTAAAAAGGGTAGGCGAAGAGCAGCACAGTCGAAACGACGAAAGCACTTCATAAAATTCTATAGCCTTTTCTTCTTTGTTCTCTTCGTCCAGAGCCAGCCCCATTGCGACCCTCATCCATAGGGACTGGGGGGATTCAAGCCTGCGGTCACCAATTTTGTGCAGGTATCTGTCATATAAAATTTGCAGACCTAGATATTTAAACTTGGAGTCTCTGTCTATCTGAAGGACTCCTGCTAGTTTTTTTAGGTCATATTCTAAAAGCTTTTCAGATAGTATACCCTCGTTAACCAAGAGCTTTATGTTTTTGATAAAAGATAACTTGTACTGATGAGCGAATGCGTCTTTATCAACACTGCTGCCGAAAACCTCTTTATGTATGTTGCCCGTTAAGAGTCTCGCCGCGACCCTTGAATAGTTCGGCTCTTTGTCCATCTTGGTTCTGGCGGACATAATTAGAGCCTTATCTATCTCTTTCGTGGGAATTTTGTCATACAGCTGGACGTTCGCGTCTATTACGACTTCGCTAGCCGACACGTTTTCTAGCCCGTGACATGCACGCTGCACGCATAGGTTGATTTTGTTGATGTCCAGCTTGGCAATTCTGCCGTTCCTCTTCTTGACTGTAAGTTTTGAATAGTCCATGTAGTTTAAATTTCTCTGCCCCCCGGGGGAATGATTGATTTGTCTTCTTCTAATTTCATCAGGTGAGCTTTTGTGTAGAGTATTTTGTGCTCTTTGTGATGGTCTGACGGGTAGTAGTCTAATATTCTGTTAAGTTGAAATTTTACTGGAGAGTTAATAAATTGAGCCTGTTGTTCTTTTGTGTAGTACCAAAAGCTATTGCTGTTCCAGAAAGAGACGTGCGTTGGGTCCTGAAACGCGCCTCTTCCGTCTGTGCTGGGAACTTCAATCAGAGCCCAGCCGTAGGGAGCTAGGCATCTGTATATTTCTTTCATGGTCTGAATGGGGTCCTTGAGGTGTTCTAGCGAGTCCTGCATTCTTATGACTCCCACGCTGTTGTCCTCAAACGGCCAAGGGGCTTCGTCTAGATTGCAAACGATGTCCACTTCTGGGTAGTCGTACGCGTCTACGCCAAGCCATCCTTCTTTTTTGAATCTGTGACAGCATAGGTCCAGCTTTTTTAGATTGTTTATGTCACTCCATTTGGCTGCCAAGTCTTCAATGTATTTATCGTGAAGCGCTCGCGTCAGGTCTTGAATCTTTGCATTTTTTTCTCCGTAGCAAGTATTTTGCCCTTCATTTACATGGTATCTATACAGGGCTTTGTCTATGAGCTTGACCTTCCCGTGTATATAGGTCCTGCACAGGATATCGTGGTCGTCACAAACATCTAGGTTTTCGTCGTGTCCCCCAATTTTATTGTAGAAGCTTCTTCTCCAAGCCCTTATGTGGTTCGGGGCATACCATATGTAGCCGAAGCTTGCTGGTTGGGGCTCGAAGCATAGGGTGATATTCCTGCCTGTCTCTTCGTCTTTTCTGTATTTCCACCCCCAGTATGGGTTGTAGGGAGTCTCGGTTTTTTCTCCTCGGTATTGGTAGCAATGGGTGTGTGCGAAGTCTACTGATTCGTCGGAGAAGGCTTTGTCCAACTCTTCTAGGCAGGTTGGCTCTAGTTCGTCGTCGTGGTCAAATTCGGCGACTACTTCTCCTGAAGCTGCCTCGCAACACATTTTCTTTAACCTTCCAATGTATCCAGAGTAATCTCTGAATTGCTTTACTACAGTTTTGCTTGCGACATCTTCCATTCCGTTGTCCTCGAGGAGCTTGCCAACCTCTTTCGCCACTCCCAGTCGGGATTGGGGTTCTGCCGCTTCGCCATTTAGCAAGATTACCCACTCATAATCTTGGTGAGTTTGCTCCTGCAGGCTTTTGCCTGCTCGCACGAGAAAGTCTAGTTTATGACATGGAGTAAAGACTGATATCTTCATTTCGATTTGTCCCTTGGGTGCTTCATCCCTTTTCTTTTCTTAGTGTAGTCTTTAAAAAATTCTTTTTCTACGGGGTCGTGCCCCAAGCTTTTTTTTCTCTTTTCGCTTAGCTCCTTCGACCTGTCCCACAGGTCTCCTAGGTTTTGAGATTTGTTTCTGGTTTTTTCCGCAAAGTCTTTTGGTGAAAAGGGGTCTATTTTAGTGTCTACGTTCGTATTTGGAGCGGTGAAAACTCTGTTCCATTTTACGCCCTCTTCGTCTATATAGGCGTGGAGTTCTTTAATTTTCTGTATGACTTCTATAATTTCTCCGCTTTCGGGATGTTCAAAGATGTATGTAGGCATGCGCATAAGCTAGTCAGTATAGTCTCTGAGCGCAACTTTTTTAATCACGTCTGCGGCGTTTTCGTCTCTATCGTGGGTGGTTCCACACTCCGGGCACTCCCACTTTCTAATGCTAAGGTTCAGTTTCTTTTCCATTTTAAAATCGCAAACTGAACAAGTCATTGTGGTCGGTTCAAACCTGCCAATACTTATGATGGTTTTCCCTTGCCTCTCGGCTTTGTACTCCATGTTCTTTTTAAACTCAAACCACGAGGCGTCGCTAATAGACATAGCTAGGTACTTGTTGGATTGTTGCATGTCTTGAATGGAAAGCGTCTCAAGAGCAACGGCGTTAATCTTGCTGTCTGAGATAATGCCGTGTGACGTTTTGTGGAGGAAGTCGTTTCGACAATTACTAATCTGCTGCCAAATTTTAGCTACTTTAATTTTTTGCTTTTTGTAGTTCTCGCTTCCGAGTTTTTTCCTAGACATCCTGCGCTGTTCTTTTGCTAATTTTTTATGAAGAGCCTTGAAGTGCCTTGGGTTTCCGATCTTCTTTCTGACTCCCTTAACGGCGGACAGTACCGCAAACGTTGTGGTCCCTAGGTCTATGCCTACGGTGTTTTTTTCTCCAAACTTTTTCTTGGCAGGTTCTTTACCCGCTAAGGTCACATTCACTGCTGCGTGGTATTCTCCGCTGGGATTTATGCTGACGGTAATGGTTTTTGTTTTCGCCTTACCCTCTTTGATTGCTTTCTCTAATTCTATGTCCTTTTTGTTTATGGTCAATTTCTTGCGATGAATCTTGACCTTAATGTCGTCAGGGAACTTAGGTAATTGGAGCGTGGAGTTGTCCCAGTTTAGTTTTGCTGTGTCTACGGCGAATGACTTCTTGCCATCTCTTTTACTTTTAAACTTGGGGAAGCCCGGTTTTTCTCCGGCTTTATGCCGCCTGAAAAAGTTCTTGAAAGCGGTGTCTAGGTGAAGCGCCGCTTGGTGGAGTAGCTGAGAGGCGCACTCTTCTAACCAAGGGAATTCTTTTCTCCAGTTTTTTATTTCTCTTTTGGTTTCGAAGACAGACATAATGGACAGGTCGTTGTCTTTTAACCATTTAGAAAACTTGTCCTCTGAGCCTGATTCTTTGTACAGTTTTTTCTTAGCGTCCCAGTCGTTCTTTTTCATCTCCAAGCATTTGTTGTAGATTTCTACTGCGGCATTAAAGCATTGATGTAGAATAGCTTTTTGAGAATCAGTTGGATAGATTCTGAACTTCAGGACTCTTTGTACTTCGTTTTTCATTTAGCAACAAGGTGACGTTTAAATATGTCCCCTCGGAGCCGAAGCTCCGAGAGGACTGATAGGTAATTCTCTGGCTGAGACTCTAATGAGCTACTCATATCTCCGAGAGCGTTACTTCGGACGCGACCCGCCCTAGAGTTCCTTTTGGGGAACTAACCTGAGTCTAAAGAAGTTCTGAAATCCTGTCAACACTATTTTCAATAGAAAATTTCTCTTGTATCTTGAGACCATTTTCGTTGATTGGATTTGATTTATGATTCTCTATTGCCTTTTCGCAGGCGGCAATAAATTCGTCTTCGTGGAAGTCATATATCCTGCCTTGGTTAAATTCTGTACCCTTTTTAAAGAAGATTCCATCGTATGCGTCTATCTTCCCTGACGGCTCAACTAATACCGAGTTCTCTTCGGTCGCCCATTCCTTGTAGGAGTGAGCATTTAAAACTACAGCGTGAGCGCCTAGCCCAATAGAATGAAACTCAGGCAGTCCCCATCCTTCCCCTCCTGACATTGCGATAATTATATCTCCAGAGTTTAGGTAGTCATTGTACAGGACGTTTTGAGGCATGAACCCCAAGAAGTGGATATTGTAATACTTCACATTATCGACAGACCTAGCAAACAGTTCTTTGTTCTGTTCTTCGTTCAAGAACGTATTGTATACAGCGCATTGTAGGAAATACCTGTTGTCGTTTCCAAATCTTTTAGCCCAAGCCCTAATAATCTTCTCGTGGTGCTTTCTCTTTTCGAACTTGCCGCATAAGTTAAAAACTATTCTATCATCGTCAAAATATTTCTTATTGGTGACTCCAAAGTTATACCTATCAAAAGCGAGGGGAACTACATGAGAGTCTACATTAAAGCTCTTAAATATTTCTTTCGAATAATTATTAGTAAAAATTAATTTGTCGCAAGACTTGGCTACGTTTAGTTCTGATTTCGTGGGCTCATCTAGCTCGTAAAATGTAAGCAAATAGTGCTCTCTGCTAAATGACTCCAAGCCTCCGTTGAGGTGCCAAAGTTTCAGGGTAGGGTTAGATCTTTTATGCTCTGAGTAAGACTTTTGGGCTAGGCTAGCTACCCATTCAAAAAATTTTTGGTCTTGGTTTTGAGACGAAAGGTCGATAGTCCCCCCGATGCTAAACAAAGGGGGTTCTATCTTCCTATCGTAAAATCCCCTAAGGAAAGTCGTTGAGACTTGTCCAAAGGAGACTTGGTTAATGGGTAGGTTGAGAGAAAAAGACTTCACAAGGTGTCTTCAAGTGCCTCCCCCGTGTCAGTGGGAGCAGGATTAGCCTGCTTTTCTTCTTGTTTCTGCGGGTCGTCCTTGGACTCGTAGATGCGGTAGTCGGGAGTCCTCTCTCCGTCCTGCTTGTTTCGGTTAGCGAAGATTACGACTTTTGTGCGTTTCTCCACTCCGTGTTCGTCAACCTCTTTAACATGCCCAGCCAAATATTTTTGGCCAGAGTTCTTTGAGGTCCGTTTCCATAGCGCGCCGAGTTCTCGGTTTTGCCACTCCGTTTTCTGTGTGTTAGTAGTGTTTTCACTCATATCTAGCTCGAAGATAAGTTGTTATTAGTGGGCAGTCAAGGCTTTATTTCATAAAATTTACAAAATCATCCAAGCACCTCGATAAACTGTTTTCCATTTGTTCTTGAGAGCCCTTTGCTGTTTCCCATTCCAGTATATAGTCTGCCTGAGACTTTAAGATGGGGTCATGTCTCTTTTCTTCTTCATTTGCTGGGGGCACGTTTACCTTCCCCTCTTTAGTATAATCGAATCTTGTTATATGAACTAGGGTTCCGCCCATCGTGCCTTTTAGCCAGCCGACCTCGTCTTTTTCGTGCGAGCTATATCTGACGTCAGTCACGCAGGGGTAAACAGAGTCATAATTACCTTTTACGCAGTAATAATTATAAATAAATTCTTTAATTTTTGGCTCGAGCTTCTCCACAAAGTACCTACCGTTAGTCATCTTTCTTCTAGTTAGCCCAGCCCCCACTAAAAATGGGCGTACTAAATTTTTTTGTTCTCTAGAGCAGTTCAAGATGTCTACCCCGTATGACTCTAAGACGTGTGCCCTGCACTCCTCTTTAAGCTGGTCGGCCAGAGCAAACTTTTTGCAGTTGATTTTTTTACTTATCAAAGAGTAAAATAAATCTTTTCCCGAGCCGGCTACTCCCGATATACCTATGACTTTAGCCTTCATAATATGACCTTAGTCCCTTCTAGGCTTTCTGTGCGGTTTTTTTCTTTTTCAGATCTCACAAAATCATCCGTGGGAAACTCTAGAGTGTTGTCTTGAATCCACACGTTTAGTGCCCACTTTTCAAAGTTCTTAATAGCTTGGCCGATATGCATCACTCTGGCGTCATATACCCCATCGTTGGTGTAGTTATACCAGACGAGCGCTCGACCTTTCTTTGGTACAACGGCTGTCTTTATGGGCGGGAAGATGGTGGCTCCTCCCTGTTGCTGCAGGTTCGTGACATCACTTAAGTAGATTAATATGGTACAAAGTCTTTTCATCGGGGGGTCTGAGTCGTGGTGGCAGTTAAATTTTTCCTGATTCCTGTAGTGGACCATTTGCAGGTCTTCAAATTCACTATCGCGAAAAAAGAAGTGCCTTTTAATTCCCTTCCCGATGATGCCCTTAACTTTACTCTCTAAATCGGGGGAGCCCGCAAGCAGCGCAGAGCTAGAAGTCCTTTCCTTTCCATAAAACAGTTCTCCATCTGGGCTTGCCATCTTGCTTCTGGTTAGCAGGCGTGCGCCTTCTCGGACTATTAAGTCGGACTCTTCACTAGAAATTAAGTCATCAATTAAACCAATCAGCGGGTCTCGCGAAATGATTTTGACCTCTTCAGAAAAGCCTCTGTGAAAGTTCACTTTACTTGTTAGCTTCGGAGGAAATCATATTCTGTAAGTGAGATACGTTGCCGTGATAAGCATGCCTCCCAATATGGTTTAAATTTATAGTAGTGTCAAGCCAAATCCTGCCCCCGACCTTCTGCCATCTTCTGCAGAACGCGTAATCTTCAGACAGGTATGCGTTGTTGTCTTCCTTGTCGTGCATCGTATCGAAGAAGCTATAGAGATTATCTTTGAGCCTGTTCATCAATTCTTCGTCTTTTATCTGTTCGCCAAGCAGGTATCCCCTCTCTAGGTCCGATGTGTAGTGCAGTTCTGGGAAATTTTCTTTCATTGTCTCAAAGACTCCCCTATTCATCATCATAAATCCCGTACCCGCATCTAGAACCTCCATAACTTCTAGCCCTGAGTCAGCCTTAGCGTCTTCTTCTTTTAAGTTTACGACGTATTCAGGTGGCATGGACTTAAGCGGGTAAGCTCCGACGATAATGTTTTTGTTTTTGGCTATCATCTTCATGATGTCCATAGCTTTGAACTGTATGTCTGCATCAATAAAAATCATATGGGTGCACTCTGAAGCCATGAACGCTGAAACCATGTGGTTTCTTCCTCTCGGGATAAGACTTTCGTTAGCTGCTAAATGAATCTCTGAATTGACCCCGTTAGTCATGCAAACGTAAAGGAGCTCCAAAAGACTGTTTACGTACTCGTAGGCTAGATTACCACCGAAACAAGGTGTCGCCACAAACAGCTTGGTGCCGTCCCTCATCTCGTCGGGGGTTAAGGTTGGGTTGTCAGCATCATTTAAAGATATCATATTTTATATATAGCCTTGGAAGAGCTAGAATCAAGGAGTTTTTTGTCTGCCAGCCTTTTATTTTTCCCTTAGATGGAGGCTTAAGAACATAGGTTCCCTCTCTAAGAATGTACAATTCTTAGTTGCGTCGAAGGCGTTCCCGCTTTAGTCCTTCACTTTCACCCGTTATCCCCGAGTTACTTGCTCACGAGCAACATCCTTCCAGAAGTATTCAATTCGTCTTTGCAACAAGTGATGGGACTTTATTCTTGGTTTTATGTCTGCCAGCCTTTTCCCTTTAGGGGGGATGAAGTCTCTGGTTGATATAAATATCCATCCAATCTCGGACGCCGCGCGCTCCCGAAGTAACGTGAGGTCTTGTGACCTTCTTGATTGGAGCCTTTTTACGGGCTTGAGGTGAACTTATCAGTTTCCGCGCTATAATGTCATCACTCTAACAAAGAACTGGCTTTAGGCTAAGTTCGTTTTGTTTTGGAGTCAATAGTTTTTTAGTCGTCCTCAAGATCAGGCGGCAAGCCCGGGAGTGTAGAAATATCTTCAGACATGGACTGTTCGATTTTGTAGTAGTGCTGCATGATTAGTATGGCGTTCCTAATGTCGGACTCTTTGATGTTTGCGGGGTCACACTGATCCTTGAAGTCGCCTATCTTGTCACAAAAATGATTCAGACACCCCGCGAGCATGTCTGCGGTGTATCCAGTTATTTCTACTTTTTGCTCAGCGGCCGCAGCGAAGTCCTTCTTGAGTACGTAATAGGTTCTTTCATCAACCGGCTGAGAAGCTATGCACCCCATTTGTTCCAGTTCTCTTAGAGCACACAGAATCGCAGCCTTATCCTCTTCGGGACAGTCGGTTACGACCAGTAGCTCTAGCATATTTTTATTGGGCTCAAAGCAATTGTTTTCTTGAAACCAGCAAAAAAGTTTAATATTAGCCTCTAAAACAGTCATGTGATTCATTGTAGCAGAAATATTAAGAAAATCAAAAAAAAGTTTTGACGAAAGTTTAATAAGGCATTATGCTAGAGCTAAGATGAGTACAACCACAACAGAAACCAACCAACCGAAGACCCTAAAGCCGAGAGGGCGCAAGCCCGTCAACGTGAACTGGCCAGACGAAGAGTTCACCGCAGAGGAGGTGACGAGAAGCATGGGAAGCTCGCTCTCTAGAGTATCGGTGCACTCCAAAATCAACAAGGCTGTTGAGGCGGGCGAATTGACCTTGGTCAAAAGAGTTAAACCTAAGATGGGCAGACCTAAGTCGGTTTACGCTAAAAAAACCACTAGCTAATTACCGATGGTAATCGTCGCCGCAATTATATTGTATTTTTTCACGGGACTTTTTGTAAAGTACCCTTGGTCTAAGACTGAAGGCGACCTTGTCGATGAGTACAAGCGGCAGCAAAAACACAGATGGGAATAGGTTGAGCTGGGAGCGGTACGCCCTTAACTTGGCGGCGACAGCTTCAGAAAGAAGCGAGGACCCATTTCAAAAAGTCGGAGCCTGTGCCTTGAACGAAAAGCACATGGTTCTTGCTTTGGGGTATAACGGACTTGCTTCAGGCAAGAACGTCGATGATGAGGGCTTCTGGGATGACAGGGATAGCCGCAGGGTCTACATGATTCACGCAGAGGCGAACTGTTTATCCCTGTGCTCTAGAGGAGAAGTTGACACCTTGGCATCAACTCTTTTACCTTGTTCTTCCTGCGCGACAATGATAGCTGCTTACGGAGTAAGTAAAGTGGTGTACGCAGAAGAGTACCGCAGAGACACGCTCGCAAAATCAATTTTTGACTTCTATAATATAGAATTAATTAAGATAGGTTAAAGACACGAGACGACCCCGCACGATGAATATTAAAATTAAAAAAATGTTTCCGGAAGCGAAACTCCCAGAGCGAGCGCATGACTCGGACGCTGGTTACGACTTGTTTTCAACAGAGGACAATTACCTCAGACCCCTTGAAAGGAAGGTGATTAAAACGGGAATTGGGGTAAGAATCCCCAAGGGATATTACGGAAGGGTAGCTCCGCGAAGCGGCTTGGCAGTCAAGCAGGGGCTAGATGTGCTCGCTGGAGTTATTGACTCAGGCTACACGGGAGAAGTGGGCGTGGTTCTAATTAACCTTTCGCGGGAGGTCGCTCACATCATCGAAGGCTCGAAAGTAGCGCAGCTAATCATAGAAAAATGTCACCCGATAGAGTGGGAAGAAACCGACGACCTTTCTCCAACCGAAAGGGGAGAGGACGGGTACGGTAGCTCCGATCAGGTTCAAGACCTTTCATGCAAGAAACCCGTAGACCTTTCAAGCAACGGCTCTTTTAAACTGGAGTAAGATGATTCAAGAAATAGAACCCCCGCTTATCGTTTGCTTTATTTTAAACATATGGTTTAATAGCAACGCCTTTGTTGAGTATGTCAACTTCTTTAATGTGGGCTTTTGCTTTCATACTTATGAGTATCAGGAGAAACAAAAGGAGAATCCGCAGCTTACTTACATTAATTATCTTAAAATCTATCATGACTCCTTTTATGTTAGATTAATAACCTGCCCGTTGTGCTTGTCGATTTGGCTGAACCTTTCAGTGTGTCTAATTTTTATTAATTTCTCGTCGTTCTTTTTTAACGCTTGGCTTTCTCTGTTTCTGTTTTATACTTTATCTATATTTATTAAAAAATATAATGACTGAATCTATAATATTTTCCGTAGACGGACCTAGCCATTTTTACGTAATGATGAATCAGCAGGTAAGCCACCCTGAGCTAAAGTCTTGCGAAGACATGAAGGCTTTAGGCAGCTGCCTCTCGGCGGGAGCAAAGTGCTGCGGAGGACAGAAAACAATAGAAAAAGAGTGCGAGAACATATACAACAGAATGGTTACTGAACTGAGGGGCGATGAAGAAAAGCTGATCAAAATAAAATCGTCGATGAACTGCGACGAAATATGCTTCATGCTCGAGGGGAACATCATTTACCAATCCAATGAATAAAAACGAAAAAATAGAAATAAATAGAAACCTAGTTGGAAAAATTGTTTTAGTTTTAACTGGTGCTGAAAGCCCTTGGAGAGGCGAGGTCTCCGAGGTCTTAGATGAAGAGACTTTTCTGATTAAAAACCTTTCGACGAAAAGCGAGAAAGAAGTTGACATATTTGATATAAGGAACGAAGGAGATTTGATCTATGACAAAACAACAAGAAGAAGTAACTGATAACACAGACGCGACAACGACGCCGAAGAACGGCATGACACAGGTTAAAACTGTATACGCTAGGGTGGCCATGATTCTGCTAGCCCTCCAGCTTGGCTTTACGGGGTATATCGTGAAGCAAATGATGCAAATGCAGTCGGAGTCACTCGCAGCGCCAAGAGGCGATACTGTGAGGAACGCACCCCAGCAAGCTGTCGACGCTACCGTGCCTAGCGCTGAAAGCCTCCCGCAAGACGCTAAGGAAAACGAGTAAGACAGCTCCCCAAACGAATCTCGTCGTGCTTTTAATTTGGGCACGGCGAGATTTTTTTATTGTATTTTCCTTTTTTTTAGCTAAATTACTTATTATGAAAATTGGTATCATTGGAGCCGGTTACGTCGGTACGGCGACTAGGATTTTTGCGGGCGGTCAAATTGAATCTGTCGTTTATGACATAGACCCAACAAAATGTAGCCCAGAGGGCACAGAGCTTAAGGACATGAGCGAATGTGAGTTGGTTTTTGTCTGCGTGCCAACGCCGGCAAACCAAGACGGCTCATGCCACTTGGGCATCGTTGAGCAGGCGATAAAAGACCTGAAAGAAGTGCTGAGCGAGGACGCTGTGGTCGTGCTGAGATCTACCGTGCCCGTTGGAACCTGCGAAGACCTTGGTGTATATTTTATGCCTGAATTTTTAACTGAAAGGTCTTGGCTTGATGATGTCACAAACTGCGAGTGGTGGGTACTAGGGGTTCCGATGCTAAAGAAAAAATATGGTGTAGCCACGGAAGTAGCGGGAGACAAGGGCGTGAAGTCTTTCATGAAAATGCTTGCCCTCGCCCACGAAGACAAAAAAATAGCAGGGACTGGGGTAGACATTACGACCACCCAGATAGCAGAGGTTACCAAGCTGGCGAAAAACGCTTTTTTCTCAACCAAGGTCTCTTTTTTTAATGAGATAAAAGAATTTTGTGATTGGAAGGGCATCAACTTTGATGCTTTTAGAAATTTTGTGACGAGGGATGATAGAGTTGGCGATTCACACACACGTGTTCCCGGTCCCGATCAGAAAAGAGGGTTTGGCGGAACGTGCTTACCAAAAGACCTTAACTCTCTCATATACCAAATGGGAGAAGAGGGAATGAAGAGTCACGTATTGGCGGCGGTTAGAGAAAGAAACGAGACGGTTGACAGACCATCTAAAGACTGGGAAAAAGATAAGGGTAGGGCGGTGGTTGACGATGACAAAAGCGGTGAACCCGAGGCTAATTTTCTTGATGAAATTGTTCCCTTGGCCAGCGACTTGAGCGAGTTATAATCCCCTTACCCTCGTAGCTCAGTTGGATAGAGCAGCGGTTTTCTAAACCGCTTGTCGTAGGTTCGAGTCCTACCGAGGGTGCCAGTTTTTTAAAGATAAAATTTTTTCCGCAAGAGGGAAAGGAAGCAGGGTGGACGATATATGTACGAATCGCAAAAGAAATACTTCCAGACCAAGAAGGGCAGAAGAGCCCTATCTAAAGCGAGGAAAGCCTATGACGAAAGAGACCCAGAGAGAAGACGTAGGCAAAAAAGAGAATACATGCGCCGCAGAAGAGAGAAAGAGAAATTAGAAGGGCTTGGGGGCTTAGGCGGCGAAGTGGTGGAATTGGCAGACACAACGGACTTAAAATCCGTCGAGAATTAAAGCTCATGCGGGTTCAAGTCCCGCCTTCGCTACTATTTTTTTTAAGATTCTATTTCTTTAAGATTAAATAGCTTGATAAAAAAGTGTATCTATTAGAGAGATGAAAACTTTAGTGTCTTTACTCTTCGGTCTCGCTCTAACGGCTTTTGCCGTGCACGGAGCAGAGAAGCAACCAACCACAGCAGAGCACCTCCAAAACGTATCTGTTACAATTCGATCCGAAGGAGACTTTTCTGTAGGCGAAGGGTCGGGGGTAATTTTTACCCGAAAAGATAAAGACGGAAACTTAGTTAATTTAGTATGGACAGCTGGTCACGTTGTGGACAATCTTCGCAAAACCAGAAAAATAGTGATCGACGGAGTCGCTAAAACCGTTGTCGAATTCAAAGACCCCATGGTGGTAAAAGAGATAAGGCAGAACGGAAGAACTGTCGGGCGGCTTCAAATGGACGCGGAAGTATTAAAGTATTCTGACGCAAAAGACGGGCATGACCTCGCCCTTCTTCGCGTCCGCAAGCTAGACTTTGTTACTGACACGGTAACGTTTCATCTTGATAAAAAAATTCCCCCCTTAGGAGAAGACCTACTGCACGTTGGCTCGTTATTGGGGCAGATGGGAGCGAACAGCATGACGGATGGAATTTATTCTCAGCATGGCAGGATAATTAAAAGCTTAAACAAGCATGTTTTCGATCAGACGACCTGCACAGCTTTTCCCGGGTCTAGCGGAGGGGGCGTCTATCTAAAATCTAACGCCCAATACGTGGGGATGCTCGTCCGTGGAGCGGGAGAGGGATTTAACCTCATCGTGCCTGTCCGCAGAATGGTAGATTATTGCGAGAAGAATAAAATCATGTGGGCTATTGATAAGAGCGTTCCCATGCCAGACGAAGAAGACCTAAAGAAAATTCCAATCGAGCACGAGCCTAAAGACGAAAAAGAAGATGAGGACGTAAGCGACGACGAGGCAGCGGCGAAGAAAATGTTCCCCTTCATGTTGCGAGTAACTTATCCTAAAATTTTAATCCTAAGGGAGAGACAGAAATGAAAAAAATAATTATAGGTGCCAAGGGAGTGGAGAGAGCGGCGCAGTAAGCATGCCACAAGGAAGAGCTTGTATATTGCCCTTAACTGCGCCGCTCAATTCATTAAACAAGAGATGTCATGGAGTTTTATGAGCTACAACAAGATGCTGGAGGCAGATGGAATCACCTTGGCTTCTTCAGGACCGCCAAAGAGGCTCGAAAGCATGAAAAAAGATTCAACACTAAAACTCAAGTGCGCCCGACCAGAATCGTTGAGAGGCAGTTTCAAGAAGAACGGGTCGAGGAAGACGCGATTGACGATGACTCCCATGAGTTCGGGGGTTGCTAGCTGCGATGAGGTTGCTATATCCATTAGCAAAGAGATTTATTGCAGGGCAGAGCCTTGATGCAGCGAAAAAGAGCATAGATAAATTAATAAGCGATGGATACGAAGTCACTGTAGACTATATCGGAGAGGATAGCAAAACGGTCCCTGATTGCGACAAGGCATTTTCTCAGTACGTAGAAATAATAAAATCTTACAAGGGCAAGAAGATTGATGTTTCAATAAAGCCCAGTCAACTAGGCATAAAGATACACCCGTTAATTTCGAGGACTCTATTGTCTCGGCTTGCTGAGCTAGCGAAGACTTCAGAAACAACCATCCGCCTAGATATGGAAGACTCAAGCGTGACAAGCCTGACGCTGAATCAGGCTATTTTTTTAAACGAAAGATATGGCAACGTTGGAGTGGCGATTCAGGCGAACCTGCTCAGGTCAGCCGAAGACATAAAAGCATTAGCTAAAAGCGGCGTGTCAGTTCGCCTAGTTAAGGGCGCGTACAAAGAGAATGAAGAAACCGCTTACCAATCGGAGCTAGGCATAGAGAGCTCTTTTTTTAACATCGCAGCCAATCTTTATCAAAGTAGAGCTAATAGACCAGCGATTGCAACTCATGACGAGTCATTACTAGAGGACATAGAGTGCATGTTGCCAGACGCGAAATATTTTGACTATGAATTTTTGTATGGAATACGCAGAGACTTGCAGAAGGAAATGAAAGACAAGGGGTATAGAGTTAGGATATATGTGCCCTTCGGAGAGAACTGGCTTCCGTACACCCTGAGAAGATTAAAGGAGTGGAAGAACCTGAAGTTCGTGGTTTTCAATATGATAAGAGAACTCTTTCGCAGATCTCAGAGGTAGTCTTCTCCGCGTATAACTTGGCAGCAGGTCTTTCGATCCTGTATGAAGCCCTCGTTGAATAGGTAGTCTATTACCGAGTCTCTTTCTTTGTCGGTCAAGTTGCTAAGGCAGTCGTAAATGTAGACTACATCTTTTTGCCAGTCTTCGTCTTCACTTGTCTTTATCTCTATGTATAGACCGATAAGAAATAGCTCAACCACATAGGTAATTACACTTTTTAAAAGATGACTAAAGCTTTAATGTCTTCGATCTTAACGAAGCCCATCCAAGACATGTGTCTATTATCCCCTATGACCCAGACATACCCCTTAGGAACCACTCCGATATCCATATCGAGATTCAGAAAAAGCCATTCTTCTCTTGGCTTTTTATTTCTTTCCCCTTCCTCTTCTAACCAGTACGTTATATTTTGATGAGTAAATGGGTCTTTGTATTTTTCGTCATCTACATGGATTCTTCCGTGTTTAACTCTCACGTACTCGCCCTCCAAAGCGAGAACTCTTTTAGTTAGATCTTCATCGCCGTTGCTTACAATGATTATATCATTTTTTTCCGGCACCCAGCCTTTTTGTAGTGACGTTTTCTTTTGCGTGACTAGCCATTCCTTGTGTTGAAACGTGGGAACCATGCTGCTGCCCACGTTATAAATGAACTGGTAGTTTTTACCGAAAAATAAGTACCAAGACAAGAGCATAGCGCACAAAAGCCACAGCGGACCACGCCACCTTAACAAAGATTTACTACATTTTCTCACAGCACGCCTTAATATAATTTACACTTTTACCTGAGTAAAAATAACCGTAATAACTATAGAGTGAGATTATTAATGCCCCGAATAGATTTCAGCTGCCCCAGCAGAAGGGGTGTGTTTTCGCACCTTATATAGGGGGCTTGTATTGTTAGCGGGTAATTAATTTCGCTGTCTATCCTCACTCCCTCCTCCCTCCACTCGGGGAGGATTATCTCGTCCACGAAATCAAACCAGCCCTTTGCTTTTAGAAACTTGTAACAAGCGTCTACGCTTTCTTTTTCAGCTTCCAGAACGACAGAGTAATTTAGATCTTCTTTTGCCATCATAGTTAAAAATCTGAAATACAGTCCCTCAGAGGGCGGGTCAGAAGACAGATGAGAGACGATGATTAAATTCATATACATATAATTACACTTAAATTAACTTAAAAAAGTGTATTTATATTCGTGGAGATTTTATTAAAAAGAGTTATCGGTCTCATAAAGCGTGACGCCTTTAAAAAGAAAGTCGAGATTACCGTTGATAAAACCGCGTATCCCAACCTGTTCTTTTTAACTAGCGACAAGAGCAAGAAGCTAGTTGCGGTGGGCATAGAAAACGACGCAGTAATTGGTCTCCAGTTTTGCGCGTATCTAGTTAACTGGAAGGGGCTAAAGTGGGCAGAGACCGAGGGCTTCTCTCCCGAGCAAATAATCCACCAGCTTCACGACGAGATTTTGACGAGGATACCTATTGACAAAGTCACAAAGATGCTTTCATCATAAAGGATGAAAAAGGCGTTAGCGTTGTTAGATGAGATTTTGGATGCGTCTCTTGAGAGAGACTCAGAAGATAAGAGAAGCCCTCATCTGAGGATGGAGGATAAGATTGGAGAGAGCTTCATAACCTTCCACCTCAAGAGCCTAAGAGAGTTACTAAAGTCCGAAGAGCAGCGCGCAAAAGCCAAACGAGACCGCAAAAGTAATTGACTTTATCTTAAATCTTCTTTAACCTTGAGTTAAGGTGAAAGCTACAAAGACAACAGAAACTCTAGAGTTCGAATGCGACGCGGTGTTTAAGTCTCTGAACTGGTGGAGGGAGGAGATAGCGAAGACCATCGAGGAGGCTGAAGAACTAGAAGGCGAAACCTATCGGCCAGACCACGAGGAGAGGATGGACGATATAACTAAAAAAATGCAAAATTTATGTGCTCGCGGAGAGTTCGAAATCAAGCAGCTAGACAAGCTTGAGGAGGAAATTAACGAATCTGCGGTCAGCAGGGTGTTTTCGCCGCTAAAATTCCTTAAAAAACCAAAAAATGAAAAATAAGTCGCAGCAAGTTGGTCCCCTAGCTGTTAACAGTGTAAATATATATGGGGGGAGTGCTATTTATGGCGAAAAAACCGACGTTTTCTTTCATCAATTGCGAAGGAGTAGAATACGAAGTATTATTCAGAAAGCCGAACAAGCGTTGGTTTGACGACGCGGATGGCATCTGTAATGACCCGCACGATCTGCACCCCAAAATACACATCAGCCCGTACCTAACTAAACAGAGCGAACTTAATACGGCGATACATGAAATAGCTCACGCTTATTTTTGGGACAAGACAGAGAAAGAGATTGCTGCCTACTCCAATACAGTTAGCAGGTTCTTGTATAATTGGTGCGGCTGGAGAAAGACCAGAAACAGACAAGAGGACAAGGTAGCCAGAAAGCGCGCGAGCAACAAAAGAAACAAGAAGAAATGACATTTAATTATCTTTTCGATGTAGACGGCACGTTAACCGAGCCTAGGAAGATGATGGATACAGATTTTGGTTTTTTTTTCATAAATTGGATGACCCACAAAAGAGTTTTTTTGGTCGCGGGTAGCGACCTAGAGAAAGTAAACTCTCAAATCCCAGCGAGCATAATCTCTAAATGTAGAGGCATTTTTTGTTGCATGGGCAACCAGCTGTGGATGAAAGATAAATTGATTTACAATCACGAATGGAAGCCTACGACGAAGCTATTAAGCAGGCTCTTGGAGCTCAGAAAGTCTTCCAGCTACCCGAATAAAAAGGCGAGATGGATAGAGTCTCGGCAGGGGATGCTGAATTTTTCTACAGCAGGAAGGGATTCCAATACGCGCGAAAGAAAAAACTATCACGAATGGGATAAGAAGAACGGAGAACGCCCGAGACTGGCAGAGACAATCAACGAAGAATTCCCCCACCTTGAGGCTTGCTTGGGCGGAGAAATAAGTTTAGATATTCAGCCTAGGGGATTCAACAAGAGTTTAGCCAGCAAGTGGGTTAGGGACAATAAGAGCGGCGATATAATTTTTATTGGAGACAAAACTCATGAAGGCGGAAACGACTACGCAATAGTTAAAGACATAGAGGCAAACATGGATGGAAAATCTTACACGACCACAAGCCCGACGAAAACTAGGCGGATTCTAGAAAGGATTGGACGCTAATGTCAATGTTCGACATAGTTACAGTAGACTACCCGCTTCCAGTGGAGGACGTAGAAGGAAAAATGGAATCGCCCCCCAAGTGGAATGAGATAGAATATCAAAGCCTTTCGCTGGACTGCACCATGCAAAAATATACGATTGAAGAAGACGGGCAACTTTACAAAGAGGGAATAGAGAGAGAGCTAGTAGAGGGGAAAGATGGCTCAGTTGAAATAAAGGAAAGAGAGTTGGGCATATCAAAGCAAGAATTCACTGGCGAACTTAGATTTTACTGTATGCATCTAGAGGGGGAGAAAGATTTTTTTCCAGAGTTTTTAGCGTTGTTTTGGAAAGGGGAGTTGAAAGAGATAACCTTAGAGAACCTACAGATAGAAGATAGCGCGAAGAGGGAACTGGCCGCAGAAAAAATGATGGAAGAGGTGGAAAGACAGTTCACTGAGCCGAACTTATACACCAAGACCATAAGGCACCTGACTCACCCGATCAGGTGGGTCCTAGGATTATTAATTAAAATTTGTTGGAAAATAGAAAGACTCGGAAGCTGATCTATGGAGTATATATTTAACGAATTTGAAAAAAAGATTTTCCTTGCCGCCGCAGAAGGCAGGACGAAGTCTAAATCAAAAAAACAAAACCAGAGGATGTCTAAGTGCCCCGAGTGGGCGAAGGTCACGGGTGACCATGATATAGACTTAGACTTTTGGGGAGTAGTGGGAGAGTATTACGTTGCAAAGCATCTGAATATTTGTCCAGATTTTTCTATTTCAAAAGGCGGAGACGGAGGCAAGGTTGACTTAGCTAGAAATAATCAAACCATACAGGTCAAAACTAATTTCTTTAACCCCGTACCTGTTTTAATTTTTAACCAAGAGGGAAGCTATCAGTTTAAAGCTGACTTTGCGGTGTCAGTCGGAGTCTTGAGGGACAAGAAAAATACCATAAAAATCTGGGGTTTTCTAACTAAGGTCAATTTTGAAGGACGGAAAAGAGAGGGGTCATCTTGGTACGAACATGATTACGGCTACGGATTGCGCGATTGCATATCTGCCAAAGACCTAACGAAACTGAACCCCGCAAGCCATTACCTCAAGCAGCTGCTAGCGACCCCTAAGGAGATAGAAGCCCGTGGAAGTGTTTCCGAAGTCTAGCTACAAAAGGTTCTGTAACCTTCATCTCGATTTTATAACGAGAATGGAGAGTCGCGGGGTGGATAGCTGCTTTGAGATATTCGGCCAAGACAGATGGATTGGTGAAGCTGAAGGATGCTATGTCCTAGTCGTTTTTCGAGGGTCAATTTTGTCTATATCCATAGCTAGAAGAGAGATGGAGTTAAAGGAAAATCTGAAGCCTGTCGGGCGGATAGATGCGGCGACTGGTTGCACCCTGAGAGATATAATGCAAGGGTTTGGCTGGTCCTGCGACGAAGACCAAATATGGGATAATAAGGCTTGATCAGAATGCAAAATTCTTTTACAAAGGAGATAGGTAAACGACACGAATCAGATCAGTATCTTTTAAAAATAAAATGACAATTTTACCGAAAAAAACTGTAACTAATAGTGGATGGAGCCACATTCTTACAGAGAATTTATGCAATTCCTTAACGAGAGAGAAGAGGAGTATTCTAAACTTTATAGAGAAAGCAGCGCGCAAGTAAACCAAAAGTATTATTTACATGCGGTGCAAGCGGTCAGAGAGCTAAGAAGAAGGGCTACGCTAAAATGGCAGAAATAAAACTAAAAGCTGGGCAGTCAGTTGACTCAGCCCTAAGAGCCCTAAGAAAAAAGCTAGACAGAGAAGGCACGTTGCAGCTTTATCGAGATAGAAGGCATTACGAAAAGCCCAGCGAGAAGAGGCAGAAGCAGAAGAAGAAAGCTCGTTTTGAGGCGATGCTGGAAGCCAACAGAAATAAACGCTGGAACGATGGGTAATAGGTAAAAGACACTCCTACATTGATGCATCCATGAATATACTTAAAAAAACCAGAACTTATTTAGTAGGTCACATGCAGTACGCGAGTGGTCGAGACTGGAGAGAGTATGCGGAAGCAGAACTGAGTCCTCTCGACATAAGAGTCTTCAACCCCTATAAAAAACCCTTTGTGAAGGACGTGAACGAAGACGAAGACACTCGCCTTTCGATAGCTCACTGTATGGAACACGGCTATTTTAATGACGTCGCAGGTAGAATGAAGCTTATCCGCAGTTACGACTTAAACCTTGTTGACCGTAGCGATTTTATTATAGCTCACCTTTTGCCAGAGGTCGCAAGCTGGGGTAGCGCAGAGGAAATAGTTACGGCAGTTAGGATGAAGAAGCCGATTTTTATTTCCATGGAGGGAGGGAAACATAAAACGCCGCTGTGGATGATGGGCATGCTTCCGCATCACTATATTTACGATAGCATCGAAGAGGTGGTATCTATGTTAAAGAGTATCGACAGCGGCGAGAAAAAGATAGATAGTGATAGATGGAGACTGCTGAGAGAAGAGCTTAGGTAAATGACACTTCGATTCCCATGACCATCAACCCCAAAAAAGCAGAAAAAGCAGAAAAAGATTGGAACTATGAAATATGGCTAGATAATCGTGATCTATGAAATTAGCAGAATACATAAAAGCTAAGAAATACAAGAGAGAAGTAAACGAAATCGGATACTCCCTTGCGGGTAGTGGCAATTATTTCTTTGTCTCTGATGATAGCACGGTATCTGACTTCGGCTCGTTAGGTTGGGCAGATTGGCAGGTGTCTGGATTGAATGGGCTAGAGAAAAAATATCATGTAAAAATTGATGACGATGAAAAAATCGTGGACATTGCCGAAAAATTCCACGACTCGACCTTCGGATAGCAGAAAAGTCAAATTTTTCCCGAAATCGCAAATCCGAACTGAGTGGACGATATAGTAGAATGAGCGATAAAAGAGCAAAAAAAATAGAGAGCTTCTTGGAGCGGACTAATTCAGAAGTTTATTCTGAACCAGATTCGCACATGCACAAGAACATGATTGATCATGTTATTCGTGATTTAGTCAAGAACCAGCTGGGGAGCGATAAGGACATCAAGATTCTTGATATAGGTTGTGGTCAGGGTTATGCGATGATGAAGCTTAGAGAAAACGGCTTTACTGACCTAACTGGAATTACCTTAAGTGAAGAAGACGTAGAAGCGACCCTAGATAGGGGTTTCCAGTGCGAAGAAATGGACCAATCCTTTATGAGTTTTGAAGATAATAGTTTTGATTTTCTTTTCTCTAGGCACTGCTTGGAACATTCTCCGTTTCCATACCTTACGCTAATAGAGTATCTCAGAGTTTGTAAGCCCAAAGGGAAAATTTACATAGAGATGCCCGCCCCCGAAAACCATAGGACATTAGAGGCGGTTCCTAATCACTACTCACTAATGGGAAGCACCATGTGGGAGTCGTTGATGGATAGGTCTGGCTGGAAGATTCTGTTATCTAGCGAGTTTGGAGTTAAATTAAACGATACTGATACTGGAGAGTCTTTTGACGAAATAAATCAAATTTTTGTTTTAGAGAAACCGGAGCCAGTTCCACGGGAATTTTAGCATGATTTATCTATTATACGGGCAGCCAGCGTCAGGAAAAACCGTTCTAGGCAGAAAACTCGCGTCCAAGCTTATGACTACGTTTCATATTGATGGAGACGAGTTTAGAGCTATGTTCTCAAATAAGAACTACGGCAAGAATGGAAGAGAGGAGAATATTAGAGCGGCCAACGCAGTAGCCACCTACCTTAACAAAACCCAAGAGGGAGACGTAGTGTTAACCTTAGTTAATCCCTACGAAGAGCTTAGGAGCGAATTAAAGAAGAACAACCAAGGGCAAGTTTTAGAAATCCTGCTTACTTCGAATAGAGACCTCAGAAAAGAATATCATGTTGAAGACTTTGAGATGGGAAACCCCAGATTTGCCCTAAATACAGATAGAAACGTCGACGACACTTGGGAAAGCTTAGCGGTAATGATCGAAGGGAAAATGGCAAACGCACAATGGAATCAAAAATAATAACTATACTATAAACAAATGACTACTTTTACAAAATGGTTTCTCCTAAACGCGGTAATGCTCACAGCCGTCTTTTTCGCTGAGCAAAAAGCCGCAATTTCAACGATGATTAACGGCGATGTTTCCCATATTACGATCTTAATCATGGGGCTTTACGTCGGAGTGTCGGCGTTCGTAGGTAGATTATGCTATCTCTCTGACAAAATCAGCACGAAGGACGAGGACAAGGCTCAAAAAGAGAAAGACTACCTAGCAAAACGCTCTGACGTGGGTTGGTTTGCTGCGGAGCATTTCTTTTCTCTTGGGCTGTTGGGCACTATCTTCGGTCTTTGCGTGGCAACGGCCACGAGTCTTGTCGAAGGAAGCCAAGTAACGGATATCGTATCTGGGTTAAAAGTCGGACTTAACACAGCATTTTATACTACTATTTGCGGCATTGTTTTCAGTTTGCCCCTGCAAGTACAGTTGATGATTTTAAAATTTAAGCTAGAAGAGTAAGTCATGAAAATTAGAAGGTACTTTACATTTCGACCCTTCATTGATACTCTTTTTTGTTGTTTATTAATGTTGGTAGCTATCCTTTTTTTGCTAAAAACGGAAGAAGAGAAAACTAAAACACGACCACCAAATACTTTGTATGAAGTGATATTGACGTGGGACGGAAACAGCGAAGATGATTTAGACCTTTATGTTCAAGCCGCGTCCGGTCACGTAGTAAGCTTTAATAACAGAGAGGGCGGCGAGGGGAGCTTAGTCAGCTTGAATCATGACGCACTAGGAAAATCCAGAAACAACAGCTTGGAAGAAAGCGCAGAAGGTAAGGTTGTTGGGTTCAACGAGGAAATCGTCGCGTTTCGAGGAGCGACGCGAGGCGAGAACATAGTAAACGTCCATGTCTACAGGAAGGCGGGCGAAGAACCCATAGAAGCGACGATTACCCTTGTAAAGATTAAGCCTTACAAGGAGATAGTGATAAAAAAGAAGATGCTTCAGGCTACGGGAGACGAAAAAACCGCGTTTAGATTTAGGACCGACGAAAATGGAGAAGTTATAGAAATAAACGAATTACCAGCGACCTTATTAAACCCACTAGAATGAAGAAATAAATTATGAAAACGACTTTATCAATTTTATTGCTAGCGCTTTACTTGACTGGTTGTTGTTGTTTTACGTGCGAAGAGGCGATTCACTTAAGCCCAAGCGGTAAAGCTTTCCCTACGTATTGGGGTAAGCCGCCAGAGATACAAACAAAAGATTATGTGCGACTACCAAATGGATTTGGGCATGGCAGCAGCACACTGCTATATTGGATACAAGTAAAGCAAAGATGCGGGACTCCGCTCTCAAGAAAATGAGAACAGGTATAATAGATGGAATAGTTGGGACACCGATTAAGGTCGAAATTAACCCTAACGTTGAAGTTAACCCCAACATTGAAATAGTGACGCCCCCAGAGGTCACCGAGGCTTTGCTTTGTATTAAATGGACGTTAATAGTGATAGCCGTTCTTTTACTAATTAGAATTTTAAAAAAATGATTGAATACCTTTTATTACTACAAATACCTTTTTATATAATTGCTGCGGGTGTTTGGTATATAGCGTTTAAAATAAAAAGATGAGCAAAAACATAAACATCAAAGAATCCTCACAGATAAACCTAGACGTAAAGACTCTAGTAGGTATTGTCGTAGGCATACTAGCTATTGCGGGAGTATGGTTCTCTCTAACCGCTCAACTCTCACAGTTACAATTAGATGTAATTCGTATGCAAGACGCTGTTAAGATGAACAGCGAATTTAGAATTAAGTGGCCAAGAGGCGAACTCGGAGCCTTACCAGACGACGCCAAGCAAGACCTCCGTATTGAGTATCTTCAGGAAGCTTTAGCAGAATTAAAGCTCGAGCTTCAAAAGCTAAAAGAAAAGGAAGGATACAAGCCTCTAAAGGTTGACGCTAAATAATATGGCTGATAAACACAAATTCATTCAATGTGACTGTTATGGCGAAGGCTTACTGATCACCAAGTTCGACAATGAAGAAGAACTATACTTTAGTTACTGGCGTCAGGGTATCGACCCCATCAAATTATCTTGGCGGATGCGACTAAAACTGTGCTATTTAGCCCTATTCAAAGGTAACTATTATGAAGATCAGGTTATTCTAAATAAAGAAAAAGCTATAGAACTTGCGTCGTGGATTCTGCTCAATGTAGGCGAGCCAGTAAGAGAAATGGATAAAGATGAAAGAAATTAAATCCAGCACCAAAACCCTAATTGAAGCCCTACGCCTCATCGCAAACGGCGGAATCGATGACCCCGAAGGTGTTACAACCGCAGCTATTCTTGAGGCAGCAGATAGGCTAGAGGAATTAGGAGAAGGCTGGGTCTACACACCCGATAGGCAAGAGGCGATGACCCTCGAAAGATTTGATAAACTTGCTGAAGAAGGAAGCGACGATATAGACAAATTCATGGTGAAGGAATAATATGAAAATAACAATTGAACCAACCGAACAACTCCCAATATCGACCGTAGACACCATGCACTCAACGGTAAGTGTAAGCATCGCCAGCGACGACTTGGATATTGGTGAGACAATGGGACAAGTAGTGAAAGCCTTGCAAGCGTGGGGATTTCATAACGAGAGCATCGCGGGATACCTCGATGAAGAACTTGCGTGGCAACTCGGGTTGGGCAGAAGAAACGACCAAGCAACGATGCTCGAAAGCATTTATCAGACAAGCGATGAAGAAAGACATAAAGAAAATTTGTGAAGAGACTCTCGACGAATATCCCGAGCTTTTTAGAAGATTAGCGGAGTACGAAAAAATGGGAAAAGAAGAAAGGACAATCGTAAAAGAAGAGATCGTTGAACGATTCATGGAAGACATCGGCGATAGGTCAAAAATTCCTTGGTACGCGCTAGTTTGGTGGCGATTCAAATGGAAGTATGAAGCGGTTGAGTATTGGTGGCGCAAGAAACGCGAGACTTGGCGAACGGGTTTTCCGCACGAACAAGCGTGGAATTTTCAAAGTTGGAACGCTGAGATGGTTGTGCCTCGCTTGAAGCACCTCCGAAATAACCTTAACGGTTGTCCTACCGAGATGTTCGCAGAGGATTACGATCACAACGCCGACTCCGAATTATCCGAACAGGAGAGAGAATTAGCTATGGACAGGGCTATGCGTAGCTGGGAGAAGACTTTGGATAAGATGATTTGGTCATTCAAGCACTGGGATGATTCAATTAGCCCAATTAAGCCCAAAGACTACGATCCAAGACACAAGAAGACTACATATAGCGACGGTAGCGTTGGGTACGAGGGGTTGGATGAGAGAAAATGGGACTGGACACCATGCGAGAAGCACAGCGAGAGAGTTCAAGAAGGGCTGGACTTGTTTGGTAAATATTATTTGAATTTGTGGGATTAGCAACTGACAAGGATTCCTTTACGGTTGGGACAAAATGAATAACGAACAAAACTACAACCCGAACTCTGCCAAGCACAACGACCCTTGGGAAAGCAATTTGGACAACGAAGAGTGGGGTCAGCATCAGTGGGAAAACAAAAACGTGCCCCGCCATCGAGAGGGATACTTTTGGGGCGATAAAGAAACATTTAATGAAACCTGTAATTTTCTGCATAAATTGGATGAATTACCAAAAGACGCCAGTGTGCCACCAGAAATGCTCAAAGACGCCTTAAACGGCATCGTGGGACGCCTAAACAGGCTCACAGATGAACGCAACTCCCTAGAAGAGTATGAATTCAACAAAATAAAAGCCCGACAGAAGCAAGAACAAGAACGGCTAAAGAAGAAATGAAATATTTATTAATAATTATAGCAGCCCTATCAACGGCTTGTCCCACGACAAAAGTTCTCCCTTATGGAGGTGATGTTTGTGTCGTGTCGGGAAATAAATTAGGTTCGATGGGAACACCTGTGAGCATTGTCCACAAGGGGAAAAAGATTAAGTTCTGTTGTAGCCCCTGCATTAAAAAATTTAATAAAAGTCCTGAAAAATATTTAAAATGAGACTTTACAAAAAAGAAAAACAGTGGCACGACTATTGGGAAATCCATATCAATTTCCCGTGGATGGGGAAAAGATTTGCGCCGAAGCATTCCCTGAGCGGGTTAAAATACGGTTTTGGTTTTCCTACGGAATGTTGTTTGTATGTAGAAGATGAATATTATTGGACTTTTAGCTTAAGAATCCTTGGGATTGGTGTTACAGTGATAAGACAGAATGGATATTAATTATGGGGATGTTTGATTATATAAGTTGCGAAATGCCACTACCGCGAGGTGGCGCGAATACTATACCTACTTTTAGGTATGACTACCAATTCCAAACTAAGAGCTTGGCTAACGCTCTTATAGGGTATAAGATTGGTAAAGACAAAGTCTTATACGAGAGAAAGGCAGAGTACGAGGAAAGAGAACTAACCGAAGAGGAAAAGAAGGATAGAGACAGCGGTGGGTTTTGGAGTCCCATGTGGGCTATGGAAGAAAAGAGCCATGAGTGGGTCAAGGGCAATTTTACAGGCTATATTAGGTTCTACGACCTTCTTGACGATGTAGACAGTACGCATGATGCTTGGGTAGATTATAGCGTCCATGTAAAAAATGGAGAAGTACAAGGAGACGTGCAGCTAACGGAATACAGGCTTGAAGACAATACGGAGAGCAAAGCCAACACTAAGAAATGGAAAGAAAAAGCAAAAGCCCGAAAAGAATACAGGAAAAAATGGAGATACAAATACTGCTTCAAGTATTGGAATAGACTAGTAGGTTGGGTATTTCGTGGGGGCAGAAGGATTCACGAGTGGACAGGCGAATTGGTTTCGTGGAAGGTTGAGCGTTGGTTAAAATTTTAATATGAAGAAAAAAAATGAAGTCAAATTAAATGATGGAACTCTTGAAGAGGTCATGTCGAGTGACTTCCCGAGAATCTATATTCACAGCATGAAGGATCAACCAGACGGTGATTGTATAATGACCTTTGATGCAAATAAAGCGCTTGGCGAGTCATACAAAAAAGCAAAGGGTCGCAAGCGAGTCACTAAAAAAGGCATGGGAAATTACATACTAGAGATTATGACAAAAGCTTTTAACAAGTATGATTATTGGAAGACGGGTATGAATTAAAGACTTTAAAGGATACGTCCGAGTAATATGTCGATAGGATAAACATGAAAATAGAATTTGAAGAATGGTGTGAGAAAAACGAAGAAGAGCTGTCTATAATGTTTGCCGAGACAGGTATGGATAGGGAACTAGACTTTAATGTAGAAAATGAGTTGGAAAGATGTTACCAAAAATATTTAAAAACTAAAGAAGATAATTTAAATAAACTAGCGCCAGAAGGAGGTCAGGGAGGACACTATTAAATGGCATTTAAAGAAGACAAATATGAAGACAACGTTGCGGGGAAATATTACTGCGATACGGCAACGGTCAATGACTTTACTTCTGACAAAAGCAATGCTTGTTTGATTGCTGTTGATCTAGGCGGAGAATTCCTGCGAAGGATGTCGGTTCCGGCTCCAGACGAGCCACTGCCACGAAATAGATTTTACAAAGAAGAAAATCAAAAAATAAATAATACATTTCTCAAGTACTATGCTGAGTGGATACGCTCCAAAATACTAAACATAAAAAAAGCATTAATACTCTGCGGAGAACGTGGGATACCGATAATTAACGCGAACTACACAATGCTTTATAAAGACGGCAGAGTGCCTTGGCAGAACACGTCCCGAAAGTCGAGACCTACTTTTTTTTTGGACGACAGAGACCACCAAGGCAAGCGGCGGGCACGCGACTTTGAAAAATGTTATTTAAATTGGTCTTTGTTCAACGGCGAGAAATTGAGAGTAGAAGAAATAGAAAAAAAAATAGGCTGTAAATTTAAATATAATAATAAAAATAATGTATTTGATCCTCAGAAATATCAGACTGTTTATTTTTTGGGCGGGTCATTAGACGCTTGCCTTTTGGATGCAAGATATTTTTCTTTTAACAATATAAAACATAATAATAAAAAATTAATTGTTGATTGCGTTATACAAAATCTCAAAAAATCAAGAGACACTAAGGCGAATAAACTAATTAGCGACGGAGATGCAGGGCTAGCGGGGGGACCAGATGCTAGGAAGTATTTTCAAGAGCGAGGAGAATTCGAAGAATATATTGACAACATTTTACCACTTTACAACAAATGAAAATTAAAACACGAAGAACGATATTCCAGAAGGAGGTCAGAGTGGACACTATTAGACAAGCGTAAGTCAAGGCATAAGTAAAGTGAGCTACGAAGAATGGTTAAAATGGAGAGAAGAATACTATAAAGAAAACTCGCATATGCTTTTTAATAAAGAAGAATTGACCAAAGAACAACAAATGGAAGCTTGGGAAAGATCTCTTAAGGAGACGGACTCAGGACATAGACCGAGCTAGGTATGAAAACTGAAATTTAAATAAAATAAAATAAGGAGAAACATTATGGGAAGAGACAAAGCAAAACCGAAAAAAGAAAAGAAAAAACCAAAAAAAGACAAGAACAAAAAGAAAGGAGCATGAGGAATGAACGCAGCATTGCCAGTTCTACTTTTAATTTTTGTTAGCCTGACCCTTTGGCTGCTTACCGAGTCTTCGGTCAGATGGTATCTCAAGTCGTCGTGTATCGCTGCGTTTTGTGTTTTCACCGTGGTTTTTTGGTCGGCCATCCATTCTTATTTAGGCTGGCCAGCCAATGAAAATGATATGCCAGAAAAGGTATTAATTCATTGGGTAATTGTAAAAGAGCCCAATAAACAAACGAAATCTGATGGAGCTATATATTTCTTGGTTGAATCAGTCTCAGGAGAAGAAGACTCTTGGTTGGACTTTTTTGACTACAGGAGTAGCAGGGTTGAGCCAAGATTGTTTCAAGTGAGTTACAGTAGGGAGCTACACGAACAAATAGAAAACCAAATGAGAGGTAAACTTAGAAGCGGTCAACCCGTTCTAGGAAAACTGTCCAAGCTTAAAGGTAATGGACGGAAAGGAAAGGAAAAGGGGAAAGAAAAAGGCGACGGTAGCGAGTCGCAAAATCAGGAGTGGCAGTTTCACCCCTTAAGACCTTCAGATTTTCTCAATAAACCAGAGAACTAAAAGATATGAACAGAAGAGACTTTATCAAAACCTCAATTCCCGCCATAGCACTGCCGGCCATTGCAATTACCTGCAAGTACGAGGACGATGAGAAGGGACCAGAGGAAGAATCCATGTGGAAACGCTGGGATTATAGAGTTTATTGCTACGAGCGCGGCCAAGGCGAATGGACGTTTAGCCACAACACTAGGGGAAGCTTTGCCCACCAAAGAGAGTATATGACTTTTGATGAGGAGAACGACCTTACTTGGAACGGCTATGCTGGATGGATGGATGGTGGAAAATTACATTTTTCTGGATTTGATGATGCTGTTGATTTCGTTGACACGCACGTTAGGGCTAAAGATGATACCAATCTTATAGATTCTATTTATGATATTTATTTTGTCAGTAGAAGAGATCCAGAAAGAGAAGTAGAAATAAAAGTGGCTCATCACTGGTACAATGGAGACTCGGGCAGAACTGTCATCTGGGAGCAAGACGGGTTTAACCGCAACACTGGAGAAGGCTTAACCAACTGGAACAAAGTAGAATGTAGTTAGCTTATGAAATACAATTTACCCCCAATAAAGACGGTGGTTGCAAGCGGGTATTTTGACCCTTTGCATGTCGGACACATCGAGCTTTTAGAAAAAGCGAAAGCTCTTGGAGATTGGCTGATCGTCGTCGTTAATAATAACAGGCAGGCGGAGTCCAAGAAGGGCAAAGCCTTTATGTCAGAAGAAGACAGGGTCAAAATTGTTTCTTCCTTGAGGTGCGTTGACCAAGTATTTTTGGCTATAGATAAAGACGATTCGGTGTGCGAAAGCTTAACCGAGCTTAACCCAGATATATTCGCAAATGGAGGCGATAGATTCAACGACGAGGTGGCTGAAACAAAAGTCTGTAAAGACTTAGGTATAGAAATTGTTGATGGTCTTGGGGAGAAAATAAGGTCTTCTTCAGAATTGGTTCGGGGTAGCGAGAGCGCCACAAACACGTCCTCTCATTGCAAGATATGACGGAGCTAGACAAGAAGCTGCTTAAGGCTATAGAGTCCACCAGTCAAGGCGATCAACACTTGGTGGATTTTATTTTTAAATATTTAAAAGACATGCCAGAAGAGCACAAAGGAAGCTACATAGAGGTCAAAGAGGAAATGCGCCCAGTAGACTCCGATTCTTATCACAAGAATAGAGGGAAATATATTGACTGGATGTTTAAAGGTGATACCATCAATAAGCAAAAAAACACCCAAAACTACAAATGAACCTTAAAGAAGCACTGAATATCTTCCTGTATGAAGACGCTCGCTCTTTACCGAACGTAAAGGACGCGTTTAAAAAGGGGAGACGCCATAATAGTTTTCCCAGTTCCATGTCTGAAGCGGCAGAAGCTTGTCAGAGAAGAAATAAGGCTAGGACAGTTATAGAAAAATTTTACACCTCCTTAAACAATGACTCCACGGGAATACATTGAGCATAGTCTTGAGCTAAAAAAAGAAAGCCAAGAGAAGGCAAATAATTGGCACATACCTCTTTCCCAAGGCGAAAATCCAACCCTTTCAAAATGCTTGCGAAGCATGGACGACTTTAGACTTTCGCAAGAGGACGTTCCCCTAATCATAAAGCTGGCGGAAAACCCCAAATATGATATTGGACTATTTGCTGGGTATGTTGACCTCTTTACTCATGATTGCATACATGTAACACTAGGTAGAGGCTTGTTAGTCAAAGACGAGGCTTTCGTAATAGGCTACACTATGGGAACATCACGCAAGATGTTTAGGTGGAGAAGAAATTTATTTATGTTTATTTGCAAGCGTTTGTATCCTGAAGGATATAAATTTGGAGAAGAGGAAAGATATGTTTTTAATTCTGCTGTCATGCTGGGAAGCAAGTGCGGCGTAGATTTATCTAAGGTCGAATTTGATAAGTTCCTGAATCGCAGACCCTCGGACATAAGGAGGGAGCTTAAAATAAACACTCAAGACATCGAAAAGTTTTATTCTTTTGAAAAGCAAATTTTTCCAGACAGTAAGGAGAGCCAGAGGTTAATATGAAATTTTTAGTGATAGGCGATAGCTGTACGGACATATTTATTTACGGCAAATGCGAAAGGATATGCCCAGAGGCTCCCGTCCCTGTTTTCGAACCCGTAAAAGAAACCAGAAACGGAGGAATGGCCGCAAACGTAAAGGCTAACGTGGAGGCTCTGGACGTAAAGTGTGACATAATCACGCACTCTAATGAGATATTTAAAACTCGCTACGTAGACATAAAGACCAACCAAATGCTACTACGAGTAGATGAAGACGACACGACAGAAGAAAAATTTAACTATCGAGACGTGGATTACAAAAAATATGACGCAATTCTTGTTTCGGATTATGGGAAAGGATTCGTGAACGGCTTGTCAGACGTTAGGAGCATCTGCCTGTATCATAACAATGTTTTCTTAGATAGTAACAAGGTCAAAATGACAACAGACCTTCCCATCAATTTAAGGTTCCTAAAAATAAACGAGCAAGAGCTAGAAATTAACCCGCACATTAAAGACCACTTGCTGGAGTCTAGATCATGCCAAGATATAAGCTACACTAGACCAGACCAAATAGTAGTTACACTGGGACACAAGGGGTGCAAATACATGGGGAAAACATATCCCCCGCCACAACGAGCTATTACTCAGGACTTGTCTGGAGCGGGAGACACTTTCATGGCGGCGTTAGCAGTCGCGACAATGAAAATTGGAGACGTAGAGGCGGCGATAAAATTCGCTAATGAATGCGCGTGTGAGGTAGTTCAGAAGAGGGGCGTGGCGACGATATGAATTATGAAAAAACTTGGGAGTTGGCGGGGTACGCGGGAGCTTTGCTCGTTATTTTTGGGTATTATCTTAACTCGAACGCCTTGGGTCATCATTGGGGTGTCTGGGTGATTGGCAATTGTCTTGTGGGAGCTTATTCAATACACAAGCGCGCGCGCTCCACAGCAGTTATGTCTTTTGTTATCGCGGCGTTTTGCTTATTGGGCTTGATTAAAAATTAAAAAAATGTACCATAAAGACGGATAACTTAATATGAATGTTAAATTCGAAGGAGACAGCAAGGAATACGAGCAGCTTAAGCAGGCTGCTTCTCAAATAAGGGGGGTAGAGGGGTTGGTTCTAGAAATAGGCACTCGCCTTGGCAGAGGAATCTATGAAATGATGCAGGCTTGCGCGCAAAACAAAGATCATAGATATTTTATAGGAATCGATCCGTACGGAGGCACTCATTATTCTGATCAGATGATGGCTGAGTTTTTGGCAAATATGTATAGTTACTGTTTAGAAAACAATATGTTTTATAGGCATTTTTTGCTTGATGATGCGGAATTTATGGCACAATATCCAGACGGGATTACCGTCTATGAACACGACTCAAACAAAAAGTCGGTGGGGCAGAGTCAAAAGGCAGACCATAACCAAGACGGACGACAAACAAACAACCCGCTAGGATGGCGAAAAAAGAAGCTCATAAACACCTACGCGCTAATACATGTTGATGGTTCGCACAAGACTCTTCCTGTTATAGCTGTAACAGAATTTTTTATTCCACGCGTATCCGTTGGCGGGTTTATTGTTTATGATGATGTCGGCATGTATAATCATTCAATAATTGATAATGTATTGATAAAGCGTGGATTCAAGGTGGTTACGCGTGGGGGTACAAAAATAACTTACAAAAAAACGAAAGACGAATAATTATATGGGAAAGAAAAAATCCAAACGCAAACCGACCAAGAAGCTAGACGGCTCTTGGGACACGGCAGACCTCTATAAAAGCGGCAAAAGTCCGTTCAATATTGAGTGGATAAAATATTATAATCCAGCAGAGGGGCGGGATCAGATTTTGTTTCTTTATACAGATAAAAAGAGTGAGAAGATTTGGAAGTATAGGATATTGCGGTGAAAAAGTATTTTGACCACAGCACGAAACCTTCTACTTATGTCATAGTCATAGATGACGAAGAGGCGTTCAGAGGCTCCTACAATGAGGGAATAATGTATGTTAAGTCATTAGAGAATGATGGGATGATAAGTTTTGAGGATGACTTTCTTCCAGAGTGGAGAAAGATGAGCAAGAATCTCTTACGAGCTTTGGTGTCTGAGCTGGGGTTAAGGCGTGAAATAATTAAATTGAAAAAGGAACTGAAATCGCGCGCCAAGTGATAGAGGTTTTTCGAAAATAACGCTTGACTGACAAATAGAATTCTCTTTTAATAAAGTTATGAAGAAGAATATAATTATTTCGCTGCTGTTGGTAGTCCCTATGATGGGCGCATCTCCCCAAACGTCAAAAGAAGTGCGGAGTAGACTCGATTCTACTTTAGTAGAGAAGCTAGAACCGCTTAACCACTTCACCATTGAGGAAGTTATGCCTATTTTGTATAGGCTATCTCTTGATAGCAAAGGGAAGGGTATAAACTTTATATTTAATCAAAATATAAATAAACCCGCGCAGGTTACTCCAGCCGTTCCTCAGGTTGGAGTTGACCCAATAACGGGACTGCCACAGCAGCCTAATATGAGAAATGAGATTCCTCAGACCCCGCAACCTAATGGTGCTCTTCCGGGCTTGGGAGTGCCGCCAATGCTGGGCTTGTTCCTTCCCGCCCCGTTAGCCGTAGGAAATAGGCAGCAGATTAAAATTAAGGGTTTATCTGTACCTCTTCACAACATCACCTTAAAGCAGGTTTTGGATATATGCGTTATGTCTTTTGATTATCCGGTTACCTATACCGTAATGGATTATGGCGTAGTATTTATGCGTAAAGACATCTCAAAGCCAACTAATTTTTATTATCGTACTTTTAGAATCAACCCCAATAGATTGGTAAACCCTCCTGTGTTTCGTCCGAGTCTATCGGGTGGCCAAAGCAGAACCAATTCAATAAACAATGGTCAAATACGATAAAAGCTCTTGCGACAAGAGTGGCTTAATAGCTACGGAGAACATCCCCTCGAAAACCTTTATTCATATTACTCATGCTTATAGGGACTGGGGTTGGATAAATATAACGCCAAACTGTTTGTATAATCATTCAATTATGAATGAAAATTGCAAAATAAAAACTATAGAAAATGAATTCGGAGTAAGGTACAAGCAGCTATTTAGTATAAGAGAAATAAAGCGGGGCGAAGAAATTTTTGTAGACTATACAAAGGACAGCGACCTAGAACAGCCGCAAAAAAATTGGAAGGGATGAGAATTGAACCAGAAATAAAGTTAGACTACAAGGACGTTCTCTTACGCCCCAAGCGTTCCGAGTTGACTTCCCGTAAGGATGTTAACTTGATGCGTACTTTTAAATTTAAGAATGCTGGTGGCGAAGGCTCTGACCCCGAGTCCTACGGGTGGACAGGCGTTCCGATCGTTGCCTCAAACATGGATACTGTTGGCACGTTTGAAACGGCCAAGGCTCTTGCTCAACATCATATGTTGACTTGCATTAGCAAGCACAACGACGCAAAGAGATGGTTACATAAGCTGGATGGCTACGGGGTTTTCAAAACGCAAGAAAGCAAGGAAGCTAACTCTAAGAACTGGAAATACGAACGAGGAGCAAAGAATTGGCAAACTAGAATTTACGACCATCTCTGTCCTTCTATTGGCATCAAGTATGACCCAAATAATTATGATGATGTAGATTACCTCAGAGACATTCAATGGAATTTTCATTGGAATAGATTTGTATGTATTGATGCAGCCAATGGATATACATCAAGGTTTTGTGATTTTATTAAACGAGTCAGAGACGAACACCCCGCGCTTATTATCATTGCGGGTAATGTTGTCACTGGCGAAATGACAGAGGAGATATTATTAAGTGGAGCAGATATTGTTAAAGTGGGTATTGGCGGCGGGTCTGTCTGTACTACTCGTATTCAAACTGGTGTTGGTTACCCTCAACTCAGCGCAGTCATTGAATGCGCGGATGCTGCTCATGGGATTGGTGGGCATATTATGGCTGACGGTGGGTGCGTATGTGCTGGCGACGTGGCCAAAGCCTTTTGTGCTGGTGCTGATTTTGTTATGTTGGGCGGGATGCTGGCAGGTCATACTGAATCAGAAGGACAAGAGGAAGAAGTAAACGGAGAGAAATATAAAACATTTTACGGCATGAGTTCCGACACAGCTATGAACAAATATCATGGAGGTGTCGCGAAGTATCGTTCCTCAGAGGGAAAAACAATAAGGATAAAACATCGTGGATTCATTAAAAATACCGTCGAAAGCATTCTGGGTGGATTGCGTTCAACCTGTACTTATATCGGCGCAAGAGACTTAAAAGATATGCCTAAATGCGCCACGTTTGTGCGGGTCACTCAACAATCCAACGAAGTTTTTGGAAGGAATTAAAATGAAGACGAATAGCATCCAACATCAATACGCGATTAAGCCGCTCCACAAAGTGAATCCGCATAACCCCTATAAATATGGGGATAAAACTAGCGATTGGGAAAAGATTTGCGAGAAATACGGCGAAGAAGACAAATCTAAGCTGACAAAAAAACGCAAATCTAAACCGACCAAATAAAAGCGCGATAGAGCTACCAAAGGATTGCCCAGAAGATTTATATATAAATCCTTATGAATTACATGAGCAGAAGAAGGGATTGGGACATTCCGCCAGAACGTGTTAAGCCTTCATTATGGATCGACGGAGTTTCTGAGTTTTCTAAAAATGTTCCAACCCACAATGACGTCTGGATTATAGAAGAGGTGTTCAAGGGTGCGACGGGTGGATTTTATGTAGAATGTGGGGCGAACAACGGAGCATATGGTTGTACCTACTTACTAGAGAGGGGTTACGAATGGAGCGGGATTCTAATTGAACCCATTCCCGCACTTTATAGACAGTGTGTAGAAAATCGCCCACGGGACAAATGCATTAACGCGTGCCTCGACTCAGTTAAAGGAGAAACAGAATTCATTGAATACGAAGAATACAAAGGATGCAGTGGTATAAAGAAAAACTTTAGCAAGACCCGAAGGAGGTATGCCAACCCAGACACTGACGCTCATGAGTCCTTCTTAATAAAAACGACCACGCTTGCCCAAGTCCTAGATGAACACAAAGCTCCCGCTCTAATTGATTATCTCGCTTTAGATGTCGAAAGATCAGAGCTTGAGATCTTGAAAGTATTTCCCTTTGATCGCTACAAATTCAAAGCCATGTCTATTGAGATGGGTGCAACCACCTTCAGGGAACTTACGAATCTAATAAAAGACAATGGATATATTAGGGTTGATAATCCATATAACAGAATTCTTCATGAAGCTTATTTTATACATAAAGATTTCATAACAATAGACTACAAGGTATGAACAATCCATTTGATTTTTTTGATAGAATCTACTGCATAAGCATGGATGAGAACAGCTTCCGCTGGAAAATGGCTGTTAAGCAATTAAAGCTACTAGGTATTTACGACAGGACGGAACGCATTCAGGGAGTCAAAAATGGCAAGAACATTACTGGCTGCTTCCTATCTCACCAATTGTGCGTTAGAAAAGCAAAAGGCGAAGGAGTAAAAAATATATTTATATTTGAAGATGACTTTTGTATGCTTAGCGGGGACATGAAGCACTTATTAGATTCATTAGAAAACCTTAAAAAACATGATTGGGAGCTTTTTTATCTAGGGGGAAAAATAGAAGAAAAACTCGAAGATATAGAAGAAAATTTATGCTCTGTAAAACTATGGTTCACCCACGCTTACGCTATTAATGGGAACGCATTTGACAAAATACTAGCCTTTAAAGGTGACGACTCGACCTTCAGGGGACACTCAAAGGGACAGATAGATGTTTTTTATTTTCTAAATGATTTTAAAATGTATCTAATTAATCCCATGATGGCAATTCAAGTTCAAGATGATAAAGAAGTAAGACCGCACTGGCAGATGCGCTCTTTCATGAATAAAATATTATGAAGAGTGTTGAAGAATTAAAAACCTACTTTGATGAGTATCTTAGCCAGTTTCGCGATTTAGATATATATTGTTGGATAGCTGGTGGATCGATAAGAGATTTTTTTCTTAATGAAGAACGCAATGATATAGATCTTTTTCTAAAAACTTCTAGCGATCAATTAAAAGCTAAGAACCTCCTTATTGGCAATGGGTTTACTATTCTAAAAAAACACCCAAACCATTATACGCTTGGAAGAGGTGCTAATGAGCTTTACGGTTTAATGATAGCCGAAAACAACCCACAAGAATGCATAGATAATTTTGACTACACTGTCTGCTCGGCTGCGCTAGATTCCGAGCTTAACTTCTTTCATCATGTAGATTTTTTTGAACATCTAAAAGAAAAAAAACTTATAAGAAGCGAGCAGTCAGATAGGTGGGTTATCACTAATGTTAGACGGTTACGCAAATTCCTAAAAAGAGGGTATTCCATCGACAAAAAAAATCTAATTCAGTATCTTTATGATCAAGAGGCAACCTTTGAGTACCGAAAAAGGCTAAGAGAATTAAACGATAATTAGCTTGACCTTTATTAAGAAATATCCTATATTAAAGACATGGTAAGAGGCTGGCTACAAAAGACCGAAAGGGAACTAGACAGATGCAATCACTTAATGGAGTTACTAAGAACCTTACTGGGTCTTTGCACATTAACTTTGCAGGTAGTCATTCTTCTTAAATTATTTAATATTATATAGGTAAACGACGCTAGACAGAACAAAAGGATAAATTATGAACGCAATATACGCAATATCACCCTACACGGTAAACGGGCAATGGGTCTTCGACGACTCAGCCAGACAACTCTACGCGGAACCATTAGTCTGCGGCGCAGATATGCTCTGCTCTGTATTGTTTCAGAAGTACGGCAACTTTAATTTAATCTTTACGGACAGCGGCTTACCGGAATTTGATTTTCATTTAACGAGAAGCAGCGGTAGCGGAGAAGTAGAAGGAGGAACTTGGTACAAAGAGGCGGCTTCTGGTCAAGACGCTTGGCTTTGTCCCGCGCTGTTCAAATACTTTACTGTGGCTCCAGACAATTTATACATTAAAGCTAATTCAAGACAGGAGGATTTTAAAAATGAAGAAAAGCAAATTACTGCCTAAAGACGGCTCAGAGTTCACAATCTTCTTCTTGAAGGAGAATAACGCTGACATCGCTGTGTCAAATGACTTAAACGAGATGGACGTTAACGAGAACTCAGCTTTGGCAGAGAAGTTCCAGCCCTTTGGCGTCTTGCCTCCGACTCCGCTACCCCTTCCTTTACCGCCACATTGCCTGTTGATTGACGACTCCATTAGCAGCGACCATGTGGGGAGCCCTGTGGCTGGAAGGATATATAAAATAAAAGACTTGAATGTCCTTGGCCGTTTTGAGGGTTCAACTGTACGAAGCCCTGAATGGATAAACCACGGCTCAGAAGCGGTATCAGCCTTCTTTCGCTTATCTGTGCACGGCACAAGCATTTATGTAAATCAACACGACAACCTTCTCTTGAAAGCAAGCAGACGAGAAGTAGAGATATATCTTAACATCGAACAATAATGCGAAGTATAATTACATTTTTAGCGTCTTAATCATTATGAAAAAGGGACTCCTACTATTAGCATTTGCGATGGGCGCAAACGCTTTATATGCTCAAACCTACGGAAATCAGCCAAATAATAACGCGCAAGGGGGTTCATCTGGTAACGGAAATTTGCCAAATAATAACGCGCAAGGGGGTTCATCTGGTAACGGAAATTTGCCAAATAATAACGCGCAAGGGGGTTCATCTGGTAACGGAAATCAGCCAAATAATAACGCGCAAGGGGGTTCATCGGGTAACGGAAATCAGCCAAATAATAACGCGCAAGGGGGTTCATCGGGTAACGGAAATCAGCCAAATAATACGGGCGGGAGGACGCAACGAAGGATTAATAATGGTTATGCTTATGGCAGACGGGTAAGTCGAATGATTCCCGCCACTGCATCGGGGCAGGGTTCAGCACGTTACCAAAGAATTAATTTGAGATTACCTCGTTCAGCTTACGGAAGGGTGAGTTTTCCGTTCGGGCGTCAGCCAAATAATAACGCGCAAGGGGGTTCATCGGGTAACGGAAATCAGCCAAATAATAACGCGCAAGGGGGTTCATCGGGTAACGGAAATCAGCCAAATAATAACGCGCAAGGGGGTTCATCGGGT